CTAGGCAAAGTCATACATTACATAAAGTCATGCCATAATTACACGAGTATAGAAAATGTACTAGGGAAAAGTCAATAAAGTTATGCGAGTGTACATAAGTTTATAGATGTTGGGTTATTTTAAATTGTCCCATAAGTAAAATGTATGTCTATTATAGGAATGGGAAGAAATAATTATTCCTATAATGGATTGATTTCTGTGATTACCAGGAAGCCTATTTATAGATACAAACCTAGATCAAAAACAGCTCAGGAAGTTGTTGATGAGCTTAGGGAATCAGGTAATCAGAGAAAAGTTGATAGTATTACGAATATCATTTCAAGACTCTTTTCAGTTCCAGAAGTGTATTTGGAACGCAACTACGCAGGTCCAAAGATAGATTTATCAGGAAGTTCGAATGTTTCTATGAACCAAGATACTTTATATTCAGATTTGGGAGCATCTTCATCAGAAGCAGTTGGAAGTATTACTGTTGATGATTCAAATTTAAATCCATCTAAACCAGGTGTTTACCATGTAAGATATACGGCAACTGATATACACGGATTTTCTCGTGTTATTAAGCGTTATGTTGTGGTTGAGGCTGTCGATGGTGGAGGTGGGTCTGGTACAGATGGAACCCCAAATAATCCAATTGTATTAACACTCAATGATACTTCACCTTTCTTAAATATATCAACTATATACAGAGGTAAAACATACAAATTTGATTACGGTGGTCAAAGTGGGTGGACTAGTGCAGGTGTCAAATTTACAACGCAAACAACTTCACCGGCTACCGACGCCGTGCCGTGGGAAATTGGTGTTCAATATGGACCACAATTTTCATATTACACTACATGGACAGTCCCAGAGACGTGCCCAGACACAATGTATTTCTTTTGCCCTGAAAACGGCAAAGAATTAAATAGGGGTACATTAACTATCGCATATCCAACGAATAGAGCATTACCTACAAGGTACAAGATTCGTTGGTTAGATCCTGATCAGATATTTCCAGCTAAGATTGATAGGGACAACATAGATAACGCATTTGCGCGCGTGGAAAACATATTCACTGGAAGACGACCTGCAGCGGAAGCTGCCGAGTTACATTTTGATACCACTGTGACAATGGCGAATAACTTGTCGTTAAGTTCTGCCGCTACTGGTGGACCAACCGCAAGTGATTATAGCGTAGTTCCAGGTGGATTTGAGTATAATGGATGGACCGAAAGTGCTACAATTACCTGGAAAATGGCTGGTCGCGTAACTGTATCCGGTAATGACAGCGTTTACGATAAAGCTGGTGTAGACAAAAACTATACAGAAATGACGACAGTACACGAGGGTCTACATGGTATAGGTGTTGGTTCAACCACATCCATCATAGGTAGAAACTTTAACGGTAACACCGGACTCGCAATCAGACACCCTACAGACCCAGGTACCGAAGGTAGTGAAAACTATCTTTGGACTGGTTCGAATGCACTCACGTGGTACAAAACACATTTCGGAAGCGCCATCAGTTCGGATGTTGAAGGAGTACCATTTAAAGTTGGAGACTTGTCACATTGGGATGATGCCACAAATGGAGGACGTGCAATTGAACGCACAATCAACGGAAAGACGTACATAGGAATATGGGATGAAGTTGTTACCCCAACAGGTGGTGATTACATAACTGGTTTGACAACTGGGATGTTAAAGGATATTGGTTTGCCCATCAATATGAGTAATGTTGAAACATCTACTCCACCAACAGTTCCAAAAACATGGGCGTTTGATGTAGGTACGGGTCTTACACTCACGGCGAATACGGACGTGTACACCAACGTGTATACCAACTCTTCCCTCTCGGGAACAAACCCAGAATTGAAAATAGAACCCGAAGATGTGGTCGTACTTAACATTTTAACGGATGGAGCTACCATAAATGTGTATTCAAACACATCCACTGGTAATATGGAATGGGATCCTCTCACGACAGGGGTAACCTCTGGTACTATTACGATAGCACCGACCAATTCTAAAGCGGAACAGTGGCTATACAACAGCGTCTTTTACACCGATGGCACGAATCACGGTAAGATTACGGTAGATAGTATCTTGTATAGAGAAGGAAGAGATCACGATTCGGATGGTGTTTATAACAATCGTGACCCACAAAGTCTATCATTTACACCCGAGTACACGATCTTTACAGATTCTAAAGTTGATGCGGCTATGAAATGGCAGGGTTCTAGTACTGGCTATTATACAGCAAATACATCTACCGTGACAAATTTCCCTCTTTATAAGGAATCTACCAGCATTACAACACCTATGAGTGGTCATACAGTGTCTGATGGTGAACCATGGGCACTATCTACCACGGTCATTTGTGGAAGAAGACAAGCTGCATGGGATCAAGATTCTGGCATAGTGCTTTTGAATGCACAAGGTGGTTTTTATGGAAACATCACTCTCTCTACACATGAAAATAAGGATTCTGGTGCCTTTTATGCAAAATTCAAATATGGAACCCCTAATAATAACGTTGAAATTACAACAGGTAATGTAGCCTATAATCACTATTACACGGGATTCTACGTTGATTACGATGGTGCACAAGGATTCCGTATGTTTACATACGATTACAAGACCGATACATTGACGCAAGTTCCTTCTAGTAATGTAGTTGTAAGGGGTATCGTAAGTCGCATGCCGGCGGCAAACTTTGAAGTTGCAAAGACACCTTATGCCGATAGATATTGGAATGGAAGAATATCACACGTTACCGTAACAACTCTTAGAGCGGGTGTGGCTCTCCCAACCAACACAGAAGTTCTCAATATGATTAAGAATCCCGATACATGGCTGACTACGTACAAGGTTGGAAATCCATTCAGGTTGCCTGGTGCAACGGCTGACGATACCACTGTCGTAACACCTACTTCATTGAATTTAGATGTGTTCTCTGGATATTACAGACTTGATGGGAGCCTCATTCTTACACAGGGAACATATACCTCTCCAAATTATAGTGTACGCGCTTCACTCGCAAGAGGTACTACATATTCTATAGATATATCAGATGCGAGTTTGTATGGAAAATATATGCGTTTATCTACATCATCTGTGTATCATATTGAAAGGTCAGCAGGTGGCAGTGGAACCGGTCTCGAAGCTGCCATGGCAAATATTTACACTTCAAATGTAACGTATGGCCCACACACAATAACAATATCAGCTGGAGATGATACACCCGATTATTTATTCTTATTCGATACTCGTGCCAGATACCCACAGGTACCACGTGACGGACCTCTTGAATTCACCGGAAGTGGATTTCCTTCGGGTTTCGTCACAACGTCTTTTATGAAAAGAAGTTTAGGTGGAGATGATACTACAGAAGTACATAAGTCGGCTCAAGCGACGAAAGTGTATTACTTCACAGGTCTTTTAGCTGGTGGTCCGACTGTCCCATTCCCGGAAGAACGTTTCAGAAACGATGTTTCGTACGACGCGACAGAACATTTTCTAGTTAAAAACTAAATAGAATGAATTCTCTGACCGAAAAAATACAAGCAAAGTTTTGTTCCGATAATGCATGCAGGGAATGTAGTAAATCCGAGTGGATTCCTTGCACACATTGTGGTGTGGAATATATAAAAAAGATGATGACTGAACACCTTAAAGTGTGTCCTAATTTGCGTACATAAGACCACACATACCATTTGATATTTTCAAAACATTATAGTTTACCGCGTAGATTGGACGGTTTATATTGGCTGTGCAATGTATTCTAAAGCTATCTATTCTACTGAAATTTAGTGTACCCGTAGGTTGATATCTACATGTATTTAAACAAAATGAGTAGACAAACATATTTTCAGCGTTCGATGATGAATAGTCTGTATGATAGTATGAAGGTACAGCTGTAAAAAATGGTATAGCAGTTTGTTTTTCCGTCATATCTACACCATTTACTTCAAGACTTACATCATTTGTCACCGAAACGAGGTTGTTATCTCCATAAGCATTACTAGATGCGATGAATTTTATAGGATGACTAAACGCTAATTCTTGGACCATATCACCTGAAGGATTATTTTTTTGAACTTGGTATATCAGTATGTTCTTTTCACTCGGATCAGCCAAAGCCTCTCTTTCATCTGAATCAAGAGCTACATAAGTCGCAAAAAACTTCGGTTTGTAATTTGCATTAAGATTAGAACTCCATTTTATTTTTATTCTCACATCGCTATAAGTCATGGCAATTAATGGAATACTATGTTGCCAGTTTTCACAGTAGAAGAATCTAAAAGGATAAAAATATGATTCCGAACCAAGTCCACCATGAAGCGAGGCTTGGTACGACTTTGAAAAGTTGGTAGCCAACAAGTCAATTGCCAGTCCATCTGTAAATTCGGAAGTTTGTGTATCAACCTTCTGATATCCAATGTAAAGTTCCGCTTCTTCTATAACATTACTCCAGTCAGCGATAAGTTGTGATGTTGAGTTTTGTTCCACTGTCAAAAAACAATAATTTAACATATCTCCTGATCTATTAATTGTGACAGTTGAAGTTCCACCGGCCTCGGGATTACCTTCAATTTTCTGTTGTTGTTGAAATATAGAAAAATTTGTATGTCTTTTGTATGTCGATTTAAAAAAACTAACTTCTGGGTTACCCGTGATATGACTATCCTGTGCACCGATTGCTACCAATTTTGCGATAGCAGCTGAACTAGACATAATTCTAATATTACAAAATAGTTTTTTTTCGGTGATTATATTACATTATAATGAATTCATTCTGGAAATGGATAAGGGGAAACGTTATGAATTTAAAATACACAACCGAGAAGGTTACTGTTTTACGTGATTGGAGACTTGCGTGTATGAATATATCTCTGAGCACACTCGTAGTTATATGGGTACTCTATTCATTATTCACAGGTAAAACGTATATCGTTACAGAAGTACCAACAGGGGTAGCGAGTGCGTGGGGTCTTGGAAGTTCTATTACAGAAAGACCCTCGTTTTGCAATAACCTCAGCCCATACGCATTTAATTATTCAGCCGATTGGTATTATAAAGTTCCAATATGTGCGGAATATACAGGTTCGGAATTAATATCAAAATTACCAACTGGAAATGTTATATTTTTTACTACGCACATATCACAAACTATAAAACACCGGTACCCAAAACCACCAACGGGGTGTTTATCAGAATCGTACGGTCTCGAAGATAACACAATATCTTCAAATGCATGCGAACACTCAACAACATCTAATTTTTTGGCAACTGGTATAGAAGATAGTATATTCGCATTCAACCATTACTTTGATTCATCAATTGATACAGGTTCTAAACCCATAACGTATATACGAAAAGAAGGTTCGGATGAAAATATTTACACTTTCAACGAAGGACAATCCATACGATTAAAAATGTCTGAATGGTTAGACTTAGCGGGTATAAATTTAGACAAACGTCTCGATGACCAGGGTGATAAATTCACTAAAGAAATACAGGGATTTAACGGTGCTGGTAACGACACGGATACATATCCATATGTAAGAACAAGCGGTTTACGTTTGAATATTAAAGTAAAATACCATAATTACTTTCTCGATAAAGATATACACGCAAATATAGGAAACAAAGATGTTTACGCCGTTATAAACGTTGTTCCTCGCCTTGGTTGGTTTTCAAAAGGTGATGAGATATCATATAAACAAGCACCTGAATCCACATCTTACGATATAAACAACCCAATCGATTTAGTATCCGGAAACTCAAATGGTATTTATACAAACATGTATAGATACGGTGTTTTATTTGATATACAACAAAGTGGTTTAGTTGGTAAAATAGATTATGTATTTATTTTAATTCAATTAACATCCGGTCTCGTCATGCTTGGTGTAGCTTCATCCATAGTAAGTTTTGTAGCGAAATTTCTTATGGGCGACATATCCAATATTTATAAGAGTGTTATACAAGAAGAATATGATGTTGCAAAGGAAGCTGCTAAATACGCGGCACAGGCGTGTGTTGCATCCAAAAGTTTTAAAGAAGCGGACCAAGATGGAAGAGGTGATTTAGATTTCGAAGAATTGAAAAATCTTGTAAGAGAATGTTTCTCAAAAACATACATATTAGATTCTGATAATACGAGTGAAAGTAGTGACGGGTTTACTGAAGATGACATAACAGCTATGACGTTTTATCTCATGCGTGCAGCGGACGATAAACTTAACGATAGAATTCTTGAAAAACGCGAAAAAACAATAGACGAATTGAAAAAATCTAAAATATCACTTCACGAATGGCAAGAATTGTGTACCGGGGGTGTTTTAGAAAGAAAATCGTTACGAAAAATCATGGACTTTAGCGCGTTTATAAAAGAAGTTCGTGAAAAGATTTCTAAAAAGGATAAATTAAAAAAGTTATTTTTAAAAAAATAAATAAATCTCATTTTTATTCACGGTGATCATTCGTATGTAAAAATGTTTATTTCCCACAACCACATGATTTTTTAGATGGGTTCTTTTCTGTAACTTTCATTAAAATGAGTAAAGATATCACTGCTGCAAAAACAAGCATCCAATTGTTTGGTGTCATCATATTTTTTTATAATAACTAAATATTTTTTTTAACGTCTGGTAGTATTGTATATTGGGAACAGTTCCTTATTCACTAAAGTTATTAAGGCTTTTTCGTTATACCCATAATACTTTATCGAAATACCTTTCGTATTACTAAACTCTTTTTTTATAATATTTTTCCAATTCTTTATAGTTGATTTATATAATGCAGCACCTTCGTATGCATATTCAATATTGGTAAACACACGTTTGTTTATGGTTTTTTTGAACTCGTCTAGAACATATTTCTTATTTGGACGATCACTCTTACGCGTTTCAATAAAGTCAATAACATAGTACCCGTGACGATCCAAAATTATATTAACTTGCATACGAGGATAATATTCCATATACCTTATCATATCCATTTCACTTGGAAGTGTAAAGTATCCCTCAAGACCTGGGTGACTATGATACGATAGATACGCATCGTCAATGTTACTATAATTACCACCAATGGTCATACGATTACCAGTTGTTTGACGAGAAGGAGGATCAAAAATTATATATCCATTTACCGAACGACTCATATTAATTACACCCATATACTCAGCTCTTTCTCTATCACTCAGTAACATAACACGTCTGAGTTGGTTTATAGTTTTTTCGGGTATTTTAACATCTATACGAAATGCAGATTCTTTATCAGGCTTTGTTCGCGTCGAGTTTATCTGTTTTCTGGGTAAAGGTGGTCGTGGTTTATTAATATTCATGGGTACCGCTTCATTTTTATTATTTTTATTATTAATATTCATGGGTACCGCTTCATTTTTATTATTTTTATTATTGATGTTCATGGGTGATGGCGCCATGTTTCTACTATTCTATGATATTTTTATTGATTTGGTTTTCAATAGAAATATTGTTTATTTATCCTCTTTTTTCTTAATACGAATTGCATATTTAGAATTCTTATTAAAGTGTTCATAATCAATTTCACCGTCTGGGGCAAATATTTTAGTTAAAAAATCTTTCATGTTAAAAAGGTTCTTTTTAGTTTCCTTCTTCTTTTTTTCATTCTCACTACACTTAACTATTAATCGTGGTCTTGATATAGTAAACATTATATACTATTCACCCCGTTTTTCTTTATCTGAAGTTTCCGTGGTATCTCGGCGTTCTTTTTCGAGTTTTTCTAAGATTTTATAATACGCCTTTTGTTCTCTACCTTCTGCATACATACAGTGTGAACGTATTCGTTCAATTGTAGTATCAATCGACTTATTGGAAGCTTTAGTCTTTATGGACTGTCTGGGAAAAACGGGGGACGCGAGTGGTATTCTCAACATACTATTACTTTCGATTTTTATAAACGATTGCGCGACCCTTCGAATTTGTATTAATAACACTCTGACTGTGCTTGAATTTATTTGCCTCCTGTTGAATATTAGCAAGGCGTTTGTTCTTATTAAAGAACTTTACGGCCATGATCTTATCTTTTCGTTGTGTTTTTGGTATGTATACATTACCCTTAAGACGTACTAAATTATAATCTTCAATTAACATTTCCCTGAGTGTTTTATTTTTAAGATTCATGGTAATAGTAGATGGTTCTCGTTTATAACACGTTTCATGAACACGTACGTTATTCATTTAGTATTATCAGATATTTTTGTTTTATGCTCTGCGAGATCGAGTGTCATGGCCAACCACGAACCCATACCAACACCGGCGCCAGCGAGTGATGTAAGTGATAAAAGTGCGAGTGCAGATTTTGTACGTTTCATATTAATTACATTCTACTTAGATATTTCTGAATGGAAGTATGCACAAAAATTTTTGAGTGCTGGTAAAATCTCGGATTTCCATTTCATTTGGTCTCTATAAATCAGATACGTTTTACGTTTATCGTTATACTGTTCAATAAGTTCACATTTGTCCAAATTTAACATTTCCATATAGACTTGACACTGAATTTCTTCGTAAGTACGAACATGATTAAATAAACCCCGTGTCCTATTCTTAATTTCAATAATCGTTTTATCGTCCTTAATACGATCTATACACCCACATAGTTGATACGTCGTTCCTTCTATAGAACATACGTCATATTTATAAAAAGTGTCATCTTTTTTAAAATCTTCGTAATTCGATGCAGTTGTATCCTCATGTCTTGTACCGTGGTTTGTAAACAACGTTTTGCGAAGATGGTCTTCAACAAGTTTTATATCCGATTTAGAAAGATTGGATTTCATGTGTAATTGATTTGATACAGCATTAAACTTTCTTTCAATATCAGAACTGTTCATTGATTTATACATGTTGGCATCTTCGAACAATACTTTTGATGCACTACATTTTTCAATTGTCTCCAATGCTTCTTGTTCCTTGGTTTTTCCTTCAAACGTTTCAGGTGCATAATTTGCCCATAAATTATCGAGAACTTCTTTTGGTTTCTTATATGGATTCATACCAATAATAGATGCAACGTCACTCGCTTTGAGTGTTACTTTTTCAAGTCCAACATCTTTCATTTTAAACTCATTATCGCGTAAAAGGGGGTATATAGATCCACATGCTCGCGAATCGTTCAAAGCGTCGTGAGCATCAAACTCTCTACCAAAATAGTGTTTATATACCGTTAATAGTTTATGATTGTATAATCCCGGTAAAACATTTCGCGCCATTTTGAGTGTATCCACAAACTGAACATGTTTAAATGGTTCCGTATCGAACCCCCTTCGATAACACTCCGAAAAGAAACAGTTTTCATCAAATGTACTGTTGTGTGCGACCAATATAGACGTGTTCGAAACAGCCTCTTTAAATGCGGCATAGACGTACCCGAATGGTTGACCCTTGTGTAAAGCATCCTCGTGTGTAATACCGTGAACTTTTGTAGATTCAGGTGGAACGTCGAATGTATCTGGATACACAATACCGTGGTACGATGCTAATTCACGCCCTTTAGACGAATACTTTACAAAAGCTAACGTGAGCATGCGACATTTATCAAATAAATGAACATTGTCAGGTGTTGCCTTTTTGTAACTCATTGGGAGACCAGTGGTCTCCGTATCCCATGCAATGTAGTTCATTGTGTTACTCTTGAATGTGATATATTCTTTATACTACTTAGGTTCTAATCCACCTCTTCTATAGTCGGTCCGGAGGCTGAGGCAGGTTCCGGTTCACCTCCCTCCTCTTTCTTTTCGTTTGCGTACATCTTCGCAATGATTGGTGCACATACATCCATAAGTTCCTTTTGTTTAGCCTCAAACTCCTCCGCTTCGGCAGATTGGTTCGCATCCAACCATTCGAGAATTTCAGAAACTTTTGTTTCAACCGTTTCCTTATCTTCACCTTCAATCTTTTCAACCGTTCCTTTCATTTGATAACAATAGTTCTCGAGCCCATTCTTCGCCTCGACCTTCTTCGCATACTTTTCGTCCTCTTCTTTGTACTTTTCCGCATCTTGGACCATCTTTTCAATGTCTTCTTTAGACAATCTCCCCTTATCGTTCGTAATCGTAATCTTTTCGGATTTACCCGAAGCCTTATCTTCAGCACTTACATTCAAAATACCGTTCGCATCAACATCGAACCTTACATTAATTTGGGGTGTTCCTCTAGGTGCTGGTGGAATACCCTTTAGATCAAACGTACCGAGTAAACTATTATCAGACGCTTTCTTACGTTCACCTTCATAAACTTGGATCGTAACTGCGGGTTGATTATCTTGTGCCGTAGAAAAGACTTGTTCTTTTTTCGTCGGGATCGTCGTGTTTCTCGGAATAATCGGGGTCATGATACCTCCCATAGTTTCGAGTCCAAGAGACAAAGGCGTTACGTCCAAAAGTAACAGGTCTTGAACAGAATCGTTTCCTTCGCCCGTTAAGATAGCCGCTTGAACCGTTGCACCGTACGCGACCGCCTCATCGGGGTTAATCGTTTTATTCAGTTCCTTACCGTTAAAATAGTCTGATAACATTTGTTGAATTTTCGGGATTCGTGTCGATCCACCAACCAAAACGATTTCATTCACTTTCGATTTATCGATCTTTGAGTCTCGAAGTGTTTTTTCGACAGGTTCCATACATTTACGGAACAAGTCCATACACAGTTCCTCGAAACGCGCACGGGTAATGGATGTATAGAAATCAACGCCGTCGTATAACGAATCAATTTCAATGGTTGTTTGCGCCGTCGAAGATAACGTTCGCTTTGCGCGCTCACACGCCGTTCGTAAACGGCGGAGGGCACGTGGGTTACCGGAAATATCTTTCTTATGTTTACGTTTAAACTCTTCAGAGAAGTGTCGAAGGAGTCTCGAATCGAAATCTTCACCGCCCAAGTGTGTATCCCCCGCGGTCGCTTTGACTTCAAAGATACCTCCTTCAATGTTTAACAACGAAACATCAAACGTACCACCACCGAGATCAAAAATGAGTACGTTCGTATCGTCATCTTTGTTCTTATCGAGACCGTATGCGATCGCCGCCGCCGTCGGTTCATTAATAATACGAAGACAGTTCAAACCAGCGATAGTTGCCGCATCTTTCGTCGCTTGTCGTTGCGAATCGTTAAAGTAGGCAGGGACCGTTACAACCGCATCCGTTACTTTCTTACCGAGATACGATTCCGCGATATCTTTCATTTTGGTAAGAACCATCGATGAAATCTCTTCAGCTGCAAACTGTTTCGTTTCACCGTTAAAATCAACTTCAATCATAGGTTTATCTGCAGCACCGGGGATAACCTTATACGACCAATCTTTCATATCGTCTTGGACCTGTTGATCCGAAAACTTTCTTCCAATAAGACGCTTTGCATCAAAAACCGTATTTTTGGGGTTCATGGCCGTTTGGTTCTTCGCTGCGTCCCCGATAAGACGTTCATTATTTTCCGTAAACGCGACGTACGATGGGGTCGTACGATTTCCTTGGTCGTTCGCGATAATTTCTACGCGGTCGTTTTGCCAGACGCCGACGCACGAATACGTTGTTCCTAAATCGATACCAATTGCTTGAGTCATTTTATATATTTTGTACACGCACCATTTCTTTATGTAAAAAAATAATGATTTCAAGGTTACTTATTTTGAATTAGCAATGCGTTGAGCATTAGCTTTTACTCTAGCTTTGATATTAGCTAACGAGCTGTTTGTATTATTTTTATTGAGTTCGGATAAATACCTAGGTTTATTTAATTTATTTAATTTACCTCTTTTACTAAGTGCTCTCTGTAATTTATTTATATAATCATTGAGAATGGATCTTCTTCTAGTCGCATTGTTCACGTTCATGGCGTTACCATTAGCAGCCGATACCGGTGTAATTTTAGGTCGTTTAACACCTGGTGCCGATGTAGTATCATTTCGAGCTGCTCTACGTTTAGTGCGGTTATTGTTACCACGTGTCACGCGTTTTTCTGTGGGTTGAGCTAGACCATGTGCACTAGTTTCGAGTCTTTTCATCAAATAAGTTTGTTGTCTATTTCTAATTCCATTTACATATTTTTTCTCATTAGCATTAAGAGAATTTATCATTTGAGACTGAATGTTTTCCGCAGTAACATTTGCACCATTTATACCATAACAGGTAGTAGCCTTATTAGCTAATTCACCACAACCACTTTTCGTAATAAATTTGACATGATTTGGATTCATACCCGTATAAATTATAAAACCAGTCACGGCATCTTCAATCATACATTTAACAATTTTCCCGTTTAACGCGTTTACATACATTCCCGTAGCGATACCCATCTTATCACCACTTCCCACGACTGTGTTGAATTTAGCGGCGTACATGAATTGAGATAAGTCTCCAATTGTTTTAAATAGAGCTGGGTATTGAGGAATGATTTTATTTACCACATTACCACTTTTACGTTTAACTTTCTCAGTCATAAAATTCGTCAAATCTTTTTCATTCTTTGATGGTGCCAATATAGACCTATATGCCTTATAGGACTTCGCAGCAATTGTTTTACCTATCAACTTATTATACGTTACAATACCTTGACGTCCAACCCTATTTTGTGCACCTCCAGATCCAGGTTTTAATCCAAAATCAGGGCTATTGAACTCTTGGATAAGTTTATCTCTAAACTTTTCAAAACTGTCAGTCTTTTTAACGACTTCATCATGTATTAAATCATAAAACAATGTACGTATCACACTATCTGTGAGTGTCACTACCTGCGGTTGGTTCGAATTGGAAAGTAAACCACCCTCACCAGCAAATTTAATCCTATCATATTTTTTAATAAAATCGATAAACGTATTGATGTATTTACCTTGATTGGTTATACCAGTACCCCTATTACCGAGATTATAGTTCATGTTTAATACACTTTTTTGGTTAGATCCAAGAGATTTACCATCAATGACAGCTTTTACAAGTGTTCTAAATACAGCCTGAGAAGTTTGTGTATTTTTAACGGGTTTATATGGATACGTAGTTAACGATGTATGAGGTGTAAACCCTAATGCACCGGAATCATTGTCAACCGTAATATGCTGAGTCACGTAAATAAGTCGTCCCTTGTCGGTCTGTTGGGGTAATTTGAGTGCGAATGTATAAGGTCTAAAATCAAATACAGTACTTGGATAACACGATGAACCCCGATTGTTTCCGGTATTGTTTCGACAATTCAAACTACTGTTCGAAGTTTGTGTGTACCCCCTTCCGAAATCGTATACAAATTTAAACATATACAAACGAGATTCAATATAGTTTCGCAAACTCCAATTTTTACTCATGGTAATACCTGGATCACACAAACGAGGGGTATTGTAAAGAATTGGTACATTGGCCCTTTCAATTGTATGCGTGAGAGATATTTGATTTTCTTGGTCAACGGCTGTTAACCATTTACACCAGTTTTTGGAGTGAATATCTGGTAACTGAGTTTTACATTGCTGTTTTATAATAATCGTTTTGTTTTTCATACATTCTCCATCAATATGTGCAAGCATATTTCCAAGAAATACAGCCTCGAATGCTCCTTTAGCTGCAACACCATCTGGTAATCCTGCTATATCCTGAATGAGATCCGTCTTACATTTATTATTATTCGTCCGGTTAGACATATTTACTATAACCCAATATTTATTATGAACCCGAAAGTACCGGGTTTTGAAAAGTGTGGAAATATATTTGGGTCACGTTTACCCGTCAAAACACCATCACTCTGAGAAACTTTATGGCCGATGGACCATATTGCATTGCAGCGGTCACCGTCGCTTTTCGTGCTTCTTGGGTTCGAGTAAAAGCCGACTGTCGTTTTTGTCGCGAAGATTCTTTTATAATTTCAAATAAAAATTTATACATTTGTTTCGTAGAATCAGTTAGAAACTCTGTCATTTTTCTAAGAACAAAATTACCTTCTTTTTTTCCAAAATTTACCCCTTCCCATACTAGCAATCCATAAGGGTATGAAAATTGAACCCAGACCCCTAAATAAAATTGTATGTATTATAATAATGGCGAACAATAATAAGGATATAATTGAACGAAAATTGAGAGCTATCGCAGCAAATGTGACTAATTGTAAGATGGATCAGGTTAGTTTAAAATTACAAATAAATACTGAAAAAAACAAACTCGGAGGTGGGATGTATGGTACAGCGTATAAATCACCCAATCGTGTAATGGAAACTCCTAAAAACTCACCAAAACTTAAAAAAATGAAAAAATAATTAATTACTAAATTTTAAAATCACTTTTTATTACTATACATTAGATTCTATAGTAATAAAAATTGTTCATTTCAAAACGTCAATCGAATCTACCGCTGGCCTACACCTCCCAATTTGCTACAGCGTTATTTAACTTTCGAATGAGAGAGACATTCTTAGTTTGCACAGTCTTTCGTTTCGCGTGAATAGCGGCGATTTGTGATTTTGCGAGGAGTTGTGTCATTTGTTTTTCGACGACCACGTGAATCAACGAGATAGCTCGCGCTTCGATTCTGAAGTTACGACTCCAAGAGCCCATGGACTTTCTGATGAGACGTTCAATCGGTGCTCTAGCCATCAGAAGACTCGTCGACTGCTGGTACTTTTTTACTTCTCTCACCGCCTTGGTACCGCGTTGAGTCTTTCGCTTGGGCGAGGTCGTCTTCAGACCGGACCTGTTGACCTTTTCGATTCGGTTGACACCCCACACCTTCAAACCGAGACGCTCGAGCGCTAGTTTCACGTCATCAAAAGTGATCGTCCTTCGATCGCGATATTTCGCGAAAATATAAGCAAATTTGATAATATTGTCGATTTGCATCTTGATGATGCGTCGCATCTCAGGATACACGAGTTCTTGAAGACTCACGACGCCCGCGCGACGAGCCACTCGAACGAGAGAGGGTTTCGCGATGTTCGCATTCTTTAAGGTGACGCGTGCACGTCGAACTGGTATTTTGACTTTGGTACTCATTATATGATGGGAGGAGAAAAAAAAATTAAATCACCCAATCGTGTAATGGAAACTCCTAAAAACTCACCAAAACTTAAAAAAAGGAAATGTGAAGCCGAATGCGAAGCCGAATGCGAAGCCGAATGCGAAGCCGAAGGGGAATGGGAACTCATGAATACAGGCTCATGTAGCTGCAAAGAAAGTGAACAAAAAAAGAAAAATCCGCGTTTGTACCAAAATTCTGTGATCTCTGTAAAATGGAGTTACCCTTATTAAAACACAAACAAATCATCATTTTTAAAAATCCCGAAAGTACCGGGTTTTGAAAAGTGTGGAACTATTTATTGTAACTTCGCGAGATGACGCACAACTACCCAATATCTTTTTTTACCCTGAATAGTATGTATATAAAATTACTGAAAAAAAGAAAGTCTTGACCGTCCACCACCATATACTTTAATCGAATATATTTTTTAAATCACATGAGGCAATCATACCATACACGACGCTCCCGTCAACTATTTCCTCTTCAACGAGTATATCTTTGAGGTGTTCCAATTTAACTCTATACATTTTGAGTAAATTAAGTACTTCTTTATAACACTCTTCGACCAAACATACGACTTCAACATCAATTCTATTTGACATATCACTCGAAAGTGTATTTGGATCGACGTTCACTTTTCCTAATGTTTTACCCATACCATACGCCATAACCATTTCGCGCGCAATTTTATACGTTTGTTGAAGATCACTCGATGCACCAGTCGTTACTCTATCCTTACCATACACAATCTCTTCGGCGGCGTGTCCACCCAAAGCAACTTTAATTTGTGAAAGAAGATACTCCTTTGTATACATACCAATTTCATCGGTTGTGGGTTGAAAAAATGTCACACCACCCGCATCCCCGCGTGGAATTATACTCACTTTACGAACTTCGTCGTATTCGGGCATGAGTACACCAATAATAGCGTGTCCCGCCTCGTGATACGCGACGCGTTCTTTACGTGGTCCAGAAACACTTCGTGAACCTTTAGCACCAACAACCAAACGTTGGTATATGTCTTCCACAATTTCCGAAGTTATAACACCATCGGTTCCATTACGAACCGCGCGAATTGCACACTCATTCATAAGATTTGCTAAATCCGCGCCCGAAAACCCCGTCGTCTGTTTCGCGATATTTTTCAAGAAAACATCTTTATCCAATTTTTTATCGCGTGTGTGCACCCCCAAAATCTTTTCACGCCCGTGAACATCCGGTAAACTTACCTGAATTTTACGATCGAAACGACCCGGTCGAAGTAACGCCTCGTCGAGAATATCAAGACGATTTGTCGCGGCAATAACAACAATTTGCGATTCGTTATCGAATCCGTCCATTTCGGTTAATAACTGGTTAATTGTTTGTTCACGTTCATCGTTTGCCGCAAACCCGTTCATACTTCTTTTTTTACCAATTGCATCAATTTCATCGATAAACACAATACACGGTTGGTTTTCGCGTGCCATTTCAAATACGTCGCGGACGCGCTTTGCACCCACACCCACAAACATCTCAACAAAAGATGATCCCGAACACTGAATAAACGGAACCGAAGATTCACCCGCAATGGCGCGCGCAAGAAGTGTTTTACCAGTACCCGGTTTACCCGTAAGAAGTGCACCTTTCGGGATTTTTGCACCCGTACCAATAAACCTTTCGGGTTCACGGAGAAAATCAACAATTTCTTCGAGTTCGTCCTTTGCATTATCAATACCTTCAACGTCACTAAACCGTGTTACTATTTGGTTTTCGACATCGAGTTCGGTTTTGTTCATGTTAAACGGGTTCGGAGGTCCTTGACCCAATTGGGAAAACATTCTAAAAACGGCCGTAAAAAATAGTATGATAAAAAACATGGAAATACCATCGGCAATCGTAATAGGCGATGAATTATCTATGTTGATATCCGCTTTACTATCAATCATGGTTTTCCAAAACTCGCTCGACGGTGTATAGTTTGAAACACCAAGTGTACCATCTTCCTCCGCGAAGTATACAGTATTTGAACCAGGGTTGATTTGTATTTGTGTAATTTCTTCATCCTTAACACCCCTTACAAAATCACTAAAGAGTTTAGGTTCATATTTTGGTGCTTTCTCTATTTTAAGAGGGGGTGCACTGAATATTTTTGCGGTCGCCAACATATATACATTATATCAATATTTCTTTAAACAGTAAACCTTGCAAACTTCATTTTTTCTCCAGTATAATACGCTTTATATGATTCAATAATACTTTCGTGTTTGTACTCATCGGGCATACACTCTGGTATGCGTGTAAGGTCTTCCCTGACATCCTTGGACGCATAATACGCCTTTTCACTTTCCCGGAGTTCGAAATGTGATGGTTGGTTTTTGTATAACCAAAGGGCGTGTTTCGCACACGCGTGTATTTTACCAAACCGTTTATTATACTCAAGCGCTAAACACATGGCAATTTCAGCCGCAAACATATAGTTTTCGCGACTCGAAGATATCCACATGGTCATCGGGTGTTTTTTGTGTGCGGGACGGTACCCTTTACGGGATTTGTTCAAAGTATAAGGTGCATGTAATTCTATATATTCAGTTTCACCCGAATAAAACCATGCTGTATAGAGCATTTGACATATTTCTAAAAGAATCTTGATAACATGTTGATCACAATACAGGTTAGCAAGTTCGGTAGAGTTCATGGATAGAAAAAATATATTCATTTTACTTATTTTTTTATTAAAAAATGGTCTAACTTAAGTTTTAATCGTCACCCCCATCTGATATGTATTCGTCTTCGACAACTTCTTCTTCATCACCTTCTTCGTCGATTTCAATCGCTTCGTCTTCTTCAGGTTCATCGTCGTCTTTCTCTTTCTCTTCATCGTCATCCTCCTCTATGTCGGCTTCAGCTTCAGCTTCAGCTTTTTTATCAGCTTTTTTCTTTTTATTCGCGGCAGATACCGAAGGTGCATCAAAACGTTTCTCGAGTATTTTCCATTTCTGTTCAATCAATTTTTTACGACCCGTGTACTTTTTTAAAATGGAATCAACAAATTCTTGTGAATATCCTACTGACTTAAAAGCACTTATAACACTCTTAATTGGTGGTAGTTTACCTTTGGAGTAATATTTTTCGTTTAAAATTGCCACTTGTGGTAATACTTTTACACGAACTTTACCCGATTTAAGAACAGTAAAACAAACTTTAATTTGATCGAGATTTTCTATACAATTTTCAGATACGATATTATATTTTGGATACGGTGGCATTTCTTCAACGTTTGGGTGTTTAAAAGGAATACCATAATATTCGTAATTCTTTTTCAGAAGATTTACATAACTTTCCGCATTTTGAACATGAAATGGTTTGCGTTCGGGTACTTTAGTGTTTTCCCCATTAACAATTTTATATAAAAAGGTTCCTGGTATAAGTTTTGACATATTATCTTAATTTACTAAAATTTTATTACAACTTAGGTCTAATTCACATTCTAAAATATGATGGGCCTGAAAATTTTGTAAAGATTCATACGGCCCCCAAAGTTCTATAACTTTTCGTTCTTTATCATACCACATGTATGACAATTCAAGATAACGTGTAAGCCAATAAAACTTTTTACCGTTCTTACCAATAAACTTGAAAATCTCATCCTCGTCATACATCGAAACGTCCATTTGACTATAATGTGTTACTGGTGGGTTGTACGGGGCCATCTTTTTTATTAAGTTTATAAAGAATCATTTGTTTAAGTCTGATATACTTTTGTGTATACACTTCCTTTTTTAACTTTTTGTCTTTTTTTGTGACACGTTTCTTAAAGGGATCCATAATATACTATAAATATATTACTTTAATCCACATGCTCCACAGTATTTCTCCTTCTTTTTTGGTTCATAAAAAAAAGTATAAAGAAGGATTACTACAATTATAGACGTTGGTAAAAGGTATTTGTTTTTCATTTATAATACACAGATATTATAAATATTCTTCATCTACTAAAGACACATCTGATTCGGATTCATCATCCTCCGATGATGCAACTTCATATTCAAAATCAGAATTGTCTATTTCCGTATACATACCATTTTTTAATTTTTCATATAACCCTGTATCTTCAAGTTTTGTAGTGTCATAAAATCCTGATATAGAATCTTTAGAAATAGTATCAGTTTCTTCTTTATTAAAATTCCATTCACCATCTCCATAATATTCTAATATGGCAACTTCACAATCCGTACCCATATCTTTTAATATTTTAGCTATACACGTTAAACCATCTTCATAATCAACATCAACAATCTGTTTTTCCATTTTATTTTTATTGTTTTTAATTCTTAAAGTATATTAAATGGACGCGATTCTTAAAAATAGAATAATTAGTCAAAGGGATGCTGTTATGTTTGATATAGACGATACTCTTATTTTTACGAATGGCAAAGCGAATGTTCCTATTATTAAATTATTACATTATGCTAAACATTTAGGATATAAAATTATAATTATTACTGCAAGACCCGCAATCCAGGCAACCGTAGAATTTACAAAACTTCAACTTCAGCAATATGGTATACCTTATGACACTCTTGTTATAACACCAGCACACAATAAGGGTAATATTAAACGCAAAAGTGGTTTAAATTATGTGTTGTCTGTTGGTGATATGGATACAGATCTTACTGATACTCAATATGCTCTAAAAATTAAGATTTCCACCTAGAATCGCAATTATGACATGTAACAAACACAGTCATAGGTTCATCTGCACTCCGAGTTTGCATCTGATAAAAAGTTGTTTTATATGATTTACATCGTTTACACCGAAATAAACCCTTATATTCCGGATCATTAATCATATTCGTAACCCAATCTTTTTTCATATTTTCTCTAATATTCTTTTCTAATATTTTTGCATATGGACCATCGGGCCATAAACCCTGATGGGATAGTTCTAAAACACTTTTTGGTTTCAATTCACCTTTTAAAATCCTTTCTTTGAGTGTCGGTGAATGTAGTAAATTGTGTTTAATTTTGAGAAATGTATGTTTGTAACGATTTATAAATAAACGATTATTTTCCGCTGGTACATCACCAAGCTCTTTTGTTCGTTTTATAACTTCATTATATGTACATTTTTCAAGATTTATACACGTTGCATGTTCTTTTGATATACCTAAAATTTCTGAATATTTTTCAAGTGCATACTGTCTCGATAACATTTTGTTTATAAAATAACTCAAGCTCTACTTAAGTGTGGCATTTTAACTTTTTTACAATCATCAAATGATTCAGGAGAACATGTATTAAATGGATCCGCAGTACGTTTAAAATCATTACGCGTGTTTGACCATTCTGCATCAAGTGCATATACACCTTTATACAGTTCAGACTTACTAAGTAAAATATAAACTGTAACAAGTGCAATAATGTATAAAAGTGGCTTGTTCATTTATTAGAAAGCAACTTTTTTATTTGTGCATAATAAAATGACACGTGCTGTCTTAATAAATGAAAGAAAAAATGATATTCGTGAAATAAATTTAGATATCGCCCCTGAAAAAAACGAAATATTTAAAATTTTAAGGGGTAAAGCTAGTTTTTTAGGGCAATGGCCTGATGAACAGGTTGTTATAGTTAAATGTGAACTCTGTGATACAGAGTTCGACTTACCCGTAAATCAAAATAGATTACCAAGACCGTTTACAAATATGATAGTATTTGGTCGAATTCTATTAATACGAATGGACGACTATTCAGAACCACAAGATTTTACACTTAAAGAATACAGGGAAATGACGAATGGTACACACCCTCGAACTCGATCTTCTTCGCTTTTAATCAGTCGACCCTTGAGTAGGAATGTAAGCTACTCCTCTGAAAATGGCTTGTGAATATTTCATACACAACTGAAAATGTGATTCTGCCCATTGCATGGGGTTTGTCATTTTTATACCAAAGGGATTTTCATTTACGACTTTCATGAAATTTTCACCACCATATTTTTCTTGGTCTGTTGCTTTCGCCATAGATTCATCTATTCTCTGTAACCATAAAACGTGTTTTTCATTTTTCGGGTCGAATTCTTTAACAAATGTCATTGTATTTATACATGTTATACATTCTTTAACCTGTAATTTAATCTTTCTTTGTATCGAGTTTGGTCAGCTATACCGTCAATTTCCTGACCACGCACACTTATTCTTAACAAATCGTCTTTATATTCAAAGTCGTAACAGTAAAAATAAGATACACCAGTTGCCAAAGACATGAAATCGAGGTCGCTCTTTGTTTTTTCTTCGATGTGTACGTATTTACTTATCTCATGAGGTGTTCGTTTTTTTGCATTTTTATTAGGGTCAATCATTGCAACCGGATTTGATAAATTCATAACGGGCCATACACCGAATGACGAACGGTATCTACATATGTACCTCACACAGTTACGAGCGACGCGTGCTTCGCTAAAACAGAGTATACGTGGGCGTCCGTGTGGGTCTGTCATGGTTGTGTACCCACCGCGAGTTACATTTATAAAGTGAAATTCCATTTATTATATTAAAACAAAAAACCTTAAGTAATTATATAAATGAACTTCCCCAAAACACCAGGTCAATGTGAGTATTTAAGAGTTATACAGTCTCCTAAACCAATTATCATTACCACCGGTCCAGCCGGTTCTGGTAAAACCATGTTTGCGTGTCAGCTGGCTGCAGAACAACTTAGAGAAAAAGAGGTAAGGAAACTAATACTCACACGACCTATCGTTGCGGCGGATGAAGATATGGGGTATTTACCCGGTGAAATGGAACGAAAAATGGAACCATGGACACGACCAATGATGGATGTTTTCGAAAATTATTTAACACGTAATCAACTTGAACAACATGTTCGCATAGAACCACTTGGTTTCATGCGTGGTAGAACGTTTAACGATTCGTTTATAATTGCAGATGAAATGCAAAACAGTACACCAAACCAAATGAAAATGTTACTTACACGTCTCGGTGATAATTCAAAAATGATCGTTACTGGTGACCTGAAACAAAGTGATCTCGGACCAAAAAATGGCCTTGCCGATCTTGTTAAACGTATAAAAGGTTTAGAATTAGAATATATCGAACATGTCATCATGAATGAAGATGACATCTTGCGACACCCCGCAGTTGCTGAAATTCTCAAGTTGTATTAATGTTTTTTCATTTCACTTATTCGATTTTTAACGTCTGAAACTTTTTGTTTATATTGAGACAGTTCCTCATTATAAATATCATACCATTCTTTCATCTGCTTGAGTATATTTTTGTTACGATAATACCACGATATTACATCTTTACTTACCTTATCACATGCCGAATATTCTTCCATTATATACTTATTATCGTCTTTGGACATGGATATATTATGAAATTCTAATATGTTTTCGAGTTGCGCCATGTTATTAACATTATCAGCATTAAGCGTATCGATATATTCCAAATCGGATTCGAACATATATTTATTAGGATATTATTTTTTCACTTTTATATAACTTTTCCGCTTCTTTTAGACGGTATTCCAAGTTGGTAGAAGGCCATTGAATAATGAAATCACCTTCTCTCCATTCACCATTGTTACCAAGTATATCGTTATAATTAGTTCTACTTTTAAGAAGTGGTATATTCTTATAATCATATGAATTAAATATACGTTGTGGAAGTACTTTAATGACACACCCCCATAAAGTACCACCCGCTTTTATACCTTGTTCTGTTAAATGTGTACCAATACACAAATCTTGAATAAGTTGATTTTCAAATAGATACCATTCACGATAAAGTGGTAAACCGGAAATAATTGTATCTATAAAAGCCCTACCTATTGATGAATTTCTTATAAACATGTTCCCACAGTTAATACCATTACAATCAGATGCGATAAGAACATGTGTATTTACATCGGCATGTTCCTTTATAATATCTTCCAATTTAATAGTCATATTTGTTATCATAACATCGGTCTCTGTTGAGAAAATCCATTTACACTCTGGGTGCTTTATAAACGCATCTTCTATAGCAAAAATCTTACTCCAACCAATCGGTATATGATCTTCAGGTATAGGAGGATTACCTGCTCTCATTGGTTTACCGACTATAGATTCCGCGCCATCTTCATGGTGTTTTAAAATATACCCATGACGTTCACAATATATTTTTCGATTTTTATGAACTGTCCATTCAGCTAAAGGTTTATACTTATTATCGTTGACACTTACTACAATATACATTATTTATTATATAAATTAGCTCTTTAAATATAAATGTAAATTAAATATAAATTAAAGATTTTAAAGTAATATTTAAAAAATGAGGGTTGGTGTATTAGGTTCAAATGGTTTTATGGGTAGGTATTTTTTAAACCATAATAATTGGATCCCTATTACACGTGCCGAAGTTGATTTATTAAATCAAAAATCTAGTGAAGAGTTTTTCAAAAAAAATCATTTTAGTGTAATTATACACTGTGCCGTTGAAGGTGGGAGTATGTTAAATAAAGAAGATGGAAATGTTACACATAATAATATTCTTATGTTTGAAAACGTAGTACGTGTTTTTAAAGGTAAAATTATTTATTTTTCAAGTGGTGCAGCACTTAGAGGTAATCCACCTACTGATCCATATGGACTTTCAAAATGGATCATAGATAAACGCATTTTACAAATTAAAAATGCGTATACATTACGTGTATGGGGTTGTTATGGTTCAGGTGAACCCGATCCACATAACAGGGATAGATTTAAAACTATATGTAAACAAAATGGACACATTGTTATCGATAAGGATAAGTACTTTGATTTTGTGGATATTAAAGACGTTATGAAAGTTGTATTTGAATATACTATAGGGTGTAGAATATCTAAAGAATGTAACTTAGTATATCCGGAAAAGTTGAAATTATCCGATTGGGCTAAGAAGTTTGGTGCGACATATGAAATTACGGATCAAACTGAACTCGGTGAATCGTACGTATGTGTAGAAAATAGACATGATTTACTATCTACCTTACCAAATTAATATACGATGGTTTATTATTATAAATAAAATCATATACTATATCATCTGTTAACTGTTTTGGTTTATACAATTTAATATTTTTGAAACAAGACATTATTGATATGTCGTCTCCTGCCCAATGCGAAAACCCGTCATGTGAATAATCATCGTCTCTACCCGATCCAACCAATTTAACACATGTTTTTTCATTATTTAAATAATTTCTTAATAGCTCAAATGGTCTATATAATAAAAAAGGTGTTATTGAATAACATATTGGTATATATCCAGATTGTTCTAGTCCTATTGCCATACCTACCATTAAAAATTCACATGAACCAACATTTGTAGATCTATTAGGGAAATCGCGGCGTATATCATTTAATACACCATATCCAAGATCTGCCGTTATTAAATAAATTCTATCATCTTTTTTCATTAATTCATATATTTTTTTTGCAAAATCACGTCTCATTATTTTTATTAGTCATTATATCTTTATGCTCGTCTGATATGACATGATAATGCGCCTGAAGACCTTCTAAAAATTCAAAATTTGGGTTTTTTGTAAACCATACACTTGTTCTCCAATTAAATACTTTTAATCTAAACCATAAATATAATTTATCCACGGTGTCATATGCAGAATACCCATTTACGTTAACGTATACTTTACAATTTGTTAATTTCTCACGATGTATATACGATAGTGATTCCCAAACTGAACCTTCTGCGCATTCACCATCTGATATAAGTATATGTACATCCCTTGTTTTATCTGCTAATGCATAACCCACACCTATTGTTATTCCTGAACCAAGTGAACCCGTTGATACATGAATACCATTTTCTATATCTCTGTTTGGATGTACTCCGTGCTTTTTGTATAATTCTTCTGCATCTTTACCTTCGTATTTTTCTAAAGCTGCATATAGTGCTATACCTGCATGTCCAGAACTAAGTATAACTATATCATTTTTATTTTTATTTTTGTAAATATGTTCCAATATCGGCAAGGCGGTTAAACAACTTCCCAAATGTCCAATTTTATTTTTGTGTACAATTTCAACAATTCTATTATACATTTTTTTTATAAAATAATAATGTTTATTCTTTATACGCATAAAAAGCGTCTCTGTACATACTGGGCATAATAACTTCTGTTTTATATCCCACTTTATGAAAAATTTCTTGAAGTTTTACTCTATTTATAATAATACTATCCCACCACTCGTAATCGTGTTTATATGACGTTATAGTTGAATGCACTTCTATGAAAAATGAATCAATTTTATCAAAAACTGGTTTTAAGGTTTCTTCTGTTATAGCAATCATTTCAGAACCTTCAATATCAATTTTACAAAAATCTACATGATCAAAATTATATTTTTTTAATAAACTTTCTATACATAAACCATCTACTATATATGATTTATCTGATTTATTAACCAAAGAACTCATTGTAAGATTTTCTTCACATACATAAAACTCAATAGGTCCATCCTTATTAGAAAGAGCTGTTTTAGATAATTCAACGTTATTACACTTTTCTGTAATTTTTTCGAATATTGGGTGAAGATTTTTAGTTGGTTCAACAGAAACAATTTTAGAAGCAGCATCTTGTGCATACAAAGTAAATAAACCAGTGTTAGCACCTATATCCAATATAGCAAGGTTATTTTTATTTTTAAGAAACCTGTCATAAATACGTTGATTATTTATTTGATGTAAAATAATACGAGTACAACTCTTTTTTTCATCAGAGAGATACTCTATCATATCTCTATCTTCATCTTTTAATTGTATATCGTAATTATTTCCACTCGCTGTGATAACTTGTATATCTAAAGAAACCATATATCTAATATTGTTTATGTATCTTTAAATGCGTTAATAAATATTATTTAAATTATACATGTAAAAATAATGATAAATGTTTTAGTAACAGGTGGTTGTGGATTTATAGCCTCTAATTTTTTAAATTTAATGAAAGAAAAATACCAAGAAATTAAATTTGTAAACTTAGATAAACTCGATTACTGTTCAAATATATATAACGTAAAACCAGGTATTTCTACATTTGTAAAGGGTGATATATGTGACGAAGACCTTGTAGGATACTTAATCAAGCAATATGATTTTGATGTTGTTTTTCATTTTGCGGCAATGAGTCACGTAGACAACTCATTTAACGATCCAAAAAAATTCACGTTAAACAATGCGTATGGTACACACGTTTTATTAGATAAATTTCGTGAACTAAAACCAAATGTCGAATTTATACATTTTAGTACAGATGAAGTATATGGAGAATCGTTAACCGAAACTCCGTTTAAAGAAAGTACAGGTGTATTAAAACCAACAAATCCGTACTCAGCGTCCAAAGCTGCCGCGGAAATGATTGTTCAATCGTATATAGACTCTTATAAAATGAATATCAAGACAATACGATGTAATAACGTATATGGTCCAAATCAATTTCCAGAAAAACTCATACCTAAATTTAAAAAACTCTTAAAAGAAGGAAAAAAATGTACCATTCACGGAACAAAAAGTGCCCAAATAAAAAGAGCTTTTATGCATGTAGAAGATGTAGTAAACGCAGTAGACACTGTTTGGAAAAAGGGCGAACCGGGTGAAATTTATAATATCGCATCCGATGATGAAATATCAGTGATGGATGTTACAAAGCTCATGATAAAAACAATTATTAATTCAGAAGAATATGATAATTATATAACCTTTATAGAAGATAGACCTTTTAACGATAGACGATACTATATATGTTCACAAAAATTAAAAAAACTTGGCTGGAGACAAAATAAATCTCGCGATGACTTGATAAAATTCATTAAATATTAAAGAATATACAACATATATTGTAAATGAAACTATCTTACGCTATTTGTGTGTGTAACGAATCTCGCGATTTATTTTCACTCGTATCGTTCTTACTAAAAGTTAAGGATGAAGAAGATGAAATTAATATTTTAGTTGATACTGCACACGTCACCGATAATGTTAAAAGTGTTATAAAGTATTTTGGTAATAAAATAGTTACATATGAAAGAGATTTTGATGGTAACTTCGCAGAACACAGGAACTTTCATTTAACAAAGTGTTCCGGTGATTATATATTTATCATGGATCCAGATGAAATGCCTAAAGAAAATCTTATCGTAAACCTTAAAAAAATGATAAACGATTCCGGTGCTGAACTGATAATGGTACCAAGAATAAATATTCACCCAGGGTTTACACAAGAATGGCTTGAAAAATGTAATTTTAGAACAAATGAACTTGATTGGATAAATTGGCCAGATTATCAAGGACGTATTTTAAAAAATGACGAAAATATAAAATGGACTAATGGGTTACATGAAGTTATAACAGGTACGAATAAAATAGTACAATTACAGGCTAATCCCAAAATTGCTTTATGGCATATTAAGTCTATCGAAAAACAAGATAACCGTTGGGACTGTAATGGAAACTATAAAGTTCCAGAATTGAATGATAATCTATACGATTCATTGATGTAATCAAAGAATTTTAAAAAATGATTTTTTTTTCTCAGTAGAATATAAATGTCTGAATCAACTCTCGTTAGAGATCCAAGGTTAGTCTCTATAGTTGACAAATTAAAAACTGGTAAAATAGAAACTGAAATTGGATACAAGGAAGTCGCTATAGTAATTCTTCTTGGTATATTTTACATCGCAGTAACTGCTCTTGGTATAAAAGTATATAATAACTGTGAAGGAATACAAAAATCTAAAAAATACGAAAATCTAAAAAATTATTTAAGTCATACAATGGCCATTGCTATATCAATACCAATAACTCTTTTAATCATGAAAGTTGCTACAAGCGAGGGTGGTGTGTTTTCAATGATATATGCTATTATGGGTCTCACAGGAGCTTCCATCGCTTTAGATATCATGAGACAACCATCGTGCAAGGAAACTGTTAAATCAAGTGACAAAACTTTTACAACCATGTCAGTTGTAGCTTGGTTGATTCTTTTGCTCGGTGGGGGATATTTCACGTTTAAAAAATATCCTAAGTTAGGAGAAACACTCAAGAGAGATTTATAATGGAAATACACGAATCTATTTATATTTTACTTATGCTCTTGGCCTACGTGATTCGTAGAGCAGGAACATTCACATTAGACGAAAAAATAAAAATGATTAATTTCATTGGTGATGTTTTTAAAAATTCAAACGTTTGCTATAGCAGCTGCTGTGAGTCCCGTAAATGCAACCATAGCACCACGCCCTATATTACGCATAGCGAATGACTCAAATTCCTCCTCTGTTAACGTCGTAAATGCTTTTGTTACACTATACGTCGCTAAGAGAGTACATCCAAGACCTAACAGTGAAAATGGTGGATAGTTCATTTGTTCAATGACATTAAGACCAGTAAATCCCCAATTAACAAGACCAAGTGATGAACCATACATTGCTGCGCGACCATTTACAGCTTCGATAAATTGAAAATTTGGACCGGGTGGTGGTTCATCAGATGCAGATGCAGAATGTCTAAACCTTTTTCGTTTTGGGTTAATTGGTAAAAATTGTAATTTGAGATTTAACACTTTATTATTCATTCTTTTTTTACATAGGGTGTACTCTTTAACATCTTTAAAAATGTATACATACCCAAAAATAAACCCGATATAGAATAAATTACAGAAATATTAGATCCTTTTCTATATTGATATACTGTCCATAATAAACTTGCAATAATACCTGAAAGAACATATTCAATAGAGTAATAATTTAATTCGTCTGGACTGGATTTGTATACCTTCTTGAAATGCTGAATCATTTGATATAAACCTATACTTATAGCAATAGTAGATAAAGACTCGGATGTATTGTCCATTATTATAATTATTAAAGAAATTAATTCTTATAAGAGTATAAAATGTCACAAACCCCCGAAAAAATCGTCGCAAATTATGATTCCAAATCCAGAAAGTCAAAAGACGTTGCATTGGAAATGAAAAAAATCGTCGAAAGGTACAAAGGTAAACGTATCACTAAAGAAAACGTATGTGTTTTAGTTTCTACCTTAATGCTTCAAGCACAAAAACTTAAAAATATATCTGGTCCGGATAAAAAAGATCTTGTAATAGATTTAATCTTTTCGATTATCGAACAAATTGATGAAGGAGATACTGATACCGAATTCGAAACACTTCTCAAAGCGATGGTACCTGGTATGATCGATAGTTTTGCGCTTATGTTAAAAACAAGCGCTGGGTGTAAAAAACTTTTTGGGTGTTTTCGTTAAATAATATAAAGTTTCGTACTATTATATAAATACAATGAAGTTTCCAACTTTAGAAACGATGGTTATGTATGGTATTTATACTGTCCGTGATTTAATATTATATTCACAAAATAAACTCGTTAAACGAAATGTAAAAATACTCAATGAATGTGATCAGTGTTCTTATGTATTTAGCGGACACGTGTGTAATAACTGTAACGATATTAAAAATAATTCGCTCGTATAAACCAATGTATTATACAACCGTTGTTACTTATACGACCAAATTAAGAAACGAAGTAAAAAGCGACTGTCTGTGTTGCGCTGAACGAAGACTTATAAAAAATTTAAAACACGATTTTTTAAAAAAGGGGTATCGTTCACACCAGTTCAAATCCTGGCTAAACAGAAAGTGTGGAACATTAGTAATACGCCGCGAAACCAGTTACGGAGACGGTATATCACTACCATGTGTTCTTTGTAGGAAAGTTATAGATAAATACGATTTAAAATGGATTGCACACGACGGAAAAAAGTGGATACACTCCAAAAAAACATCGTGTATACCAAAATCACAACCCACGAATAAACAAAGAAAGCATTTAAGATTTGGTCTTAATAATTAAACCCAGTGCGGTTTCTAGATTATTATCATTACGTTTAAGAGGTTTTTCTCTTTTTAACCGTAATGTTTCGTTTTTACCGGATGCACTTTTTATATCGCTCAACTTTTTTGTATTTGAAATTATCGGTATAACTCTCTGTGGTAATGGTTCTATGGATATTTCCCTTGGTTTTTCTACATCTATTACGTTATTTTCTCTAAATTGTTCTATTGTTAAATCACCACCAAAAACCTGTAATCTTTGTCTATGTGGCGCTTTTTTTATGGGACTAATTCTATTAAAAAGTTTACGACGCATCATGACCATATTTCCGCATATAAGTCCGCCGCGATTACACCCGTACTTATCAATCGCATACGTCTTCATACAACTCCAAGAACAAAAATTTCCTGATGTATAAAATTTATTTCTTCGATCGTCGTATTTATGTGGCATAGTTAAAGGTATACTTTTAAATGGATGACAACACCACCAACACCACATTCATAGTTTAAAAGTGCATTTTTTTCTTTAAGTTATCATTTCATCATTACCATCATTAAAAATGATAAACATATCAAGCAAAGTGTGAAAGACCCTATACCAGCAATCACAACCGTATTATTTTTATTCGAAGACGGCGTCGAAGACGGTGTCGAAGACGGGGTCGAAGACGGGGTCGAAGACGGGGTCGAGGACGGTGTCGAGGACGGGGTCGAGGACGGGGTCGAGGACGGAGTTGGAGACGGTTTTTTCTTCTCCTCCTTTTCAAAATTTATTTCACATCCTTGATCAATCATCAATTTCTGTGCTTCTATATTTGATGCGTCTATTTTTTGATTACATATAGCAAGTTTGTTTGCACACGCATTAGGTCTTCCGCTACTTGGCATTACAACATTACCATCACATATACCCGGAACTAAACAATCCGCATTACCAAACATGTTTGATGCAGATTTCATACCCACATCTTCAAATTTTTTAATACCATCGACTATTTCTTTACACCCAGCCCATTTAATATTCTTTTTACAATGATTGATAAAATTTGTTCCACCTTCCTGAACATTTATGCATTTACATTTAGGATCGGATCTATGTGTTTTACACCATTGACGCGCATTTTGTTCTGCTTTTTCTTTATTTATATTCTGTTTTATCTTATCATAACACGTTGAATTATCGTGACTGACCTTTTTCATTAAGTTTGATACGTGACTACAATACCCATGTGGTTCAGTACCAACGCGTGACTTAAACCCAAAAAGAAATTGGTCATAAAGAGTTCGTTCTCTTTTAGGACCTGTACCATCACCACGAGTACCCACGGCACTAACTCTATTCATACGAGGTTCCTTGGACCATCTTCTCAGATTACCATCGTGTACATGATTATTAGCAAGATAACATCTCAATCCCGCAGATGCACCACCGAAAACATCAGCTTTTCCCGAATAATTACCATGTCCCTCATGAGCACCTCCTATTTTTTGTATACGATGAAAATTTTTACACGGATTAGCACCGGTACCATTCCTGTCTTCTCTAAGGTAATCACTTCCTACATTTACACACCAGTGTCGTCTACGACCCTTTCTTCCTTTTCGATGTCTGGATATTTCATTATGATGATTACAACCACCTGCATCTCTAGTTCTGCCTTCACCTGGTGAAAACCATCCTGCTGCATATAAATTTGGCATTGTATTTATTAGTATATAAAAATATTTTTATTTTATAGAATATGTGGTTTGTATTTATACTTGTATTTATATTTGTATTATTATTTTATCGAAAAATAGATACTAAATATTTTTTACACAAGAATGTTTTATCAAAACGTGAATGTGAAGAACTCATACATATGTCTAAAAAATATACATTAGAAACTAAACCGGACGGTGTTGATAATAAACCAGAATACCAAGTTGATATTTATGATTCTAACCAAATCGTAACCGAAGATTTATATAAAAAGGCTATGATTATATATAATAAACATATTCGGAAGAGACTTACACATGTAACACACCCCGATTTTATATTTTTAAAAAGGTATAAACAAGGTGAAAGAACGCATATCCCTATACACTACGACGATAGTCGAATATCCTTTAATTTTTTACTTTCCGATACGAACGATTTTACAGGTGGTGAACTCTACATGTTTGATAAAAAACAATCGGAACTGATTAACAAAAGTATATCATATATGAATAGAGACCATTTTATAAACCATTATAAAAATCTACCCATTATAACCAATTTTGAACAAGGTGATTTAATCGAATATAAAGGTGGTGAACAGATGCATGGTATTTTACCTATTAAAAGTGGTGTAAGATATCTATTAACATTTTTCTTTGAATAAGTTAACTCTGTATAAATTACCGGATAACGTCATTCGTTGGTTATCCGCCGTGTGTCGTTCTACAAAATGTGAAAAACAACTTGGAAATATAACAATTTGTCCTTCTTTTATATCAAGTTTTATACTTTTTTTAAGCTGCGGAACGTTTTCTTCAATTTCAGAATAAAAGACGTGCATAGGTGAAGGGTTATTAAAATAAAACCCAGCATCCGTTTCTGGATTATATTTTGCCATGTAATTAAAACTAAACATAGATTCAGAAGGTCCACAGAATGTTTCGTCCCCTGGGTCACCAAAATGCCAGTGTTCTGATGTATGATCACCTTTATTATAAATGTTAAACCATATATCCATACAATCCAATGATGAACATTTTTCATCTCTACATATTTTGGTCGTTAAATTGAGTTTTTCTATATTCAACTCTTTTAAAAACCGTTTCGTATGTTTTTGAATTTCACTGTTTATATATTTTGTTTCATTTACATACGCTCGTAAATCAAACAGTATACCCTCATCTTCATCCTGTACACCTCCTAATTCGTCTATAATTTGTGTTTTACGTTTAGGTTTTATATTGTTTCTACAATACTCTACTTCATCGATAACACGATGTGGAGTTTCAAATGAACCTATATATACAGGTAAATCATAAATATACTGTATCATCTTGTATTTTATAGTATCATAATTCTTTATATAAATTACCGGAAAATGTTATTCTAGGACCATCATAATCTTGTTTTGAAACTTCGTGTACCATAAAACATGGGAAGATAATTACATCACCTTGTTTAACATCAGGTATAAAACTACCTTTAAAACACGGTACTTTATTTTTCCATTCTTCAAATATTACAGGTCCAGGTGAAGGATCTATGAATTTGAATTTAGCATCCTTTTCTTCATCATATTTCATAAAGTATGTAAAACTAAACAGATTTTGTGGATGTCCCTGATATTCTGGTTCTTCGTCTTCGTCTATAACATGCCAATGTGGTCCCTGATAATGTCCTTTTTTGTATATATTAATCCACGCATCATTACACGCGTCATTACATGAAGAGTTTCCGCATACATTAACTGTAAGGTTTATATCCATGTTCAATTCATTTAAAAATATTTTAGAGTGTTTATATAATTCTTGAAAAATATATTTAAATTCGTATTTTTCATCATTGGTATTACACCCACGTCCATGCGAAGATGTTGTTAAACACTCAGCGTTCCATTCGTCGCTCAGATTAACTTCTTTTGTCCCATCAATATATTTTTGTACTTCAGATATAGATTTAGAAGGATCTTCTATTGAAAATTTATACACAGGGTAACCATAAATATACTGTATCATACTAAAATTATGATTTTATTTTTTATCTAAGTATAATACAACAATACATGGGAGGATCAAATTCCAAAACTGTCGTCGAAACTAATATAGTAAATGAGTCTACTTTTAACGCTCTCAACCGTTCTGAAAATGTTGTATCCGCAACTGTCATGAATGTCCAGGACATGTCAGTAAAAGGTGTGAAAGCATATGGATGTAATTTAAAAATTGGACAAAAAATTAATGCCGATATAAAAATTATGCAGACATTTAATCAGGAAGATACACAGAATCTAGTAAACGAAATAATGAATGAACTCGATGAAAAGGTGACGAATGAATCAAAACGTAAAACTGGATTTTTGGGGATATCCGGATTTGATAATAAAAAATCAGAGGCTAAAACGAATATTACCAATAAAATAAATAAATCTATTACGAATGAAACCATCAATAAGTTACAAGGTCAAGTTGTTAACAAACAAAGATTAGTCACCGAAAATCTCGTTATTGATAAATGTGGTATGACTGTATATAAAGAATTAGGTTTTCCACCACCAGTTGAAGTAGTTGAACTGTGTACAAAAGCACTTGGTGATTGTGTTATCGACCAGAATGTCGTTGTAAAATATGTTGCTGAACAATTAGGTAATAAGATATCAAAAATTATAAACGAAGATAAAACTGCACAGGCTTTATCAAAAGAATTAACTGCGTCCTCTAAACAGGAAGCTGCGGGTGTAGAAGCAGCTATAGGTGCTTTTATGGGACCAATGAAATATGCTATAATTGCGTGTGCACTTGTAGTAGTTATATTAATAGTAGGTGGTGTTGTGTTTTCTATGTCACCCGCAGGTCAAAATGCAGCAAAAGCAGCCGCCTCGAAAATAAAATAAGATAATCTCTATTTTTACGAATTCATGAACTATATGAATCGATAAAAATATGCTATTTTTTATTTATTCTTCGGAATCACTCATTTCGTTTTCGGAATCATCATACTCTTCAAATTCTTCCTCTGGTTCCTCTTCTTCCCCTGGTCCAGTGGACTTAGCGGCTTCAATTTGATTAACTATATCAAAAACGGAAGCATTTGGGTCGATCTTAATTTCACCTGTATTATATTCTCTATATTTTTCAGTAATTTTAAACAATAGTAACCCAATTACGACAAAGAGTATACCATAATATATTCTTTTCCTGGCGTTAGCGTTTTTCATTTTATATATTATAAATATATTTTAATTTAAAGGAATAATTTTTCTTTATATTATGATTTTAAGTATAGATGTTGGTATACGAAACCTAGCCATGTGCATGCTCGACGAAACTTCTAATCTTATTGTTCAGTGGGATGTTTCTGGTGTACCGCCTGAACATAAAGATGGTTTATTCGTTTCTCTAAGAAAACACTTGGACGAAAAACCATGGGTATTACAAGCAGATACAATTCTCATTGAAAAGCAACCCGATAGGAACAAAAAAATGAAAACGGTCGAAAACTTTCTTCACGCCTATTTTGTTATACGTAACCCCAGTGCTGAAACGATCATTTACGATGCAAGGTTCAAAATACCCGATTTTGCGGGTCCGGGTAAAGCCATGTATACAAAACGTAAAAAGGCGTCCATACAAAGGTGTGAACAGTTCATATGGAATAATACCGTAAACGCACACTGGATCCCTATTTTTAATGCCTCTAAAAAGAAAGACGATCTCGCTGATACCGTCATGCAAGCTATTAGTTTCACGAAACGCGTCGAGCCCATGCAAAGCGTTTCGAAAAAGAGTAAAAAACTCGTTCCGAGAAAACCAAACGAGAATCAAAAACGGACGCGCTACTCTAAATCGAATTTAGCGTACATTTATAAGAATAAAGCTGATGCCGAAGTTCTCGAAAATAATAAACGGTTCATGAAAGATCTGAAACGGTACTATAGAAGTATAGATGATTTAGTTAAAGAACTAACGATCATATAATGAATTATATTTTTTAATTGCTTCATCTAAATTGAAATTTTCATGTTTCATATCTGGAAGATTTAAATCTAAACAATACATGTTCTTAAAAACATCAGGTGTTATATTTTTCAATTCCCAAAATACATCTAACATAAATTCACCAACATGTTCAGTTTCGATTATATTTTCCACCATTATAGGTTTAAAATCTCTAATTATATCAATTGGATATTTTTTAGATGCGAAAATATTAGTATAAACATAATCTTCTCTCATTTTTTCTATAGGTATCAAACCACTTGGTAAAACGTAAAAAAAGTTCCATTCAGGTAACATTTTAAACATATCGTTTATATCCAAATTGTTTACTCTATAAAAATTATCGTATTCAAATTGAACCATATCAACTGGTATATCTCTTAGACCTTTCAAAACTTCTAAATCATGACCATCGGTATCTATTTTCAAAAAGTTTATACGTGAAATGTTATTTTTTATACAGTATTCGTGTATTGTGGTATCTGTATCATTTAACGCACATTTATTAACTGTAACATTTTCCGAATCATAATTAACTTCTTTTTTATACATCGTGTACTCATTTGTATTTTCCCACATCTTTCCAGATGGTTTAAACTCTGGGTCGAACAAATGTAAAGACATGTCTTTGTTTATTTCATTTGGAAATATAGAACCTGTTGCACCCACATCAAAAATACACGCACCGGGTGTATTCTTAATAATGGACCTCAATAGTTCTAATTCACCATTCACGTTATGATTACAGCATATTCTATAGTTAAAATATGGTAAATTATACTTCTTTTCTTTATCTTTTACTGTTATTATTTCGTCTAATCGCGGCTCCATTATACATTCATATAATTTTAAAACTTTAACTAACGTAAGTTCTTATCGGCTGTATAATACGTTTTTCCTTTCATGACGAAACTGTGTACCCGTGCATACGCCCACGCTTGTGCAGTAGCACCTGGTCGATGTCCCGTACGCCACGCGGCTAAACCACGGTCGTACACGGTTTTTAGCGTTTTCAAAGGTATACCCGTCACTTTAGAAATATCTTTCAGTTTCGTTACACCGGGGTACTTTTTGCGGAACTTTGAGGTATAACTCGACGTTTTCGTTTCGATGTTCTTATCGGTTTTGAATGGTGTATAATCACGTTTTAACATCTTTTTGTAACGCGTCTCGACGTTCTTAAGAGTATTAAGTCCCCTGAAATATTTTAACGGTGCATATATTTTACCTTCACTCTTACGAAGTTGCGTTATCTTTTTACGAATATCGCTATCGGATAACATCTTAAAGATTGTGTTCGTAGTTACAATAAATGGAGAAAAAAGTACTCGATCATGGTTTTGTTAGACTCGTGGATCACATGCCACAAAAGGAACTCGATTCAGCAATTGTTCAAGCCGCTCGTGTCTCTTACGGAGACGGAACGAAAACAACTCGAGGTGATGCTGGTCTTATTCGATATTTAATGCGTCATTGGCATAACACACCGTTCGAAATGGTTGAATTCAAGTTTCACATTAAAATGCCGATGTATATCGCGCGTCAACACATGCGTCACAGAATGGCGAGTGTGAACGAGTACTCAGCAAGATACTCAGTCGTTAAAGACGACCACTATAAACCCGAAGTTTTACGTGGTCAATCAAAAGTAAATCATCAAGGTTCAGAAGGTGAAATCGATGCAAATAGCGAACGCGAAAATGTATTAAATAAACACTTTGATACTTCGTACGAAATATACACGTACCTACTCGAAGATGGTGTGTGTAGAGAACAGGCGAGAGGTGTACTTACACAATCTACGTATACCGAATTTTATTGGAAAATAGATTTACATAATCTCATGCATTATCTCCGTCTTCGCTTAGAACCAGGTGCACAGAAAGAAATTCGTGACTACGCAAGTGCAATTTATGATCTCATACAACCACTCGTACCCATTACCATGAAAGCGTTCGTAGACTTTAGAATGAATGCGATCCAACTTTCAGGACCGGAAATAGAGGCTATCGCAAACGGTACACCTATTGAATCAATTGGTGAACGTCGAGAATTTGAAGAAAAAATGAAACTTTTGGGGCTCGATAAAAATATCAGTAAAGAGTAAGAATAAAATGTTTTCACTCTCTACAGTTACAGCAAATTTTGCGTCGACGAAGAAAAAGTTTAAAAAGTTCGGTAAAAAACTCTCGAAATCAAGAAAAGAAGATATTTCTAAAATCAGAGATAAACTCAAAGAAATTGCGAATAGTGAAAAGGATCGTGTGAAAAGTATTTTTGAGGAACACAAAAAGTTCTTCAAAGATAATAAACCTACCCCAACCACGGAAACAACTGCTATTGATTTTTACGAGAAGCCCTAAGCACTAAATCAAGACTTATAAGTGTTAAAACTACAAAAGCACTTTGACTTCCGTGATCTAACATATTACCAGCAAAAACAGCTGATAAAACACTATACTGAACATATCTCATTTCTCGTCTTGATTTTTCTAAAGAACGCTTTATGGATGCTCTGGATTTCTCCAAACCCAGAACAGCCGTACTTATATTCTTTATTCTATTCGGCATTTCTACTGATGTTGAAAACATGTCTCCAATATCAATCACGTCAGATACTTGTTCTTGTATCAAGGGTTCAAGGTACTCGAAATACGTAAAGTCTGGATCTAATTTTACACACGTCCCTTCAATTGTTGAAAATGCCTTTGCGAGATACACGAACGATGTTGGTATAATAAACGGTTTCGTTTGTGCTAAAGACATGAGAAGTTCATCTTGTAAAATATCGTTTTTTAAACTTTTACCATCGAGCGTTTCGAGATAGTTTAACGTTGTTTTAAAAAAAAGTTCTATGTCACTCGTATCCGATGTTGTCGGTAAAATTATACCCAAATCTATGAGTGTATCGACTACACCTTTTACATCTTTGTTTACAATGTACAAAAACATCTTTTTGAATCCCTCTTTTATATCATCACTTAAACCAATAACAAGTCCAAAATCGTAAAAAACAAGTTTCCCGTCTTTGGAAAAACCCAAATTCCCTGGGTGTGGATCTGCATGAAAAAATCCATAATCCATAGTTTGTATAACATATGAATTAATAAGGGCTTGACATACTTTCTTACCATTTACATTCGTATCAGAAATATTAGCGAGTTTTTCAGACTCGACGTATTCCATAACGATCATATTTTCATTGGAGAATTCCTTATACACTTTAGGTATCTTTACCCATTTCATTTTCTTAAACGATTTACGAAAACGTACCGCATTTTCAATTTCTTTTTCGTAATTCGTCTCCGCGAGTAAATATTCAATAGATTCATCTAATACGTAACCCGTACCTGTACCCGTATCAATACCAATCTTTTCTAAAAAGTGAACAATATCACGAACATCATCGGTATCCCTTTTCATTATATTATAAATATCTGGACGACGCAGTTTAACTACAACTTCCTTACCTGTGTTTAATACAGCTTTGTGAACCTGACCTATACTTGCAGATTTAAACGGTTCATACTCAAAACTCGAAAATACATCTAAATCGACATGTTCCTTAATCGTAGTTTCTACGGAATCTTTATCGATAGGTGGTACATTATCTTGTAAAGATTCAAGTTGAGTTATAAAATCAAGTGGGTAAAGGTCACCCCGTGTTGATGCAATTTGTCCCAATTTAATAAACGTAGGTCCCAGTTCAATCAATTGGTCTTTTGTCCATTTTCCAAACTTTACCTGATTCTTTTCAAACTGCCTTTTCCATAAAAACTCAGCAGCAAACTTCCACGTCTTTTGCTTTTGCCTTTGTGGTAATATTCTTATAGGTGTATTTTTAGCGAGACATGCCACCACCATCTTATTATAGTTGACATTATAATTCTTTAAATAAATATTTGAACATTATCCTCGAATGAATTTGTATGAAAATAAAAAAAATAATTTTTTCGTATGTTATTATAAATGCGTGTTCATATAATAGGTGCCGGACCAACGGGTATGTCAGTCGCATGGGAACTTCTCAGGTCAACTGATCACGAAGTCATTATATACGATCGTAAAGAATCCGCAGGTGGTTCATGGTGGGAACCGAAAGGTCCCAAAAGAGATTTACACGCGCATCGTATTGTATTTAATAATGCCTTTGTAAACACGAACAGTTTATTTGAAGAAATGGGTATATCCTGGGATGATATGTTTCAACCCGCAGATACTCGTGTATACACTACAATTTTCAAATATTTAAACTTAAAAGACTATACAACATTAGCTTCACTCGCTACACGAGTTTTATCACAACCAGATAAATATAGAAAAATACCACTCAAAAATGCATTGGGTAAATTATCGGAACGCGGCGAAAAGATACTCCAGGTTTTACCTTTAATAATAGACGGTGTAGATTGGGAAACGATGTCTGCATTTGAATTTGTAAAAAGTTTTGATAACGTAGGTCTTTCAAGACAATATGTACAGAAAGTTTCGGGAAGAGAAATGTCGGAAAAAATGCAAAATGCACTTTTGGAAAAGGGTGCAAAGTTTATGTTTAACACGGAACTTGAAAAAGTAAAGTATAAAGGTGATACGTATAAAGCTTTTTTTACAAATAAATCTGTAATAAACGACGGTCTTCTCATTTTGTGTGTAGATAATAGTAAAGCTCTTAAACTTATAGGTGAAAATTGGGGTAAAGAAGCACATAAAAAAATTGGTAACAGTACATATGGTTGTATAAATATATTACTTGATTACGATATACCAGTATATTTACCAAAAACTGATATAGAATATGCCGTGGAAACTGAATTTAATATACAACCCGTTGTTTTGAGTGACAATAAAACAGTATCGTGTGTTATATGCAATTTAACGGACGAAGTTTTATCGTGTGACCCCGAAACACTTAAACGTAAAGTTATTGAACAGTTACAATTACCTAAACCGAAAGATGTTCGTATAGGATGGGGTGTAAATTGGGTGGATGGAAAATGGGTATTTGAACAATCATCAGGTGTTTTGAGTTTATACGGTCAAGTTCCATTTTACGGTAAATGTTCTAAAGTTGCTTTATGTGGTATGATGTCCGAAAGAAAAACACCATATTCAAGCATCGAAGCCGCCATTGAAGTTGGTCGAACATTTTGTCATGAAGAATTTAAAACGAGACCATCTTTACACCCAATATTAATATCACATATAATACTAATTACCGTAATTTTATTATTAATAATTACATATACACGAAAAGATTAAAATGTTATTTAAAAGGTACAGTTTTATATAGTTTATTATGACATACTCGGTTGAGGCTACGGTTTACGAACCCATGTATGAATACAATGAAAAAAAGTATATAAAATTGACTATTCCCAATAAAGTTCGTGATTATATTCTCGGTTTACATGCTAATAAGTCTGATGTAATACTTTTTCCCGATAAACTCGACGATCCGTTAGAAGGTAACGTTTTAAAAGTAAAAGTCCCGTTCAGATACCGACGCGTCATGTGTAACGTAGACGGTGATAAACCTGTTCAATCACTTGTAAAAGGAGACCTAGTTCAAACCGAACTTCAATTTAATGGTGTTTGGAATGCTCACGAACACAGTGGATACTCGTGGGTATTGAAGTATATTAAAAATATCTAAATTAGTTTACTTCAGTTATTTTCTCTTCATCTTTAACATCTGGTAAATCAATCTCTTTTAATCCACCTTCTTTTAATGCCATTAACATTCTAATACTACCTTCAAGTCTTAAAACTTCTTCACGCATTTTTTCGACCTGTTCTGTCATCTTTGTAATATTATTTTCTATATTCATACAAACCATTATTTATATAATATTAGTACTAATATTCTTTAATATATTTTAACGTACATAAAGTTTAAAAGTGTGTATTTATTAATGTCACTCACGCGTTCGGGATATCTCACAGGAGAGACACAAGAAATCAAAAACGAACTTACTGTTCGCGCCGTTGTAAATACGGAATTTGGGTTTCCTCCGCCTCCCTTTAAGGTATTCAGAAAAACGAAAACGGGTATATGTGTACCCCGATTTTACGGTGAAGATAAATTAGGACCACCAAAAGAAGATCGCCGTCCCGAACCATTTAAAATATCAACCAAGTTTAATGGAAAATTACGTGACGAAACCCATCAAAACGATGCTTTGGCGGCTGCACTCAAAGCCGGACATGGCGTTCTTTCGCTTCCGTGTGGGTTTGGTAAAACGACTGTATCCCTGGCCATAGCGTGTAAACTCGGATACCGAACCATGATTGTTGTTCACAAAGAATTCTTAGCAAACCAATGGCGTGAACGTATCCAGCAGTTTTGTCCCGGTGCGTCCATAGGTATAGTCCAACAAGACAAAAAAGAAACGGAGTGTGATTTTGTCATTGCTATGCTCCAATCACTTTCGTTAAAAGAGTACTCGTTTAACGATTTTGACACGATAGGAACTTTGATTGTTGATGAAGCACACCATATATGCGCTAAAGTGTTTTCCCAATCCCTATTCAAAATGTGTCCCAAACACGTATTTGGTCTTTCGGCAACGCCTACACGTAAAGATGGTCTCACGAAAGTTTTACATTGGTTCATGGGACCAACATTCTTTGCCGTCGAGCGTGAAAATCAAAAACAGGTCGAAGTGTTTCCAATTGAATATACATGTCCACGATTCCAAGAACCACCACCATGTACACGTTTCGGAAAACTTTCATTAGCAACTATGATTACCGAACTTACCGAAGATCGCGCAAGAAACGTCGTTATACTAAACCTTATAAAAAATATTATTAAAGGAACGCGTCAGGTTCTCGTCTTAAGCGATCGTCGCCACCACTGTGAAGTACTCCACCAAAGTTTCAAGAAAACGTCTGGTTTGTACATGGGAGGTATGAAAGAAGCTGAATTAACCGAATCGAGTAAAAAACAAATCATTTTCGCGACGTTTAGTCAAGCACATGAAGGTCTTGATATACCTTCACTCGATACGGTTATACTTGCAACACCTAAGTCTGATATCGTTCAATCTATAGGACGAATCATGCGTGAAACACATGGTAAAAAGAACAACCCTCACATTTACGATATTTTCGATCAATGGTCTATTTGTCATGCCATGTATAATAAACGTCTCAAAGTGTACAGGCAAGGTGGTTTTAAAATTCCAAATATGAAAAAGGATGATGAACCCAACGTATTCAATACAGGGAAATGCCTCGTTTTACCCTAAAAATAATCATCTGTATTTATAAGAATGCCTTGTTGTGTCACGGGTCGTAACATACAAAAGTATAAAGGTGCTGGTGGAACTGCGTCTACACTTCAAGATGCTTTAGAAAATGATAATGTAGCAACTATAGATATTATTTTGCAATCACCCGCAAAATTCGTAGGTGACGGTAGTGGTTTATTCGGAATACCAGGTGTAGGTGGTTCTGTTGGTAATCTTCAACAGGTTACAGACGTTAATTCGACAAGTACAAATAAAATTATTTTAACAAATACAGCTACATCTTTACAAACATATGGTAATATTGTTGTTGGAACGAATGTGTACGCGTCTGAATATTTTGGTGATGGTACAAAACTTTCGGGTATCGCTTTGAATACAGAATTAGCAGATAATGTTATTCGAATAGGTAATTTGGAAACGAATTTAACGAATAATAGTATTCGAATAGGTAATTTAGAAACGAATTTAACCGATAATTCGACTAGAATTACATCCGTCACAAATAACCTTACAAATAATGTTATTCGAATAGGTAATTTAGAAACGAATTTAACCAATAATGGTATTCGAATAGGTAATTTGGAAACGAATTTAACCAATAATTCGACTAGAATTACGACCGTCACAAATAATCTTACAAATAATGTTATTCGAATAGGTAATTTAGAAACGAATTTAACCAGTAATTCATCGAGAATAAGTACATTAGAAACTGAAATTCAACCTGTAAACAGGGGTGGAACGGGTTTAACAAGTTTTGTAAGTGGTGATTTAATATATGCAAATGGAACATCAAGTTTTACAAATTTAGCGGCAAGTTCAAGTACACAAGGTTACTTTCTCAAAAATGATAACGGTATACCTACATGGGCAGACGTGTCTCTAGTTGGTTCAGCAAGTCCGTATAGTATTACCGCAGGTTCCGGTTTAAGTGGTGGAAATTACAACGGGTCTTCTGCAGTAACATGGACAGCAGACTTCAATGTCGTCGCAACAACTTCAAATTTAAATAGTAACGTTGCTCGTATAAATACACTAGAAAACGAAATTCAACCCGTAAACCGAGGTGGAACAGGTTTAACAAGTTATACGGTAGGTGATTTACTCTATGCAGTTGGACCCACAACTCTTTCTGTATTATCCGCTGGAAACAACGGTGAAGTACTTACGATGAGTTCGGGATTACCATCTTGGGCAGTAGCTTCAGGTGGAAGTGGTGGGGGATACTGGACACAGTCAGGTTCATCTATATACTATACTAATGGTAACGTTGGTATAGGAACAACAAATCCAAATTATAAACTCCACGTCGCAGGTACGTCAAACTTTACAAACGCAATATATACAAATGGTAGTGTAGGTTTATCTGGTCAAGTACTTACATCGACTGGACCAGGTAGTGCACCAACGTGGACAACAGTTTCTGGTGGAGGTGGTGGTAGTAGTTATTGGACACAGTCAGGTTTAAATATATATTATACAACGGGTAACGTTGGTATATCTAATACAAACCCTAATCATAAATTATCAGTCGCGGGTGATATTTACACTTCATCAGAAAACGGATTCATAGGATACGGGGGTAATATTTCGGGTATATCTATCCAAGGAGAAAGAAATAATACGATTATAAATTTTGGTATAGGTAGTAAAACACAAAGTGCTTACGATAATCCAGATTAATTAAATATATACTGATATATTAGAATGTCTGGAGAACTTGTACCTCAACTTTACCCTTCAGAATATGATAACTTGACTATGGCCGGTGCATCTATGATTACCGACAGCACTTTTGGTTGGTGTTCAGCTATAAATAATACAGGTACTGTATTTGCAATCGGTGCTAATAGAAAAGTATTTGTATATACATCCAATGCAACAAGTACTACATTTCGATCAATAATAAGTGATCCCGAAGGAAACCCTAGTAGTGTAACATATTTTGGATCTACAATTGCTATAGATGCAGCAGGTGATACTTTGATAATAGGTTCACGAGGAAATAACAGGGCTTATGTCTTTGATACAATCGATAAAAATAGACAAAATTGGACACAACGTAAAAATAATTTTGGATCACCAAGTTATATTTCGCCTCAATCTCCGGATCTTTTTGGTGCATCTGTAGATGTAGCTGATGATGATGATACTAGATTTATTATTGGAAATCCGGGTCAATACCCCAAAGTTGAAATTGTAAGCTGGCCCAAAGACTCGGCAATAACCACTCTTACTATATTAAGTGGTAATCATGCATTTGGGTATTCGTGTAAATTATCTGGAGATGGTAAAGTTGCTATAATTGGTGCACCTGGAGCGTTTAATCCATCAGTACAAACATCTAGTACTGCCATGTATGAATCTGGTATAGTATATGTATACGAAGAACCTGCAACAGGGTTTGGGATGTGGAACACACGTGCCATGCCATGGGGAACTCAAAATATACCATTCCCCGACTATGTCGAAACACAATCCTCCGAATTTTCAAATATTAAGAGAGTTACCAATACATCTGTAGAAAATGGAGGAACAAAAATACGCACACTACCTGCATTTGGACACAGTGTTGCTATAAACAAAGACGGTAGTATAATAGCTGCTTCAGCTCCGGGTAGACAATGTTTTTTTAGTGCAAAATGGGAACAAACGTCGACTTCATCAGCTCTACAATATGTTTTTATGACCGAAAAACCAATAGTAAATACATCAATAGGGTTCGGAGCTACTTTACACATGAATTACGATGGTACGCGTATTGTAATTGGTAATGGGTTTGTGGAAGATACCGTATATTGGGATTATGATGACCCGACTACAGTTGCTTGGCAAATCGTATCCCAAGGAAGTCCTGGTAATAATGGGAATGGTGCGGGTCCAAGTTCATATAATTTAATGGATTGGAACGGTAAAAACTGGGTTAATTTCCATGAAGATTCAGAAAGTAAAGAATTTGGTGGTTTACCTACATCAATATCAAAAAATGGTGAATTTGTAATCTTTTCGGCTTTATATTATTATGGAACGTTATACGCAAACGCAAATAGACAAACAGGTTCAGATCGTAGTTGGTCAACTGGTTCAACTGTATTTACATTTAAACGGTTCCCACCAACGATAAAAATGTTAGGAAAAACAAGTTTAGGTGGTGATCTAGACTGTACAAGTTTAACATTGGGTGGTGACACATCTTATCTAGATGCGAATACTACCCCCGGAAAACTCATTTTTAATGATCCAGTCACGGAAAATGGTTTATTCGAATCATCCATACAAAACACATCACGATATACGGGTGACATTCATAAAACTGAATTATTAATATACAAATCGGGGCATGTAAGAGGATCTAATACACATGGTCCAGATAGAATACGGATAAAAGCACCAACAATATGTTTAGAGGGTATGGTATTTGAAAATAATCCCACAGGAGTGGACGCACGTAGACAGGTATGGTCCCCTGCAGGTCAGGATTTTGCTAAAACATTAAAAGAAGCAAGTGGAATTTATAATAGATTAACATTAACAGGTTTAGGTAACGTTGGTATAGGCGTACCCGAATTTGATGATACTGATATCAAAGAAAATGCTGGATTAGATATAACTACATTATACCCCGATAAAAGATTGGATAAAACTCACGAAAACCCAAATACACACGCAGATCCTCTTATCAATCATAGACTTGTAGTTGCAGGGTCACAAGATATACAAGGCGGAAAACTTTTTATAAACAGTTATGAATCGTCTAATGTAATAGTTGATGGTTTATCTACACATTACAATACCATGTCTAAACAATGTTTTTTCGAGGAAACTGGTACTACTTATTGTAAAAATGAAGCACACGAAAGAAATCCGTGGTGGCAATTTTATAATAAAACTTACACTGCGACAAAGCATAGATACCAATTAAATTTAACATTAAGTTCAGGAGGGTCGGCGTATAATGATACCTATAAAGCTTTAGTTTTTAATTCAAGTCATATTGATTATGCAAACGGTAGACTTATGTCAGTATATTGCCCTATAACCGGTGATCAACTAGGAGTTGTTAACCAAGGTATAAATACAATATCATATTGGTTTATGCCACTAAAATCACAGACCTCTTTCAATAATATGATATTTGGTCAAAAAAACCCAGACGCTGGCGTTAGTGATAGTATCTCCCATATAGTTACATCTTCGAGTTTTATGATAAAATATACAAACGCACCAAGTTATGGTACGTATTTAACATCCTACACATTTGATCAGAACAAATGGTATCATATATGCGTTAAATACGATAATACACCGGGTAATGGTGGTACGGCGACCACACAACTATGGATAAATGGTATATCACAAACTCTAACTGCACAAGGAGTAGGTGTCACTGATTTATGGGATACTGTTGTTTATGGTACCATAACTCGCTATTACGTAACTTTTATGGACGATGCATATTTTGGTAACATACCTGGAGGTGCAGGTTTTCAAACAGGGTATCCGGGTACAAGTGATTATGCAATTGGTAACTTTAAACATTATATAGCTACCGATGGTAGTAGTTACGCAGGTAAGAGAGTTGTACCGGATTATAACACGGCCACTGATCTATACAACGAAGGTCCACCGGATCAAGTCATAATAGCCGACGGTTTTATAAAATCACGAGGTTTATCAGCTTTAGGTAATAATAACCTTACCTTTAGTATATCAGATTCAGAAAGATTAGCAATACTCAGTACAGGTGAATTGCGTGTAAATGGTAGTGTAGGTACATCTGGTCAAGTACTTACATCGAGTGGAGCGGGTAGTGCACCAACTTGGACATCAGTTTCTGGTGGTAGTACTAGTAGTACTGTATGGTCAACTTCAGGTACGAATGTACACTATAATAATGGTAACGTTGGTATAGGAACAACAAATCCAAACTATAAACTTCACGTCGCAGGTACGTCAAACTTTACGGGTGAATTAAGTGTAAATGGTAGTGTAGGTACATCTGGACAGGTGCTCACGTCGAGTGGAGCGGGTAGTGCGCCAACGTGGACAACAGTTAGTAGTAGTTATTGGACAACATCGGGATCGAGCATATATTATAATACTGGGAACATCGGTATAGGAATTACAAACCCAGCATACCATTTAGATGTTGCGGGTGATATAAACTTTACAGGTGAATTAAGTGTAAATGGTAGTGTAGGTACATCTGGTCAGGTGCTCACGTCGAGTGGACCGGGTAGTGCGCCAACGTGGACAACAGTTAGTAGTAGTTATTGGACACAGTCAGGTTCATCTATATACTATACTAATGGTAACGTTGGTATAGGAACAACAAATCCAAATTATAAACTCCACGTCGCAGGTACATCAAACTTTACAAACGCAATATATACAAATGGTAGTGCAGGTTTATCTGGTCAAGTACTTACATCGACTGGACCAGGTAGTGCACCAACGTGGACAACAGTTTCTGGTGGAGGTGGTGGTAGTAGTTATTGGACACAGTCAAGTTTAAATATATATTATACAACGGGTAACGTTGGTATATCTAATACAAACCCTAATTATAAATTATCAGTCGCGGGTGATATTTACACTTCATCGGAAGGCGGTTTTAGAGGAAATGGGCGTAACATAACTGGTATTAATATTACAAGTGAAAGAAATAACACGATTATAAATTTTGGACAACAGTCAAGTCTTAAACAATCCATAAACGGTGACCCGTTTTAATTTTCTTTTTTTAATTTATTTATTATATTAGTAAAATGGCTACACAGGAATTAGTCAGCCAGCTTATTCCAGAACATTATGATAATTTAACAGATGCAAACGCTATTGGTACAACTAATTTTGGTATATCTTCGTGTCAAAATAATAAAGGTACAGTTTTTGCGATCGGTTCATCTGATAGGGTTTTAGTTTATACAAGTAATTCGTACACAACTAAATACGCAACGACAATTTCCAATCCAGGAAACTCAAATAGTTTATTTGGATTTAAAATCGCCATGGATTCACCGGGGGATACTATTATAGTAAGTGCACCGGGAGATAATAGAGCTTATGTATTTGATGCACAGAATAATTCTAGAACGTCATGGACTCAGCGTTCAAACGGGTGGAATAGTAATAGTTATTTAGGAACTTCTGATCCTGGTACTATACATTACGGTTCAGATGTAGACGTGGCAAGTGATGATGATTCGTTATTCGTTGTTGGTAGAGCAGGTGACCATAAAATTGAGTTATGGTCTTGGCCAAATGGATCTTCGGCAACACTTTTAAAAACTATAACACATTCAGATAACTTCGGGTTTTCGTGTAAACTTTCAGCAGATGGTCAAGTTGTTATAGCCGGTGGTCCGGGTAATTATTACCCTTATGGTACCAATGCTTATGGTAATGGTATAGCATACGTGTACGAAAAAGATCCTTTAATCGCGAGTACATGGACTCAAAGATCACTTCCATTCGACTATACGGATTGTCCTGCCTATGTAGAAGGTTATACAACTATAAAAAATGTTACTGATAAATATGCGGTCGATGGTGGTACTAAAACACCCGTTAATCCAGCTTTTGGGTATAGTGTAGCTATAAACAAAGACGGTACTTTTATAGCAGTTTCAGCTCCGGGTAGACAGTGTTTTTTTTCAGCCGAGTGGACAAATAATACATATTATAAATGGTTAACAGGTAAACCGGTTACAGGTGAAATTGATGCATTTGCTGGATTTTTATTTATGCAATACGATGGAACGCGTATAGTTACAGGAAACACAAGTATAGAAGAGACATTGGCTTGGGAGGACCTATATGGCTGGACGTCAATCGATTCTCCGAAGAGTTTCTGTATATTGGATTGGAATGGTCTTTATTATACAAATTATACTGAAACAATCAATCTATACTCGTTAGGTGGATTACCTACATCTATGTCGAAAAACGGGGAATTTTGTTTATTTTCTTCAAAATATAAGTGGCATGGATATTTTACAGGAAATGAGAATAGACCAACGGGTGTTAATCGAACTACATATACAGGACGTACAGTTTTTTCATTTACAAGATTCGCACCTACAATAAAAATTTTAGGGACAACGACAATAGGCGGTGATTTAAAAGTACGTTTTTTGAGTGTAGGTGGTGATAAATCATACATAGATAGTGATTCGAATGCGGGTTTCGTCCCAGGTTATATAAATTTTGAGAATACTAAAGATGAACATAGTATTTTTAGGTCACAAATCATAAATACACCACAATATACTGGTGATGATAATTTATCCGAACTCTTACTGTTTAAATCTGGACACGTTCGAGGTCTTAATTCCAGGGGTCCTGACAGAATACGCCTTAAATCACCAAGTGTTATTTTAGAAGGTATGACATTTGAAAATCACCCACTTTATGTTCGTTCCTATAACAACGCGGTGGGTCCGGTAGCTGAATTATGGTCTAAATATCTTAAAGAAGCTTCCGCGGTTTATTCTCGATTAACCTTAACGGGTATAGGTAATGTAGGTATAGGTATACCTGAATATGCTGACCATATCATCAAGGAAAATTGGAATTTAGGGAATACTGCTGCCGTAGAAGCTTCCGATTTTCATAAACAAAATGCAAATGCAAATGCACAAGCACCACCTCTCATAAACCATAGACTGGTTATAGATGGTACACAGAGTATACAAAATGGAAAACTTCACATAAACAATCCAATATCTTCAAATCTAATTACAGATGGTTTATCGTCTTGTTATAATACCATGACGAGTACTTGTATTCAGAATACAAATACTTCAAATATACCTTACGTAATGTGTGATAGTAAGAAACGTAACGCTCATTTTACTAAAGACGACGGTGGCTATACTGTAGAGGACCGAATGAGATTATACAATACGGTTACATATGATGATGTAAATAAAGGATTATATTTTGGAACGAGTACATCGTATGCACAGGGATATATACATGCAACAAGAGAGCCTATTACAGGTGATACTACGAACGGGGCTCTGTCTGGTATATATACAGTCTCATATTGGTTTATGTTAAAAGATTATGCACAAAGTACATTTGGGACGAGTGGAAAATTAGTATTTACCTCTTATGGACATACCACATTTGGATACGGTCATAAAATTACAAGTTCGGGATTCAAAGTCGTGTATACACCCGGTCAGGCGGTTGGTATACAGCCTCAATACGTATTCGCGGAAGCTGAATATACTGTAAATTATACGTTTAATCAAAATGTATGGTACCACGTATGTGTTAAAGTAAATAATACAGCTGGAACTAGCGCCACTCAAGGTACAGCAAGTACACAATTATGGATAAACGGTGTATTACAATCTTTAACCGCAAACGAAATAGTTACAGACATGCAAGGGTATTTCCCAAGCTTTTGTTATTTTGGGGTAGTTAATCAAGCAGTTAACGCAAGTGAGTATGGAAGTATATCAGGTAGTCATACTTTAGGTGGTGATGGTATGTATGGTCACCTTATTGGTAATATTAAAATTTATATCGCACACGATGGTAGGTTCCGTGTGGCAGTACCAGATTATAACACTGGCCCCGACTTTTACAACGAAGGACCACCCAACGAAGGATTATCGATATTAGGTGGTATGAATATATCAAGCGGTTTACGTGTAAATGGTTCCCATGGTATGAGTGGACAGGTACTCACATCGAGTGGTGGAGGTGCAATGCATTGGACAACAGTTTCTGGTGGAGGTGGTAGTAGTTATTGGACACAATCAAGTTCAAACATATACTACATATCAGGTTTCGTAGGTATAGGAACTACAGCACCGAATTATGATCTTGACGTTAATGGTACAACAAATTTTAATGGTACAACAAATTTTAGTGATACCATGTATTTAAGTGGCAGTGCGGGTACATCTGGACAGGTACTTACATCGAGTGGACCGGGTAGTGCACCAACTTGGACGACAAATTGGACACAAACAGGTACAGACGCGTCACATCCAACTGTTACGATGACTTCCTCAAGTTCAGGTGGATATGTAGCATCGGCCAGTTCGTTTACGATATCAGGTGACGCATATACCGCATTTAATAATGTCATAGGGCAGGAGGGATGGACGGGTGCAGACTGGTATTATACAGGGTCTCCGACTGGAACTTATACTGGTAATTTTTCGACAACATATAACGGGAGTACAACCGTATATGGCGAGTGGATACAGTTACAGGTTCCAACGAGTATAGCCATAGATTCAATAAAAATTGCACCTCAGGATACTAGAAGTTCACACGCTCCGACCGAGGGTAAAATTTTGGGAAGTACGGATGGTTCGACGTGGAGTTTAATACATAGCTTTACGGGACAAACATATACCGACGGACAATATACAACTATCTCGTTTAGTACATCAGTCGCGTATTCATATTTTAGAATATGTGTTGAAAGAACTGGCGGTGGACAAAATCCTGGTCCTGGTTCCGTGATAATTGGTGAATTAAAATTTAATAAGTCGATAGATATATATTATAATATTGGGAACATCGGTATAGGAATTACAAACCCAGCATACCATTTAGATGTTGCGGGTGATATAAACTTTACGGGTGAATTAAGTGTAAATGGTAGTGTAGGTACATCTGGTCAGGTGCTCACGTCGAGTGGAGCGGGTAGTGCACCAACGTGGACAACAGTTTCTGGTGGAGGTGGAGGTGGTGTATGGACAACCTCAGGCTCAGATATATACTATAATAATGGTAATGTTGGTATAGGAACATCGTCACCAGCCCACCCCTTACACGTAATAGGCGATATATATGCAACTGGAAACGTTACTGCATATTCAGACGTTAGAAATAAGAAAAATCTTAAAACTATAGAAGATCCAGTTTCTAAAATAGAAAAAATAAATGGGTACACGTATGAAAAAGATGGTATAGCATACACGGGTTTAGTTGCTCAGGAATTACTCGAAGTGTTACCGGAAGCTGTATCTGGCACAGAAAAAACTGGATACGGTATAGCTTACGGGAACATGGCAGGTATATTTGTAGAAGCTATAAAAGAACTTAACTCGAAAATAAAAGCACTTGAAAATAAATTAAGTCAAATCGTCTAAAACTTTAAATACTGATACACTAGATATTGTAACAGAAGATGAACCACAAAAAACTAAAATTTAAACGCTAATAAAATCATTTAGAATAGCATTTATAGGTCCACCTTCGCTCGAAAAGAGCCCTGTGGCTCGAGGTCGAGACATAAATTTTAAAACTCAAAGATGAAAATAGGTGAGAGTGTAAGCTAGAGACGAGAAAGAAGAAAACAACGTTTTTTTTTGCCCAAAATGCCTAGATTTGTCACCTCATTTGGATATCATTTGCTACCCAGTCATACATTGCACCACTTGAACTATTAGAACCCTTCACAAAATAAAACGTTGCACCCACCGTGAGTGATTCTGTCCACAACGCGAGGTTGTCATTACTATATACACTAGTTTTAAAGTTTGATGTAAAAGTACCTCTCGATAAAGTAATACCATCGTTAAAAGCTTTTACTTTGGGAATACAATGTGAATAGAACCATTCACTTGTACCACTTTGACTGTTATAATTATAACTTAATGTACCCCAAGACGCAGAATATTGTCTATCTGTATTCTGTGTACTTGAATCAGAACCCATATTACCATACGTACCAATAGAAAACTCAAAACTAGTATCATTACATTGAACATCAAGTTTAAATATACCTTGGGCGACCCAACCATGCTTTATAGTAAATGTTTTACTGTGATGCGTCTGCGTTTCGGTATAGACAGTTCCATCTGGACCATTCATACTAGCAAATGATATGTAAGTCGCCGAGTTCGTCGATGGATTATAGATGTAAAAGTCACCCCACCCATCAAATCTATCACCAGACCAGTCATTCCAATAGTACCGGTTACCAGATGGGGTTAGAGACCCCGAAGAGGGATTATACCCACTTGGAATTGTCCGTCCACTCGTTTGATACATATCTTTAGTTGGTACGATTGTATTCATTGTATAACCCTGACTACCAGTTAGACCTTTAGATACCAACAAAACGGCAAGAAAAATAATTTTATCCTTAAAACTAAGCAAACTTATTTCACCGGACGAAACTGATGAACTTCCATCTGTAAAAGTTATATTATACAACTCAGACATACTATGAGGCGCCGTATCTTGAAGTATAGTGTTTAATATATTATATAAATCCGGTGAAGAACCAACCGACATTTATTTATATAATATAATATAAAGAACCCATTTTTACCATTCTGGAAAAAGTCACAATGGTAGAAAGTTTTTTTACTTTTACTTTCTCGGAAGCGAATCCATTATCGCGAGAGCTACAACACCCGCAATGAAAAACAACACGACGTAATTACACTCGGTATCTTCTTCTCTACCAGTAGAATTTTTACGATTCTCCTGGACTGGGACTGATACCTGTTGTGAAGGCCTCGGTCTTTCAATAGGATCTTCGTCTAAGGGACAATAACCTATCATTTATACTATATTTTACAAATTAATTTCGACTGACTTTTTCTTTCGCCCGCGTTTACCCTTGGTCTGAGAAACTTTCACTTCACGAACGTCGCCGTCTTCACCTTCACCTTCTTCCGTTGGAGCTTCAGCTATATCCGAAACGTCGTCGTCATCGTCGTCTACACTCGGTGGTTCCTGTGGTGCAATACTCGTCGTATTCATAGGTGGTGTTGGTGGCATCATAATGTTACCCATAAGACTCGAAATGTCGAAACCGGGTCCCTGCATTTCGCGTCGTTCACCGGTTTCAGGTGTTTGTTGTTGCTGAGATTTTGGAACCGTATTCTGAACCGCGGTCATCATGTTCTGAACGAGTCCCGGATTTTGTTTAATCACGTCATTCATGTTTGGCATGACGGATTTAAACATACTATTCGTTAAATGGAACATCATCGCCGAACCACCAAGCATCATAATAAGTTTGATTTCTGGTGCAACGTGCATTTTTGTTCTATACTTCACGTATAACTCCTCGAAAACCTCATCGTAATCGTCGACGTTTTCCATAACATTTTCAGACCATCCATCGAGTTGAATCTCAAATGGGTTATACTTCTTATTTAAAAATTCAAGACCTGTCGTACACGCGATAAGCATACGTCTCGAAAACTTAATTGATTTATCGACATCTATACTATATGTAATTCGCTTAACTTCGTTTCTAAGTTCATCTATAGGGGAATAAACATTCAAACGCTTGTTTACAGTAAACCCCTTTTTTTCCAAACGTCCGAGTTTATTAACTAAATCGGCTTTCTCTTCGTCTATTGTTTTAAAACCAGGGGATGGTTTTTCTTCTTCCTCCATGGCATACCCACCACCTCCTCCCCCGTAGTCCATCTCAGGTTCGTCATCTTCGTATTCACCATAGTCGACTGGTTCTTCCTGAATAGCCGGTGCCGACTGGGGTGTTTGTTTGTTTGGATTAACAAATGAATCCATGTCTTCCTGAAACACCTGTGGTTGAGGTGGCGTAAACTGCGTCTTCATACGCGTAATTTGTTTTTTCACAGGCTGAGATCTAGGAACTTCAATCTCTATTTCATTCATCAAAGCCTGTTCGTTATCATCAAGTTTCATGATATTTGTATCTCTACGATCAAGAATAATCTCTCCGTCCATTACTCTTTATATTGAAACTATTCTATTCTCTTTAACGCACTTTATAAAAAATGTTGTTTCAATATAAATGAAACTTAACTCCACTAACAAAAATACTCTTCGAGCTATGCTTATAGTCGTACTCCTTTTGTGTGTCCTCACGATGTTTCGTACCAGTGGATACCAGGGCAAAGAAATTGAAATCGAAACTGTAAACACGGGTTCGTTGTTTGACATTCCATCATCGGAAGAATGTTTGAAAACCGCTTACTATTCGAATAGTGTTGGTGGTGTATGCAACGGCCAAAAACTCGTCCAGGAACAAGCGGGTTATAAGATGAAGTAAAATCTCCGGTATATATAAATGGCTTTAGTGACTAGTCAGTCATCTTTACCTGATTTCGAACACGAGTATCATACGATTACAGTTGATACTATAGGTCAGTTAAGTAAGAATACGTTTACTGTTCATCTTCAACAAACACTAGAAAATATTGTTCAGGCGAGACTTGTAGCTGCACAAATTACAACTACAAATTCTAACGTTTGTTATATTTCTGTGAACGAACTCGATACGAATTATTCACAAAGAACATCAAATATTTATGGGTATGAAAATCAGGAAGTTATATCTAAAGTAAACAACTCATTTGGAAGTTTGATAAGTGGTGGTGGCACAGTATCGCAAATTATTTTCAAAGATAACTACCCAGTCGTTCAACAATATTCAACACCTATACGAAAAATAGACCGATTAACATTTACATTATTTAACCAAGATGGTAATACTATACAGGGTACAGATGATAACTTTTTTATTTTTAAATTCGTATGTAAACAAAAAAATTTACCATTCGTTACAGGGCAGTAAATAACGCATATTTTTAAACTTTTCTTATTATAAATGTCTTCTGGTATTGTTCAACTCATCGCCATAGGTGCTCAAGATGAATACATTATGGGTGAACCAGAAATATCTTTTTTTACATCAACGTTTAAAAGGCATTCTAACTTTTCACAGTCCGTCGAACAACAGACAATACAAGGGGCTGTGAAAGGTAATTCCATGTCATCTATTCGGTTTGACCGAACAGGGGATTTATTAGGGTATACGTACCTTACTATAGATAATAACGCACAAGCACTCGATATTCAACGCTGGGATACACTTATCGATAAAGTCGAACTTCTTATTGGTGGTCAGGTCATAGATACACAAGATGCCATCTTTACCGAAAAAATAGCTATTGATACATTTGCAACGAACGTATCAAAAAGTGCTATAGGTACACACCCAGGTGTAAGCGCACGCTCGTATTTTTATCCATTTAGATTCTTTTTTTGTGAAGGTCCACAGTGTGCTTTACCCATAGTCTCTTTACATTACCATAACGTAGAATTACGTATATACTGGGGCCCGGATGCAGGTAACTATAACTTTGAATGTTATTCAAACTATTATTATTTAGACAATGAAGAACGCGGTAATCTCGTTTCCCGTAACCATGATTTAATTATTACACAGGTTCAAAAAAGTATTCCATCCAATGAATTAGTTCAAGAATTGACGTTTAACCACCCAGTTAAGTATATTGCATCTTCAGATACAACAACTGAAGGTGCTTTAACGTCTACAACAAATAAAATTAAAATCGAAATAAACGGGTTAGATATTGGTAATTTTAAATGGGCGAAACCGCATTTCATAGATGTTATGAACTATTACCATACAAATTTCGTCACATCACCAGATTTCTTCTTATACTGTTTTTGTTTATCAACAAGTTCACTCCAGCCGACGGGAACACTCAATTTTAGTCGTTTAGATTCAGCAAAGGTGGTTAGCCAGACCATGGTCATAAATGATCCTATATATGCCGTAAACTATAACATACTTCGTATAGAAAATGGTATGGCCGGCCTCATTTACGCAAATTAAAATACGTACCTATATTAAATGGTTAAAAACATACCGACCATCGAGCGGTCTACCAAAATCCGGTTTGGTAAACACGCTACGGACGACCAGGGCGAAAACACGATCGTATTCAATGCTTCAAATACAGCTATAGATACATCAGGTTCAGGGAGTATTTACATGACACCACTTCGTCAAGAAGATGATATAACATCCAGGGATATAACCATGTTAACGTATAACACAGAAACCAAGGAAATTATAGATTCGAATGTACCCGCGGTTGATCTTTTCTCGATTAATTTACAATACGCGACGAATAATGATAACGTTACATCAAATACGGTTCGTTTTATAAATGATACGACCGCGTTTGTAACAACTGGTAATGTCGGTATACATAATACAAGTCCTACACACGCACTCGATGTAGGTTCACAATTTCATGTAACTGAAGGAGGTGAAGTACGCGTGGGTCCTTCTGTTTTAATAGATTCTAGTGTAACTAATCAAATTCAGGTTTCGGGTAGAATAGATACAGATTCGATTACATTAGATCATATTGGTATTGCTAATAACAATCCAACTATAACGGGGTTAAGTTTAGGTTCGACTACGTTTTTACAAAACCCAACTGCATCCATAAACGCATTTAGTACCACGGGTAACGTAAGTGCGGCATTTTACCATGGTGATAGCTATTTTCTTTCAAACTTGAATTTAAACAATATCGTTTTACAAGGTAATACAACCGCTTCTAGAACAGTTGAGTTTAACTATGCAAATGGCCCAGCTTTGATCACGAACGGTAATGTTGGTATACAGAATACGCATGGTATACACACGTTAGATGTTGGTTCGAACTTATTCGTAGACGATATAGGTTCAAATATATTAGTTGTGACCGGTAATACGTTCACATCGAGAAAAGCATTAATTGGGTCAAATGTTACTATAGATACGTTAGGGTCTAATGTCGTTGAAGTTACGGGGAACACGTATACCTCAAGAAAAGCTTTGGTTGGGTCTAACCTTGTTATGGATACACTAGGGTCTAACGTCGTTGAAGTTACGGGGAATACATTTACCTCGAGAAAAGCTTTGATTGGGTCGAATGTTACTATAGATACGTTAGGGTCAAACGTCGTCGAAGTTACGGGGAACACATTTACCTCGAGAAAAGCTTTGATTGGGTCGAATGTTACTATAGATACTTTAGGATCTAATGTTGTCGAAGTTACTGGGAATACGTATACCTCGAGAAAAGCTTTAGTTGGGTCTAACCTTGTTATGGATACACTAGGATCTAACGTCGTCGAAGTTACGGGCAATACGTATACTTCGAGAAAAGCATTAGTTGGGTCGAACCTTGTTATGGATACACTAGGATCTAACGTCATCGAAGTTACGGGGAACACGTTTACTTCGAGAAAAGCTTTGATTGGTTCGAATGTTATTATAGATACACTAGGGTCAAACGTCGTCGAAGTTACGGGGAACGTAAACGTATCGAATTACACAAAAACAGACTATATTACCGTACAAAAAGATGCACACGTAAAAGGTAACCTCCTCGTCGAAGGTACGACAACAACAATTGATACAATAAATACAACTTTCGGAGATGCCGTTATAAGTCTCGCAAACAATAACACTGAAACATCGACAGATATTGGTATTATCATGAAACAACCCAACAGTAATGCGAGTCCAACTGTAACTTTTAGAGGCGACGAAAAAGAAATAATGATCGGCTACACACTAAACAATTCTTTAGATACCGAAATCACACCCGATTTGGCGAACGTAATAGATTTACACGTCTACGGTAACATAATAGCACAGAATAATATAACACTTACATCGGGTGAACTAACAGCCATTACACTAAACGGTAACGTTATTGGTAATAATGTAGATGTTGTTACTTTAACGGGTAATGTTATTGGTAATAATGTAGACGTGATTACACTTTATGGCAATGTCATTGCAGATAATGTATACGTAACAAATAATATAGAAACAACGTCCGGGTTCTTTAAAGGTGACGGTGGTATTCTCTCGAACGTCACTCTTCAACAAGTTACGGATGCGGGTAATACGACATCAAATACGGTTCTGTTTACAAACGCACACACGGCGTTTACGACAGATCTTACGTCTAACGTCGAAGTTAAGTTAAATCAATTATCGAATGTCATCATAACGGATCCAAACGACCATAAAAGTTTACTTTATATCGATGGGAACTGGATAGACGATTATATAGATTTTACTTCCATAGAAGTAAAAGCGGGTGAAGCACTTTCAAAAGGTGATGTTGTTTATATACACGATGGTTCGGGAGATACACCCGAAGTAAGAAAAGCGGATTCATCGAGTGCTTCAACCATGCCTGCTATAGGTATTGTTATGGATGGTTCTATAAACCAAAACAATAACGGACACGTCGTTACTTTTGGTACGTTTGGTATGACGTTTGACACGAATTTTCAAAAAGGTGAAATACTTTATGTAAGTAACACCACACCCGGTGGGTTAATGAATACAGTCCCATTTAATAACACGGATAAAATACAAAACGTTGGTATAGTTGTTAAATCCGGTGAGAAAATTCTTGTTACGGGTGTTGGTCGTTCGAATGATATTCCGAACGCAGAGGAAGTTTATGCACAGCCAACTTACGTCTACGTAAACAGCACAGGTAATGAACTCAAAAAGATACTCGCTTCAAATTTGAGTGCAAATAACCAAACTTTGGATATGGTTACGTCGTGGAGTAACTCGACGCAAAATACCATACAATCAACGCACGCAACAACCGGTTTCATATCGAGTGGTAACGTTCACATTGGAAGTAATATTTTTATTTCTGGTTTAACGGATCCAACAAACAATTATCTAACAATGGCTGATAAAACTACAGGTAATCTTATTAAATCACCTGCATATGTAACAGCAGGTGGTAAATATGTTATAGATGCAGCAGAAGCCGAATTTACTGGTAATTTAACGTTTACTGGTAACGCAACAACTTTTTCATCAAATAATGTTGTTATACAAGATAGAATTTTTGGTTTGGGTGCAAATAATGCAGTTCATAACCTCGATATGGGTATTTTGATGGAACACAAAGATGATGGTGATTATGCCAATATTGCTTTAATTTACCATGCAGATGAACATAGGTTTTCGTTAGGGTATACACAAAATACATTTACAGATGATCATATTTTGCATTACCAAGACCCTGACCATGTAATTACCTTTGATATACTAGGTAATACATTAGTTCAAAATAACTTAACTGTGGTACACGGTGATTTGACGGCAATTACTTTGAATGGTAATGTTGTTGGTAATAATGTAGATGCGATTACTTTGAATGGTAATGTTATTGGTAATAATGTAGATGCGATTACTTTGAATGGTAACGTTATTGGTAATAATGTAGACGTGATTACTTTGAATGGTAACGTTGCCGGGGATAATGTGAATGCGATTACACTTTATGGTAATGTCTCGGGGGATAATGTAAGTGTAATTACTTTGAATGGTAATGTCTCGGGGGATAATGTGAATGCAATTACACTTTATGGTAACGTCTCGGGAGATAATGTAAGTGTGATTACTTTGAATGGTAATGTCTCGGGGGATAATGTGAATACAATTACACTTTATGGTAACGTTGTTGGTAATAATGTAGATGTGATTACCTTGAATGGTAACGTTGTTGGTAATAATGTAGACGTGATTACTTTGAATGGTAATGTTGTCTCTGATAACGTGAATGCAATTACACTTTATGGTAATGTCTCGGGGGATAATGTGAATGCAATTACACTTTATGGTAATGTTGTCTCTGATAATGTCGTTGCTACAAACGGAATGTATGGTACTATCAAGGGTGCAAACACTATAAGTGCTTCCACTATTTATGTAGGTACAGGTACACCCAGTCTCGGTGATTATGAATTACGCGTCGAAGGGGACACAGAAATTACAGGTAATTTACTCGTAGGTGGTACAACAACAACCGTAAACACACAAAATCTTATTGTTCAAGATCCAATCATTCAACTTGGCGATGCATCAGCGTCAGTCGATTCCGGTTTATTACTTGCACGCCCATCTGATACAGATAATGTATACGTAGGGTACGACCAAACTAGAACGGAGTTTGCTATAGGTTTTACCGATAATCACGCAGGTGATTCTGATATAACTATAAAACAAGGTCAAGATTTCACTTTGAATGTATATGGTAACGTTGAGGCAAGTTACTTTTTTGGTGACGGTTCCCAACTTTCGGGTATACAAACGGCGACACCAACGTTAGCGAGTGTTGTCGATGAAGGTAACGTGACATCAAACGTCGTCCGGTTTTCAAATGCAACAACTGGTATTGAAATAACTTCAAACATCGATTTTGTAAATAAAATCACACTTAAATCAACGAGTACAACGAAATCGAATTTATTCGTCGTGAACGCGATCCAACTCGATCCAAGTTATGCGTCCCCGACACGTAACGTTTTATCATTTGATACTACCACAGGCGAAATTTACGATTCAGGGGGTCAAGGTGGTTCGTCGTTCAATAACATAACGGAGGAAAATGCAAATGTATTAATTGGTTCGAACCTTACTATAAACTCACTAGGGTCTAACGTACTCACGGTTTCGGGTAACGTTTCGGCGGATAATATTACCATCGGGGGGTTAACCATTGAGGCATCACCATTTGCATTAGACGATGTTGTAAGTGTATACGAGGGTGCAAATGTAACCGCGAATGTACTTACCCTCGGGGGTGTAGTGACGAATGTTGTTACAGCAAATACAATCACCTTGGCAAATAATTTAACCGTTTCAGGAAACACAACTTCACAAAACATAAAATTAACGAATACGGATATAACGGCTTCGGTAACTTCGGGTACGATAACGGTAGACGCAAAAGAAAAAACGTATGGAACAGCACCGCTCGTCGTTTCGACAACCGATGTTTCGAATCTCGTATTATCTAATCTCATAACAGGTGCACAGATCGTTATACCTATACTCGCGAGTGGGGGTGATATAAACATTTCCTCCGCCATGACGAACGTCAACTTTTATGCCATGACATCCAATGTTTCAGTTACCCAAGACAAACACGCACTCATGACCCTATCGAACCTTTACGGAAACATTTACATGAATGCAATCGGGTTTTCGTAATTTAAAAAAATAAAACCTTAGTATAATATAAAACATGTCTGGAGGTATTGCTCAACTCGTTGCTATAGGTGCCCAAGATGCGCACCTCGTCGGTCAGCCCGAAGTTTCCTTCTTTAGATCTAACTATAAACGTCACACGAATTTCGCCCAAACTGTTGAAAGACAGGTTATCCAGGGCAACCCAACTGCGAAGGGTATGTCGACCGTTCGTTTCGAAAGAAAAGGCGACATGCTCGGATACGTCTACATCGCAAACAGAAATCCAAACAACGTATCATGGGCAGATCGTATTTCAAAGGTCGAACTCTTAATCGGTGGTCAGGTTATTGATGAACATACCGATGAATTCTCCAGAGAACTCTTTAAAAAGGTAGGTGAACAAACTTTTACAAAACACATTTACGATAACACAAACGACAGATTTTACCCACTTCGATTTTCATTCTGTGAAAATGTTCAATCGGCTTTACCATTAGTCGCACTCCAATACCACGACGTTGAATTACGAATTACATGGGGTGATACAGCCACAACCGACGCGGAAGTTTATGCCCAATTCATTCACCTCGACACCGACGAGCGTACCGCTTTGTCTTCCATGCCACAAAACATGCTTATCACACAAACTCAAAAAGTTGTTGGTGCTAGTTCAAGAGTACAAGAATTACCATTTAATCACCCAATAAAATATTTGGTCGCAAAATCTTCAACTGATATGAGCAGTGAATTAAATTTAACAAAACTCAAACTTCAAATAAATGGTGTAGATGTAACAGATTTCAAAAATGTAGTACCACATTTTACATGTGCTATGGCTTTTTACCACGTAGATTACGCAGATATGGACAAGGGATTTTTAAGAATTCCATTTTGTCTCAATACAGCTAAGCTCCAACCAACTGGGTCCCTCAACTTCAGTAGACTCGATTCGGCAAGACTCGTTTCCGATAACAAAAACTTCGATCAAACTGTATACGCCGTCAACTACAATATCCTCCGTATCGAAAACGGTATGGGTGGTTTGATGTATTCCAACTAAGCAATTTAATTTAGCCACTTATTATAAATGTTTTGGCAATTAATCTTTCTCATAGGTTTTATTTTTGTATTAACATACGATCCAAAATCAGGTACTTTAAATCATTTGGTAAATGAACAAAAACCACCTTTACAAAATGCAGAGTGTAAAGAGGGACATTACCAAGAAATCCAATTTGCACAAATGGGATACGAGTGTCCCAAAGATAAAAGAACAAATATGGGTGCGATTATAAGAACTTAAAAACTTGAAACGTATTTTTATATATAATGTTTACTCTCGACCGCGATACCGCGACTATAGTTGCCGTGCTCATGTGTATTATTGCCACAGTATACATGTACAAAGAACTTAACAAAACAAAATCAGAAATGGAAAATGTAAAGGGATTTTATGGAAATCTCATGGCACATTTATCCAGACCAGACCCCGAAGAATTGTATGAGGAAACTGATACAAAACAGGTGTGTGAAATACATCCAAAAAAAGAAAGTGTTTCGATAACCCAAGTTGAAAATTCCGAAGAAGATTCTTCAGAATAATCATCTTATTCAATTATAACTTGCTAATGAGCAATGAAGAAATACAAAGCAATAGCAGTACCAGTTACATTTGTAGGTGATAAACCACGTTTTCTCACCGTCCGGGATCGAAGGTTCAAAGATTGGATTTTCGTCACCGGAGGGTGCAGGCGAAGAGAAATACCCAATCCACTCAGGTGTGCTCTACGAGAGCTCGAAGAAGAAACAAGGGGTGTTGTTTCTTTAAAGAAAGGGGAATATACAGATTTCAAATTTACAGTAAAAGAATCCCCAGGTGTAGAATTAGAATATAACGTATTCATATTTTTTGTGAATTATACAATACAGGATCAGGTTGAACTCATAAGAAAGTTCAATGAAGAAAAACAGAAAATGAATCTCCGTAAAATACAGAAACAGCCTATTAAAAGGACACATGACGAAAACGATTTCATGAATTTTGAAACACTTGCAGAATTCAGTACAAAGAAACAATGGGATCGTATAGTTAAGAATGTACTCAATAACCCGGAATTCTATGCGTGTGTAACTTCTCTCGATAGAAAAACCTTTTCTATTAAATAATGAAGTCCAAGAATTACATTTTATCACAAATTCACGAACTTCTCGTAGATAGACATGCATATACACCAGAACGTGCTACGAGATACATTGAGTTACATAAAGATGATAAAGTATACGAACTCCTTGTTTTAAAGAAAAAATTATCAGAAGAAGAAGAATTCCCAGAAGTGTCTTATAGACGTTCTATATGGCATCACGAATACGAAGATGAATAAGTAATATAAAAAATTAAAACGTATGATTGGTAAGTATGTTTAAACTCTGGTGTAAAGACCAGGGTTTTGCTAACAACTCCGATCTATCACATGTGCTCATGGACGGTGGTGTCCTTTCTGTGCCATTTGATAGATTGAATGAATTTTATGAAAAATGTATAGAAGCTTATAATTCCGGTGAAAAAATTTTCGTCGTTGAACAAAAAACCGAAAACTATAATTTTTTCATGGACCTTGATTATAAGGACGACGATGAATTAACCTTTGACCAAATTAAAGACATATGTAAAGTCATATGCGATAAAGTTTCCAAGTTCGGTGGTAAAGATGCTTTAATATCCGTTGCCGAACCAAAACCAATTGGATATCTCATTAAAACTGGGATACATATCAACTGGCCAGGTTTTGTAGTAAATCGTGCATCAGCTTTATCTCTAAGGGAACACGTTATAAATACACTAAACCTAGCGTATGGTTCGCGTGATTGGAAAGATATTGTCGATATTTCGGTATATGGAAATTCTTCACGTAATACAAAGGGAAGTGGATTTCGTATGCCGTGGTCACACAAAAGGGGGAAACACGAAGCGTGTTCTGGTCAGGGGTGTGATGCATGTAATCAGTCAGGTAAAGAAACACAAAGTGAATATTTACCCATTTTTGTATATAAACATGGTCCTTTATCAATGTTACAAAAAACAAGTCAAAACCCTTCCGTTGATATACTACACATGGCTACTTTACGCACACAGAGTGAAAAACCAGTTACAGTAGAAGGAAGTTTTAAAAAACATGATGAAGGTACATTTACAAAAATACAAACAAAAAACGTTTTTGAAAACCAAGAGGCTTTACTTCTCATTGAAGAATTTATATGTAAACACCTCGAAGGTCAGGGATCTGCAAATATTACAAAGATGTACAAACATAAAAATCAATTTTTAGTCTCGACGACGTCCAAGTATTGCGAAAATTTACGACGTACGCATAGTTCAAATCATATATGGTTTCATATAATAGGTGATACTATAGCACAAAAATGTTTTTGTAACTGTGAAACTATGAAAGGTCGATTTTATGGGTTTTGTAAAGATTTTTCAGGAAGGCGACACCAATTACCCAAAAAAATTACAGATGTTCTCTACGAAGATGGTAAAGTTCAATCTTATGTACCCAAAAAGAAAAGTCCTGAGCCAAATAAAGTACATAATCCCAATGAACTTATCGAAAAGTTTATAAAAAAGTATATTTTACAAAAAGAAACATTTCATATCGAATCTATCAAAAAAATAGGTCCTAAAAAATACATTGTGAATATCACAGGTGTGTGTGATACATGTAAAGAAAATGTAAATTTTACTATCACAAAAAATCAAATTCAACAAGTATGTAAATGTAAATGTCGTGCACACATTCTCACAGATAAAATTGTACGTACTTTATAGAATGTTAGCTGTACTCTTAATCGTGGTTATGATATACATGGCATCTTCTTTAATTAAGAAAGATACTGGTACCGAACATATAACTGAAATAATGAGAAAAACACTTCCTTATTCAGGACTAAATAAAGTTTTATACAAGGAATTTTTAGCGAACATGAACATGGCTATAGAATACAAATCACATGTAGAAATTTCAGAAAAGTTATTAGACAGGGCCATTAAAAATTTACGCGAACTCGCTCTTTATACAGTTTCAAGTGATACAAGTGTCGTAGAAGAAATAGATACATTAGCAAATCAATTAAACGCCGAATTTGAACTTATTTTAATAAACGAATCTCTTAATAAAAAACAACCTATTTAAAAGAATAGACATAAAATGAAGTATAATGACAAAAACTAATGTAAATGGAACACGTACTCGTTCTGGTAGGATATCTAAAGTTCCTGAACGTCTTGATCCAGTAGAAGATATACCAGAAGACGACTATTCCGATGAAGATTATGAAACTGAATCTGATATCGATAGTGACGATGAGGATTTATTAGAAACTGACGATGAAGATGATTTTGAAGATGATGACGAAGATATGGATGAAAATGGAAATCTAAAGGGGTTTATTGTAGACGATGACGAAGATGAAGATGAGTAATAATAAGCTTAAAAAAATAAATGTATTTTTTATAAAATGGAAGCTGAAGTTGGTACTCCTATAGAATACAATCCAGATGAATTCGTAAATAAAGAAAATAACGATGAAAAAGAGCACGAGCCCGAAAACAATGAACAATACTATTTTCCGCCTCCGCAACATCAATATTACGACCCCCCTTTACCAGAAAAAACTGATATATTTTCAAATTTAGATAAATCAGCGTACGTAATTATATTCGTATCATTTATATTAGGTTTTTTCATGGGTAAAACAATGCAACCTGTTATTCTTCGACCTGGATAGGTTTACCACTTATCCATAAATATTCTGATGGTGTCTGTTGTCCTTCAAAATCGCCTATAGAACCAAGTTTGGGTTCTGTAAAATATGCACGACTTACAACAAGTGGATCCTTTAGTAAATCTTTCGCAACATCAGAAGCTTTTACATTTTCGGTACCTGATTTATCTTTTCGATCTTTATACAATCGTAAAAATAAATTAACCATAACTAAAACAATAAGAATGGTGATTATGTTTAATATAATACTCAACATACTTACATTTATATAACAAAATTAATTATTTGGATTCTACTTCTTCCCCTTCTTCAACTGTATCTTCACCTTTCGTATCCTGGGCTTCTGTGGATGCCGCAGCTTCAGCATCAGCTTTTTGCATCGCCTCTACCGAATCAAACCCTCTTTCTTTAGCTTCTTTTTCGCGCGCTTCCTTAGCTTCTTCTTCACGTTTCTTTCTTCGTTCTTCGATTTCTTCCGCGACAATCTTATCCGCTTCCTTTACAAGTTCTTCCATTGGTGTATCTGGTTTCTCTTTTTGGAGACGTTCGAGAACTTCTGATGGGTGACTGATTGGTGTCTCATCAGGTTTCGTATAATACTTTGAATTTTCGTCACCTGGTTTAAACATGTTCGTGTTTGCTACCATGTCCGCTTTTCTTTCCGCAAACATCTTTGCCGCGAGCGCTTGATTTTCTTTGTATCCCGTCATGAGTTCTTCGAGTTTTTCATTAGTGTAATGAACATCCTCGATCTTCGTTGGATCTGGTGGAATTAATAACCATTTATACATATCAACAACGTAAATATCAAACGTTGCATCTTCCTTCTGAAGACGTTTCGCATGATTTGCAGCTTCTTCATGTGTATTAAATGCACCTCTAATCTTGATACCAAACTTATCGTTTTTTTGTGGTGCTTCGGGACCTACAACAGAAAGGCATGCATAAAGTTGACCGGGGACAGTAGTATAATCTTGTTCGAGAGACATTTTTTTTATATATTATATACTTAAAAACTTTAAGCCTTTTATATTTAATAATGCACGAGTTTTGGAATAAACAGCCAGTTCCACAAGATAAAGCTATTTTTGATAAAGATGGGGAAATAGATTCATCTAGAGAACTTAGGTACGAAAAAAATCCTTTACCAGAAGGATACGAATGGAGTTCGTGTACCATAGAAGAACTATCTGAATTTTTAAAGAAAAACTATATACGCGATGAATCGTTTGAATTTAACTATTCCAAAGAACTTATAAAATGGGCAATACAACCACCCGGATACAAAGACGAATGGAATATTACCATTCGTGAAACAAAAAGTAATAAAATAATTTCTTTTATATCAGGTGTACCTTTAGACGTACGTATAAATAATAAATGTATTAAAATGCTCCAAATAAACTTTTTATGCGTTTCTGAAAAACTTCGGGATATGAAACTTACACCTTTACTTATACACGAACTCAAAAGACGCATGAATTTGCATGACATATGGCAGGCTGTATATACAGTTGTAAAAAGACTACCTACACCTTTTGCCAAAGTAAATTACTGGCACAGACTTATAAATGTTAAAAAACTGAATCGTATCGAGTTTTCTAATGCAAGAGAACAAGCACATCGTATTTTGGGTACCTCACAGTTTAGGGAAATGACTGAACATGACATTCCACGGGTCACACAAATGTTACAAGAACATTTAAAAAAGTTTAAATTTTCACTTAACATAGACGAATCGTATGTTAAGCACTGGATTCTCCCTCGTAAAGATACCGTGTATACGTATCTAAGCGACGAAAATGATCAATTCACCACATTTTATAGTTTAGATTACCTACATAAACCAAGTGGTGAAATTGTAAAACAGGCATACACGTTCTATAATGTAGGACATTGTTTAAAAGATGCTATAATAATGGCACGTAACCGTGGTTTTGATGTATACAACTGTGTAAACGTAAGTGTAGACATTGAAGAACTTCGTGAACACAAATTTATAGAAGGCACGGGTCATAACCATTATTATCTCTGGAACTGGAAACTTAGTGAAGAAATTAAGCCTGAAGATATAGGGTTTGTAATGATATGACGCCCGGCATCGAGAATTTTTATAAATTCTCGATTATAATCAACCTCAGTGAGATAGTTTAAAAATAAAAACCATTTTAAAATAAATGGAGGAGATACGCAAGTACCATAACGAGGCCAAACGTCTCCTCATCCAATCGGCTACCCGCGAAGGCGACAGTATTTTGGATGTAGGTTGTGGTTTCGGTGGTGATCTTCAAAAATGGCGACACGTGGGAGCAAATATAAGCATGTGTGAACCCAACCCCGAATCACTCAAGGAGGCTAAGTCGCGCGCCAAGAACATGAAAATACGCGTCAACTTTTACGAGGGTGATATATTCGCATGCCCACAAAGAAAATACGATGTCATATGTTACAACTTTGCATTACACTATATATTCGAATCGAAACAGTTATTTGAAACGTCGCTCTTAGCCATCAAGAATAGAATTAAACCCGGGGGTCGGTTCATAGGAATCGTACCGAATTCCGATAAGGTTATCATGAAAACGCCCGTAAGAGACGATCTCGGGAACTACTTTTTAACGAAAGAAACGAGTTCGGGGAACTTTGGAGAAAAGTTATACGTCCACTTAGCAGATACACCGTATTACGCCGATGGACCAAAGGTTGAACCGATTGCACATAAAGACATGTTATTTACACGTATGGAAGATTTGGGGTTTACTTTAACACTGTGGGAAGATCTTAAAGGAAACCCGGTTTCGGATTTGTATAGTAAATTTAGTTTTGTGTATAGAAAATAATCACTTTTTTGGTTTTACAAACTTAACAAACTTTTTGTTTTTAACCTAAGTCATTATTATTTTTTTAATATTTAATTAAAATTAAAAATTAAAAAATAATAATGAAATCTATCTGGAAGGTGTGTGAAAACGGCGAACTCGACGAATTAAAAAAACGTCGTAACGAAATTGATGAAATAATCGAAGAAATCCCAAATGATGGTGATGATATGAGAGAAGATGAAGACGATTTAAGTTTTGCTGTGGCATTCTGTAAAAATCACGATGCGGGTTTGGAAACATTTAAGTATTTATATGAAGAGTGTGGTTACCCTAGACATTGTGTACATTACGCTATGGTCGGAGCAGCCGCATCAAGAAATGCAAAACTTATCAATTACATGTATAATGACATCGACGATCATGAAAAAGAAAATTTTATAGGTGATCTAGAGGATGAACTTGTGATGACGGGACATCCTAATCCAAGTGTATTCATTAAATATGCTTTATTCGAAATAAATAATTAAAAACTGATTAAACAAATCGTATGTTAAACACTGGATTCTTCCTCGTAAAGATACGATGAAACCCAGTTTCGGATATATATATACAGGAAATAAAATAATATATTATATCAGAAGAATGATAATATATATTATTATACTCGCTTTTATATTATCTATAATATCAGTTATTTTATATAAGAAAAGTACCAAAGGTGAAACCAAAACCTATATACCAAAAGTGTTTTCAAACTGGCAAAAAACTGCCGCGCGAAGGGAAGATACCGAGATCAAAGATGATAAATCTGAAAATGAATCTGATATAGAGTCAGATGAGGAGGATGGAGATGAAGTTTTAGATGGTACAACAAAATCAACTTCTTTTAAACCCTTAAAAACACCTCCACCACCTCTAGTACAGGGTTGGGATACATATAATAAGCGATATACAAGTGGTAAATTATCAGGTATGTATGTAAATTCTGATGATGTTGTTGGTGACATATCACCTGAATCACGTCTTACAAATATAGACCTTGAAAAATGTAAATCTATGTGTAGTAAGTTAAATAATTGTAATTCTATAGAATATCATAATGATCGTACTTGTATAATGTTAGCTGCTACTTTAGATGACACGGAACACTTTAAACAAAATGAATCCGGTACAAAAATCGTTCAAAAAAAAATTACTAATCCGTATAAAAAACCGGCTCCTCCACCTCCTCCACCTCCTCCACCTCCTCCACCACCAAAAGTTAGATTTGTAACGAAACAAACATTAGACGGTGGTACCTATAGTAACAGAATTCGTCTTGAAAATCAATTTGAAATTCTCAACAAAACAAAAGCTGTTTATCAAATAAATGAATTATCTCGTCAGCTACGTAGTAAAAGTGTACCACATACAAAAATAGAATTTGTTAAAGTGGAAAAGGTAAAAACGGGACCTTCAAAAACAAAATTAGTCATACACGTTGATGTCGTCTTAGAAAGAGACGCTGAGGAGGTTAAAAAAGAAGAGGAAAACAAGGCTCGTAAAGTAATAGAAAAGGACCCTGTAGAAGAAGCTCAAAAACGAAAAGAAGCTGAAAGATTACTTATTATAAGAGAAAGGGAAGAACTCATTCAACGTGAAAGAAAAAGAGAACAGGAAAAGAAAGCTTTACAGGAAAAGCAACGATTACAAAAAATACAACGGGAAGAAGAATTTAAAAAAGGCAATGAACAAATGAAAAAAGTGAAATTGATCATAGAAACGTATAAAAAATTAGTGGATAAATTAAAAAAAGAATTTCCCAATTATTCCAAAAAAGAAATAGAAGCATTACTTAAAGATGAAAAATGTAAAGGGTGCTACCCGGACAACCCTGATATGTCAGAAAATTATGCAAGAAAGCAACTTCTTGAAAAAGAAGAAGTGAAACGTAAAGTAGAAAAAGAAAGGCAAAAAGAAGAAGCAAGAAAACGAAAAATAGAAGAAGAAAAACGAAGAGAATTGGAAAAACTTGAACGCGAAAGAAAACAAAAAGAAAAGGAAGAAAAAGAAAGATTGAAAATATTATTACAAAAAGCAAAAGAAGAAGAAAAAAGAAGACTTATTGCTGAAGCAGAAGAAAGAAAACGAAAATTAGAAAAGGAAATGGCTGAAAAGAAAAGAAAAGCGGAAGAAGAAGAAAAAAGAAAGAAGAAAGAAATTGAAGATAAAAAGAAAAGAGAAATAGAAGAAGCAAAGCTTAAATATAGTTCAGATATATGGGATGTGGTTATAGTAGGTGATAATATTAATACTAAAAAATTCTTACCAATACACGAAGAACTGAAAAGGTATAAATTACCCGCCACAACATCATTTTATGAAATTATAGAAAAACATATTGCGTGGTTTAGACCAGAATTTGTAAAATACATTAGTTGGAGTAATGATGAAAAACGTATGCGTTTTGACCTTTTTCAAAAATATATAAAAATGACTGATAAAAAGACGCGATTGATAGATGTTTGTTGGGATAATGATAGAAAACGATCATATTGCGAAAAGAAAACGGTGTATATAAAAATATTTTCGGGTGATGACGAAAGAAAAGTAACAGGTAGACAATTTCTTGATCCCATTTTGGGAATTCCGATTTACTCTTTTAACAGTTTTCCAAACAGTAATTGGTTCAAGATAATACAAAACACTGATAATACATACAGTTTTAAAAAAATTTTACAACCACCACGTGAAACACGCGGAGGTCCGGATGGACGAGGAAGTCGTAGAGGTCATCCAGAAGATATATATGAACGCCAATTTTATGATGATGGTATATTTAGTATGAAGAATTCCACGAGTTCTAAATGGGAAAATGCGTTTATTATAAAAACCACCGGTGATAAATACGTACTATATACCAAAGATGGTAAATTAGTTACAAATATACATTCAAGTACAAACAGGAATCACAAACTTATAGATCGTCCATATTTTATAGAAAAAAATAAAATTTCAAATACCCATTATAACCATGCTAAATTTGGTTTAATTGGTGCGACACCGTTTTTACATAATTTTTCAAATAATGGTGAAATTATACCAAATAAAAAATATTATTCACCGAATAAAAAATATTACGTCATATTTAAACCTAACGAAGGATTATATGTTAAATCAAATGAAAATAACAAGAATATAGTATCTATAGATACACCAAAATCCAATTCTGTTAAAATAACTAATATGTTACAAAAAAACTATATAATGTTTTATAATAATAAAGGAAGTCGGGAAAAAATAATAAAATTAAGTGAAGGACTACGAGGAAATTTTATACTTGTAGTAACTGATGTAGGTGAAATTATATGCATTAACTTGAAAACTGGTAAAATTGAAATGAAATTTAATGAACCAGATTTAAGTGCAATTCCAAACAATGTCGTAGTTTTGTGTAAATATAATGATCCAAATAACAAAAATTACACTTCTAGATATATAGTTAATAAAGATAATATGACAACTTTACAGGAAGTAATTTTCAAGGATATTTCACACCAAGCGTCATATTTCTCCAAATATGGTGAGTTAAATGGTCCTGCTTCTAAAGTTAAACAGATAGAAAACTGTAGAGGTATACGCGTACTTGATCCATTAAGACCTATATATATCTCAGAACTCGCTAAAAAAGGTGGATTTAAAGAAGAACAGTTACCTAGACCGATACCGTGTGGTGTATTTTTACCAAAAAATAATAGTGGTAAATATTTAGCTTTTAACAAGAATCAAAAAGGCCCTATAGTTACAGATAAAAGAGACGAAGTTACACCTTTATATATAAGACCGACGAGGCATTGGAAAAAAAATCCGGGTGAATACGAAGTACATCGTATAAATCACCCTCTTAAGAAAGGTGCAGAGTTTGTATATAATGGTATGTTGCGTTTAACGAATGATAAAAAATCCATTTATCCATATGATGACTGTCAGGATACAAATTGTTCAGTACCGGCAAATATTATACAAAGTGTTATACCAAAATGGGAATGTATAGATCGTCTAAATTAATATCATAATAAAATGTTATTTTATATAAAATGATACAGTTGATTATCATTATAGTATTTATAATATTAATACTATACAGAATTCGTAATACAGAGAAATACGAAACAAATAAGGAACCTTTTTTTACACTTTGGGTACCGGGTAAAAAAGGGTACGAAAAGGTGAAACCCGCACATATTAAAAATGGGAAGGTTGTTCCACCAAAAACTATAAAGTACAATTATGACTATAATACTATATATGTAGAAATAGTAGATTATGATAAAGGTTTGATAAAAGAAATAGAGTATAAATCACCGAAACCGTACCTTGTAACTACTACGCACAATGAATATATATTACCAGTAAACTATTCAAGCGAATTTAAAGATTACATGAATAAAAAGGTAGTTGTAAAATTTTATAGAAATGGTAAAAACCCTGATAATTTTTTCCACCTTACACACGTAACACTTCCAAAATCAAAAGAATCTGAATCATCTAACATATCTAATCTAGAATCAGACGAGTATAAACCAAGAAAATCAGTACAAGACTGTATAGGAAGTTGGAATGTAATTAAAAAAAATATAAAAAAGCGTGGAAATCTCGCTATTCGAACAGACGATTGGGAATATAAACACACTAAAGATGCAGAAAAAGGTGGTAAAGCGTGTCCTTATGAAAACGGTAAACGTATTTCGGTAAAATATTCGGATATTGCTTCACATAAAACACCTTTTAGAGACCCCAATATAAATACAAAATTAATAACATCTCCTAACTATATATTTGATGAAATAGACAAACCAGAACGTGTAGCATACTTACTATCAAAAGGTGCATATGTCCATCCTATGGATCGGCCATCGTCACCTCCATCTCCTCCACCTCCACCTCCACCTCCACCACCTCCAAAAAAATGTTATTCAAAAATTGATTTTTGTGTATCTTATGTAGACAAAGACAATGAAAATAATGGTATTGAATTAGATGAATGTCGCAAAAGACATGAAAAAGCAGGAGGTTATTATAATTATCATAAAAATTTCTCTTTAAAAAGAAATGATCCCACTCAAATACCAGTAGAAAATGCATCAAAACAAAATGCTAGATGGGAAGATGATAAATACAAATATATAAAGATAAAGTATGTTACAATAAGAGAAGGTGGGGATGATCCAAAATGGGACAAATGCGAAGGATATAATGACCAGGTTAGACAGAGCTACTGGGAATGGTGGGTACCAAAAATGAAAGAACTTGTGAAAACTGCGAAAATGGGTGATTCTAAAACATTTACTATAAAGATGATAAATGAAAAATATATAGACAAAATGGTGGAAGATAAAAAAATTGATAAAATTCAAGCCGGAAATTTAAAAAGAATATACAGTACCGAAACCGAAACAATCAACAGTTTTTATTATCGCGCCCGTATATTAGATGTCAAAAAATTATTTCGATTTATGATAAATCCTACGTATTTAGCAGATGAATTTGATAAATGGGAAACGGATAACAAATCGTATTTTGGAAAATGTGAAGATGGTAAAAAATATGATTCATTTTGGAAAAAACATGTTAAACCACAAACGAACATTATTGATCCTATATATTACAAGAATAGTTCGTCACTACAATGTCCCAAAAGTGTAATGTATTGTCGACCAAACAACGATGATTGGAAATATACTATTGAATGGTGGAAAGAGTATATCAAAGAAGATATAAGTAAAATCGCTTCCGGTAGTAAAGGGTGTTACGTTAACCCAAAAGCTGAAAGTCTTTTAAAACCAAAAAAATTTCTTAAAATTCATTATCCGTACAAAAAACACGACAATATGGAAAATATGGATTTAAATCCAAATACTAATACTAATTTAATAAATGATCCATATTATTATTGGAACAAACATATAGATATAGTTGCACCAAAAAAAACGGATAAAGATTGTAAAGCAGAATTACAAAAACCTAAAAAAGGGTGGGAATATTCAGCGCATTTTAGTAAAATAGTCCCGTCGGCATCGTCCCCATCCGGAAAGAAACATGTTTACGGAAAAGCAAATTACAAGAGTGTTGATTGGACCGATGAAATTGAATGGAAATATGTTGTTACCAATCCAGGTAAAGACGGTGGTGATAAAGATCATTGTTTTTATAATATACCAAACTCTGCACATGGATTAAAACATGGTGACAAGATAAAAATTAAAACTTCAAATATGGTATTAAAACATAATATGATGCCCAGTGGTTTGCATATACGACATATTCGACAGATAAGAGACCCTAACTATTTCCATGAATTAATAAAAAATCCAAACTATTGGGTTGATAAATTTAAAGAAAAAAATATTAGAATGGATGATCCTATATACAAGGAATATTTTTAATGATATAACACCAAAAAAAAGTATATGTTTATGATAAGATGATACTCGCGATACTACTTCTTATCATAAATATATTCATATTCATCAACATACAAGAACCACCAAATTTAACAGAAGTTCGTGAAAAATATAAAACACTCAGGGACCATCTCAAAGATACAAACAATAACGAGTTTAAAATGTTATGTAAAGAGATTCCAATTACAGCACATAGGCGTATGAATGGTTCAATAGGGTATAATGTAAATAAAGGGTATGACATTGGTTTGTGTATAGATGGAGAACCAAACGAAATATTTCACGTTTTATTACACGAACTTGCTCATTGTACAGTAGATGAATATTCACATAGCATAGAATTCTGGGAAAAGTTTGATAAACTGCGAAAAATATGCGTTTCTATAGGTATTTATCAGGAAATACCCGAAAGACGTGAATTTTGTGGTAAACATATCCAGGATAAATAATCTATGTTAGTAATAAATGGAATCGTTTTCTGACCTTTTCAAAGTATATTTTCTATTCAATATTTTACTTGTAACACTAAGTGCACCACTATTGGCAAATAATCATATTATAAATATGGGTTTATTGAATGTTATTACACCTGTCATCTTAGCTGCGTTACCAAGAGGTGGTAATATATTTGGAAGACTGGCACTCGATGCACCATTTCTTATAGTTTCGTCTTTTATAAGTTTAGGTGTAATATTCGGTGCTTCTATGATAAACGAACGTTTTGAACAAGATTTTAAAAACTACGGTAAAACTACGGAAAGTACTCGAAATGTGTTAGGACTTCGCGCAGTTGGATTACTGATTGGATTTCTCGTTTCCTATTTTATATTTGGAAAGAGAATGTATAAACACTATAACTCTATTTAACGTATCGTTTTAAGATATAAAACACTATAGCAGCAACAACACCTGTCGTTGCTAAACCAACTGGACCACGGTTTCCCTGGTCGTTAAGAAAAGAAGGTATAGTACTCGCAAGTTTTTCCTGTACAGGCTTACTGATTGCCACGGCGGCGCATGCAGCGACAATTATAGCTTCAAATTGGTCGTCAGTAAGGTTGAATGGATTTTTAGATTCAGAAGATTTTTCTTTAGTTTGTTTTGGAGCAACAGTTTGTTGCGCCATCATCATTGGTGTTTGCATTTGCATTTGCGTCATACGCGGATCCTGGGCCATCATAGGCGGTTCAAGTGGATCTTCAGCCTGTCCCATAACATCAGAAATTGGAGTCGAGTCCATCGTTTGTTTATTTTCAATATTTTTTTCATGGGAAGTATTCGGCACGAAGTTAGTAGATTGGTTATTATTTAATGATACCATACCCCCATCACTACTATCTGTTAAATTCATTGTTATAACGTCCGTCATTTATGTATTCATAGGTTTTTGAGACATGTCATTGACGCATTATTCGCCTGAATGTAAAACATATCTTGGGTACATACCCAAAAATGTATTTAAAACCCTAGGTAAAACATCTTTTTTTTCACACTCAGGTATAGAATCATTAAAATATATACGTTTGGAATCGTGACATACATTTATGTATATATAGTATCCTTCGCTTTTCCTAACACCACCTGATGAAAGTTCATTAAATTTTGCGTATGGGTACACCATTCTTGAACTACACAATCTTCTGATAAAGTTCATTTATTATATTACTTTGTTTTTGTAATTTTAAGTCTTGTTTTCTTTGTTGCATTTTTAGCATCTTCTTTATGTTCTAGATAATGAGGATTATACATCTTTTTATGGAGTTTCCAGAGGTCAGGGCTACCAACTTTAAAATTTTTCCTAAGTGTGGCTTTATACCAAAACACACAATCTTCTATTTTATTACTCTTCGACGTATTATCTAAAACCAAACATTCATAATTTTCCGTACACGCATCCATAACCTTATTAAACATATCAAAACTTGGAAAAATACCAAAAAATGATTTATATATCTTTTCTCTATTCTGAATGATGTTTTCTCTCAAGACAAATACATAATCAACATTTGCCCTGAGTGCTGGTGGTAAATCCATGACGTATTGCATGGTAAGCATGAAAAATATATTATAATGACGACCGTTCATAAAACATTGGCGAATACACGTATCTTTCAAAAATTTACTATCATACATACAATCATCTAAAAGCATAAATGTACCGTTATTTTTACTTTTACCTTTTGTACCAACCAATTTTCTCTGCCTTGATATAACTCGCTCTATAGCATCTCTATCATAATCACCATATACAAATAAGTCTGGTATAAACTCACCATAAAAATGGTTACCTTCTTCCGTACCCGAAAGTACAACACCGGCTGGTATATGCTTTTTGTAATACATAATATCTTTGACTAGTGTAGATTTACCCGTATTACGTTTACCAATAAAAACACATACCCGATCATCCGTCATTTTTTCGGGTCTGAATTTCTTCAGTTGAAGATTCATTCTATCATACTGTCTCGTTTTATTTCATAAAATTTTACTCACGTAAAGTAAGAATGGCTGGTCGATTAAACCTTGCTGTCACGGGTATCCAGGACCAATGGCTTACTGGTGAACCCGAATTTTCGTATTTCCTGATGAATTTCAAACGACACACGAAATTTTCGGTAGAATCTATAGAAACACCGTTCGATGGTAACATAGATTATGATACAAACATTGAATGTCGTATTCCCAAAAACAAAGGTGATCTCATTCGAAGTATGATGCTCAAATTTACTTTACCACATCCCAGTGTACCAAATGAAACTTTTGAAGTAACACAATCTGGTTTAAAATACTATATAAATGGTGTTCAACAAGATACACTCACACTTTACGAAGGTTCTACGTATACATTTAATGTAAATACAGTTGGACACCCATTTTGGTTTTCAGAATCTCCTGATGGTAGAGTTGCTGGTGTTATTCAAACACCTTATACAAATGGTGTTACAGGTTCGGGTACAGAACAGGGTACTGTTACTTTTACCGTACCTAGTGGTGCACCATCGACTTTATATTATTACTGTGAAGTTCATTCTAATATGGGTGGTCAGATAAATATACGTAATGTAATGTATAATAAATCTATAGGTGCTCAAATCATAGAGTATGCAGATCTTTTGATTGGTGGTCAAACTATTGAACGTATAACGGGTGATTATATCTACATGTATGATCAAATACACAACAACAAAGATGATATAACCCAAACACTGTATTTCTTAACTGGTCATGATAATTACATAGCAGTTTCATACGATTGGGAATATAGTGTACTATTACCATTCTATTTTTTTAGACATCCAAGTTTAGCTATACCCGTTTGTGCACTTACAAAACAACTCGTCGAAATACGCATAAAGTTTAAAAAGTTGAATGATGTGACTGTAACTTATACAAGAAACACTAATACTATATCAAATCCACCTTCTAATGTTTCTTCTTCTATTAAAAAAGTATCACTCGTCACTGATTTTTATTTTATCACCGAAGATGAAAAGAATTTCTTACTTACGCGTCCTATAGAATACGTCATAACTCAGCTCCAAATGTCACAATTTAGATTTAAAGCTGGTGAATCTAAAAAAGCGGGTATGCTTAATTTCAAACACCCCGTAAAAGAAATGTTTTTTTTGGCGATAAGCGATGACGTTCATAAACTCAACCCGATAAAACACGTTACAATGAAGTTTAATAACAATAGAATAATAGACGCAGATAATTTAATGTTAAGTTACGAACAACCTTTAAAATATTACACAGGTGTAACGGATAATAACTTCGGAGTGTATAGTTTCTCAATGAAACCAGAAACGTATTACCCAACTGGTCAGGTAAATATGAGTAGAATAGCACACAATTTAATTGAAATTGAACTTGAATCACCTAATACAAACTATGCACATTCGGTGTATACATACGCAGTGAATTATAACGTTTTAAGAGTGAGTAGCGGACTTGGTGGTTTAAAATTTTAGTACCTTATACTAGTAATGGCTGGGCGTGTTCAATTAGAAACATCTGGACCACAGGACGCTTTTTTTACAGATAACCCAGAATATACATATTTTATAAAGAATTTCCAAAAACATACAAACTTTGCACCGTTCTTTGTAGATCACGACGTCATTGGTGAAATTGAATTTGGAAGTACCATAAAGTGCACCATTCCCCAAAATCAAGGTGATCTTCTCAAAACCGTGAGTTTGAAACTGGAACTTTCGAGTATACCACAAAATTTAGTAAATAATATAGAAGGTATAGGGTATGTAGAATCTATAGGACATGCAATAATCGAATATGTAGAATTAACAATAGGAGGTGAAATTATCCAGAGAATACCAAGTGATTACTTAGCTATATATTCCGATAACTATATAACACAAACAAAACAGCATAACTTATCAAAACTCATTGGTAAACCGCCACTCGAACTTTCAGGAACTAGTGTAGCTACAGTACAAATAGCCGGGTATTTGGGTTTAGCGACGTCCGATACTAAATACTTTGTTGATATACCATTCTACTTTTATAATAACCCAGAACTCGCTATACCGTTATGTGCTATACATAATCAGGAAGTTGAAGTAATAATAAAACTCAGGGATTTGAAAGATTGTGTATGGGGGTATGACACAACCGACCCATATAATGCGAATAGCATATTTTACCTTGGTGATTACGTAAAAACGAAAGGACTCATAAAAAACCTGAAACTAACTACTGAAATGGTTTCGTTAGACAAGGAAGAAAAACAAAAATTAAGTAATCAAAGAATAGATTACACTATAACTCAAATACAAGAAAGTAAATCTATAATACCAATAGATGCAAATATAGATAATTATATAGATGTTACTCATAGACTCCAATTTAAAAATCCTGTAAAAGAACTTTTTTTCATCATACAAAGACTTAGAAAGGTTGTAGGTGGTCATTTTACAACTAATTTTGATTATGATTCATTATTTCAATTGTATAATGGTGATTACATAAATTTTGAACATTTAAAAAACATGGAACTAAAACTTGATGAAAAAGTAATCATAGACGAAAAAACAGGTGATGTAATAAACTTACGTGCAATACAAAGTGGTATACATCACACGAGAACGCAATTGTTCAGAAGGTACTATTCGTATAGTTTCGCACTCGAACCTGAAAGATGGTATCCAACGGGTCAAATTAATTTTAGTTTAATTAAAGATCAAATAATAAAAATGAAAATAACACCTGATACAGATGCAGAAAGAGAACTTAGAGTTTTAGGTCTAAGTTATAATATACTCCGCGTGGAAAACGGAATAGCTAAAACTTTATTTAATTTATAATGAATCAACTTGAAAAAGACGCGACATTAAATTTAATCGAACAAGTACAGAATTCTGCTATTGATATTATACAACCTATACTAGAACGTTCTATGATTCTTGCGGCGGAATACGCGTGTGCGTGTGGTAGAGATATGATTTTATCAGAGGATTTAGAATATGCCATGAAATACTGTGCAATGCATGAAGTTGGTAAAAAAATAGGAACCTATTTTCCGGATATAGAAGAAGACGAAAACGAAGACGAAGACGAAGAAGACGTTGAATTTGAAGAAGAGGAAGAAGAAGTTCCATTTACGCGATATTCAGGGAGAGAATATAAATTTGTTAAAATGAATATGGCGTATGATAATTGGAGTTCATGGGAACCAAAAAATCCGTCAGAACAGCTGTTAAAAAATACTATAGATAGTAATGAACACATCAGATCCAGAGGGATGGACGACGACTTCTGAATATTTTAAAATATGTGATGATGAAAGTTCTACTTCTGATACAGATGATGATTCTGATTCTGATTCTGATTCTGATTCAGAATTGGAAGTGGATTCTATAAATATTGGTATGTTAAATGGGTATTTGAAGCCACAATACTACAGTAAAATTTTAGTCGAAGAAGAATTACTCCCAGAATAAAATCTCAGGATAGTATATATATAAAATGTCTGCTGCCGAAACTGTCACGCTCGTCACTCGTGAACTTGAATCGCAATCCCTTAACGCTATCGTTGCTGGTTTTTCCTTTGCTGCTGCCCTGTCCTGGATGGACTTGGTAAGATGGTTGGTTAACCAAGTTGTTAAGGTCAATAGAAACGGTGGCATGAACTACACGCTCACTGCCTTGTTTACCACTCTCTTGTCCATCTTGGTTTACGTTGCCATCTCTCGTGTCTCTACACGCGTACAAAAACCAGCCCAACCAATCTTCGCGGTTACTCGATAAGCCTTGGTTTACGCATAACTAAAAGTAAAAATAAACCGGTTGCGACTACCATAAATATAGATATAAACGCATCCCATCTACGCGGATCCTCTAATTCGGGGATACTCATAGGTGGTGGAAGAGAAAAGTCTCGTTCCACTTTAGAAACATTCTCCATTTTATCAGTAGAACACGTTATAGCTAATTTAAGTACATGATTTGCATTTCTAAAATCATATGGTATTAACCGGTTATTGCTACTATAATAAAATTGCACCCTTAAACTCGATATCGTTTTTTGTGTTCCAGAATCAAAATTATGTTCTATTTTATCATCTACACCCGAATAATTGATTACATCCCCGCATAAAAGTATACGTCCAGTATAAAACGGTGTTTCCGAAAATACAGTTTTATTAAATTCATCAGAACCACTACTCAGTTTAACAATAATCGCATCTGCACCTTGTAAATTAATACTACCCGTTTCGAGTTCATATGGTGACAATGTCGTAGATGAAACGTTACTTGCTGGTAAACCTAATATATCGTAAGGTGTTGTATACCCTTGTACATTAGAAGCATACCCATTTGTTCCCCCATAGAATTCAAATGTAAAAGGTGCACTACCTGTAAAAGTTATAGCATTTGTATCTTTATCATAAACACCACCAGATAAATGAGTAGATGCTGTAACAACTGCCTGCATTAAATCATCACCATCATAATTTCCATTCGGTATTGATACAGTGGTACCATTTATATCAAATGTGTTATTCCTGTTGTGTATAAGGTACTGACTATTATGTATTCGTGCTGATATAAGCGAAATCTTAGATACGTCATAAATTGGGTTTTTTAGATGTACTACATAATCACCTGGATTTGGGTACACATTGGGATCACGTTCACCACTATCTATATCTAAGGTATGTACCTTCATTAAAATATATGAACAATATTTTAATGAGTGTATATCTCAATTTTATGGTATTTAAGAAAGACTATGAACTAATGGGTTAGTCGAAAGCTGTCGCTTTGCTGTGTCTAAACTTGTGTTAGATGCATTTGGATTTATATTACCCTTATACGCATTAAACTTGTGATAATCATTATTCCTATATTGTTGTGTCCACGCACCATTTGCTGAGTTTATTCTACCATCAATTCGAGACGTATCGGAACGAACACTTGTTAATAAACCACCTTGGTTTAATGGATTGGCGCGTACATTCATACGTCCTGGACCAGCTGCACGGTTTGGTTTACCACGACGATCATCCGGTCTAAACCCGTACTTCATCAATTCTTCAACAGTATGCGTAGAACCATATGTTCGCTTTTCACCGATTTTAGATGCAGGGGCGTTAGTATAACCACCGTGAAAGCTTGATATACCTGGCGCTGGCTGATTATTGTACTGATAATGTTCTATATTACCATCCTTCTTGTTGCGCGTTGGTTCTTGCGCGCGTGTAAGTGCAGAAACAGTTCGTTTTGCACTTGCGTATCCCAAAGTATCCGTTCTTAAACCCGTTTCGGATCTATTAGTAGTTCGCTTGGTTTTTTCATGTTCAGCTCTTGGTGTTCTACCGGTCATGCCTTGAGCTCTACCGGGCACAGGTGGGAGTCTACCATAAAGAAAAGCCGTCTTTTCTGGTCTATTATTTCCAAGTTCGCCCATTATACCACGTCTACCACCTTTAGAATCATATGCTGGACCAGATCTACCTGGTAAAGTTGTCAATCTGTATGCACCAACGTTTTCGGGGTTTACGCGAAACAATTGTTGGTGTCCACCAAACGCTGGAACACTTGCATCAACACCCAAACCTGGACCAACAAGTTGTTTCTCTATTGGTGAAAGATTATTCATTCTACCAGCATCGTACATCCTATTCCTCATATTAAGTATTTCACCACCAGAAGATCTCTTTTGTGGTGCAACTTCACCAAATGACGGAATCTCTTCTTTATATTTAATCGGAGTTTCAACCAAAGGTGATAATGGACCTGAATATTCACTCTGTATTGTCAATTCTTTCTCCGAAAAATCGGAAGTTATTTCAGGTTCTTCTATAGGATTACCTTCTACTGAATATTTTTCTTGTGTGTGACTCAATTTTCGACCAGCATAAACTAAACCGGCTATAGCCAATATTGAAACGGGATCAGCCATTCTTATTTCTTATTGAGATTTTTATTGAGGTATCTTTGCTGAAATAAACCATTTTGGGTTTCTGCACGTGTACTCATTGGTTCATATGTACGAGTTCTAAGTGGAACTTTGCATTCAACATTTTGAAGTGGATGGAAATTTTTTTCGTATGTGTTTACCAAAAGTTTGTTGAATTGAGATGTAGATTGAGGTCTAAGTCTGTCAGACGTTTCTATATATTGTGCTGGTGAACCTTTACCTGCCATGTATGGTGCCGTACCATATAACATGGTATTTGGTCGACTTGAACCATAATTAAGAGTACTGGGCTGAGGATACAAAAAAACTTCTTCAGTAGCACATACAGATGGGACCGCGTGATCTTTAACTACTTTCATACCTGGCTGGAGTTGATATGCCATTTATTATTACGAGAGATTTTGTTTTAAGACGTTCAAAATCTTGTTGCCGTTCTTCTCGCGTCACCATTTGGGTCAAGTCCGGCAAAAGCACCAAGTTGTACACCTCTCATATCTGGATCGCATAATCTCGGATCTTGTCTGCATGTATTTTGTCTTTTACCATGAATAAATTCATAATAAGGCGTATTACCAATCGAAGTGTCTGGCATACTTACAAACTGTCTAGATAATGCGTTTCTTTGGTATTCTGGTGAAGCCGATCGAGATCGTGCTGGTCCATATCTAATTCCATCTGTAGCGTAACTATTAGTCGCCTTTTTAACAGTTGGGTAATAACATGATTCTGGTCTATCTGGTCTATCTATGTAATCAGACATGAGTACATTACCCATAGGATTGTCCTTTGATGGCATAGAACATTTGTTATATACACTATCACTTCCGGAGGCTGGTCTAATAACATTATCCTTAACCATATTCGATCGTTCCATTATATAAAGAACGCCGAGCGCAGTTGTACCTAAAACAAAAATACGTGGATCTCTATTTATAAGATAGATTATACATGATGCATAAATGATAAATCGTGCTGTTGCATTAACACGGTCTGCTGAAGACTGTAATTTTGAAGGCCAGAATTCGTGTACCTTGTCTACACGTACCAATTGCTTCGGATCTTCAAACCAAGATGTCATTTATATATAGTGAGTTTATTTTTTCATCATACCACCTAACATGCCCTGCATCGTTTTCATAAGTGCATTTTCATCTAATTCGGAACCATCGTCTGTCATTTTATCGGCACATTGTTTAGCCACTTGTTCAATCATGGAAAGTGTATCTTCTGGAATGGAACTAATAGTTGTACCAAGCATATACAACGTTTGAACATATTGCCAGATTGCATCTTTTGTATTTTGTGAACAGGAAGCCCAATGATTTTCGAGATTTACATCTTTCATAAAATCGAGGTTCTTGGATTCATTTATAAAAAAAGTATCATCTTTCGCGGAAATTTTATCCGCGAACGGTGTAACACTTGCCATAAATCCATCAACCACTAAACGTGGGTTGGCTTCTTTAGCCAAATCGAAAGCAGATAAACATCTTTTGAGAGCCTTTTCTTCTGGAAAGGTCTTGTGTAATTCCACAAGAAATTGACCCATCATATCATTGAATGCAGTCACAGAAGCCATTTTGTACTGTAAATAGACATTTTATCTTTAAGTTAGTAAAATTAAAATGGTTCCGTTGATATAGTTTCTTTCTTACCTAAACCGTTTGTAACTATAAAAAATACTAAAATTGCGTTAAGTGCAGCTGGTTTAGCATAAGCACTTACTGGAAGTTTACCTTCGTTGTTAATCTTTGCTTTAAAATGTATATATCCTGCTGTTAATAAAGCAGCTACTATACCAGCCCATGCGGGATCTCTTAAATAGTCTTCAAACTCCATTATCTATTAGTAACCAACTTTTTTTGCACGCATTTCGGATGCATCTGGAAATAAAACACCATCGTCACCCTCCTGTTGTTGCGTGGATGGAGTAGTGTTTATCGTTTTGAATTCGTTTGCAAATGGGGATGCATTTACTGCGGGTTGTTGTTCCATTGGTTCCATTGATTCCATTGGTTCAGTTGATTGCATTGGTTCAGTTGACTGCATTGGTTCCATACCTGTTGACTCTTCCATAGACGATTGTCCCTGTTCAAATGGTTCTTCTGATGTTTCTTCTACATCTCCCTCCAGTAGATCTGGATCTTCGGAATCTCCTAATACTGCATCCCCTAGATCCAAATCTTCACCTTCTTGTGTTTGTGACATATATGTTTGTAAAATTTGTTGTACTGGTATAAGTTCTTTTATAGAAGTTTCAATACATACAGAAAATCTTTCATATAACTTATCATTTCTCGTATATTCGTTTTGATTTTCGTGATAAATGTAAGGGTCTTGATACAAATCCTTCGCTGCGTTGTTATAGCACATTTGTATAAATACTTCATTTGTCGGAAGTTTAAGAGAAATCTTTTTATTATCTTTATTTAATCGAACCGCGGATAAAATTTTAACACAACTTACAAATACGGCAGCCAATAAATCATTAAACCACGCGCATCTGTTTGTTATGTTATCTGTATGCTGTTTAGACATGGCATCGCTCCAATTTGGAACTTCTTTCAAAAGTTTTTGGTACATAACGAGAACTTTACGACCTTTGGAAAGTTTATAAGCCTCTTCATACATGGTTTCAAAAGTTTCAATCATGACTGGACACATGAGTAGGCATAATTGACCAACGTATTCGCGTTTTGCTTCGACTAAAATATTCAATGGATCACTCATATCTGTGATTATACGATTTTTTTTATAAATTCTTATCACGCGTTTCTCCTGTATTTATTTGCGGCCTTTTTAAGATTTACAAAGGATGGGAATTCACCCATATCTTCACCATCTTCACGCTGGGTATTTTTGTGTTGTTTCTTAGGTCTCCACGAAATACAAAGTTCAAACTCCCCTATTTGTTGTACAGTAAATCCGCCTATATCAAATTGACGTTTTATATACTGTAATGCCTTTACCCTATTAAAATGTGGATACCCCATAACAAACGAAGGAATCTGACAGAATATATATTTATGACCTAGATCAACCGATTGTCTGATCTTTTTTGAAATTTGGTCGTATATTTTGATATATGTTTCCTTTTTCAGTTTATTTCTTTTTTCAGTTATACGTGATATTTCATCAATACTGATCATTACATTTTATAGAGAACTTTTAAATTCTAATTTTACCGTACATTGTTCGGGGTTCAGGTATAACCTTTTCTGTTAAACCTTTAGTTTTTATGATATCCAGTTCAGATTGTCTTACTTTAGAATAATCTTCGAACTCTTTACCTTTTATAGTTTTTTGGTAAATACTCGGATCACTTGGTGGTCTAGAATCGATTGGTTGTGTACGCAAACTTACAACAGTTGCTTCACCGTCTGTAATTCTTATATCAGCAGAAACAGAAAATCCCAAAGCAAAACCTTTGTGTTTAACGGACATGAACATGCATCTATATAAATCCTGGCCAGAACCACTTATATATTTTTTTATAGAAGTTGTTTCTATAATGTAAGTGCATAAACCTGTACGCTTTGATATTTCTTTATTTGTTGCTAATACCATCTTCTGCATGAGATCATTCGAAACTTCTATGTCCTCTTCAGATTCTCTATACTGAGACAAATCCACTTCTTCGTCATTTATTATAATGTAATGTACAGGTTTTGTATACCCAGCCATTCCAAATTTTTCAGTAAATTTTTCTGTCCTGTGCATGCTCATAAGTGTAAGCACAAGAAGTATTAATATTAATAGAACAATATTCATCATTTAATATTAAAAATTATTTTTTTTGTGTTTTTTTAATGAAAATATTTTACGTAAATATTCTAAGATGTCCCTCTTAATTTATAGTCCGCAATGTAATCATAGTTTAGATGTCATTGACTATATAAATAAACATCCGCAACTTAAACAAATTGTTCAGTACCATAATATAAATAAATTGGGTATACCTCCTCAGTACAAAAACAAAATTACGCGTGTACCAACAATGCTTACTAAAAATGGTAAGTTCTTAGTTGGTAACGAAATAAAAAACTGGCTTGAATCATTATTACCCGTTCAAGAACTGGAAATGTGTGGTTTTGGTAGCTGTTCAATGACAACACTCGAAGGTGAAGGTACAAATGAATTATTTGGTTTGGATAATTATGGAACCACTTTACAGCCAGCCATGACACCCGAACTCGAAGAAAAAATTAATCAGAGTGTTTCTGACGCATATAATAAGAATATAAAGAAATAATTAATTTATAAAATTAGATATGAAATTAGCTACTATTCAGGCTTCAGCTATAAAATCAACCTTTGAAGTACTAAAGGATATACTTAATGATGTAAATATATATTTTAAACCAAATGGTATGTATATAGTTACTTTAGATACAGCTCGTACGTCTTTAGTAGATATGTTTTTATCTTCGGATAACTTCGAAGAATATGAATGCGAAACTGAAATAGTCGCAGGTATAAATGTGGCGAACACTTTTAAACTTTTAAAATCTATAACAAATAACGATGTACTTACTATAAGTATAGATTGTAAAGAATTTATGAACCTGGAAATTCATAGCGAAGCTAAAAAAACATGTACCAAGTTTGCATTAAAGTTACTAGATATAAACGAAAACCATATCGAAGTTCCAGATGTAAACATGACAACTATCACCCCAATGGCTTCGGCAGATTTTCAAAGAATATGTCGTGACATGTATAATATAGGTAACACTATAGAAATAACAAGAGAAAACAACCAATTAAAATTATATTGCAGTGGAGATTTTGCGAATCAGGAAACAAACATTGAATGTACGGAAGAAAGTCCCAAGATATCGGGTGAATATTCTCTTCGATACATGAATATATTCACTAAAGCCACAAGTATGTGTTCTACTGTTCAAATTATGCAAGAAGAACAAAACCGCTTCTTAATATTAAAATATAACGTTGCAAATTTAGGTGATTTGAAGTTCTATTTAGCAACTAAGGTACCCGAAGATCTGTAATACAACCATCAACTGTACTTACAACTTTCACCATACCAAGTGCATTTTTTAATTTTATTCGTGGATATTCATTTTCTAGTGTTTCTATATCATAATAGAGCATATCACTTATTTTAATTTTTTCGTTGTGAAAATCACCTCTCGGTCCCGCGTATCTTTTTACTTTGTTTAAAAGATCTCGTACTGGTTTATCATCCGAGTCAAGCAATTGTGCTGAAGTGATCGGAATATTAAATACAACTCCATTTACTCTTTCTGGTGGCCATGCATGCTTCATATCATATGTTAAATATTTGTACATGACATCATTGTACCAATATTTAATACGAATTATAGTTTTAGTAACATTATCGGGTACTACCGTGTTTTTATAATCAACAAAATTTAACGTTTTAAAATACGTTTCCGTTTCTTCTTCCCATTCGTCGTATTCTTTTTCCCAAAATTCATCGAGTTCAAGAGGTGGTTTAGAATTGTCTAAAAAATATTCCATGGAAGCATCTATAATTTTATAATCCGGTTTAGATGTTATATATTTTAAAGTTTCATATACCCAAACTATAATGTTGGTTAAAAGATTACCGATCATTCTATTTAATTATTATATGGAAGGTAATTTTTTAAGTAGGTATAATAATAAAATAAAAACATGGGAAAAACTAATAGAAGATGACCCTAGTAATAAATCTACATATGAATACGAAATGTCGAATTATATAATTCAGTGTATGCCGTATATGAAACAATATACAGATGATTTAGAATTAGAAGTAAGTGTAGATAATATTTTCAAATGTAAAGAAACGTCTGGATTACAGAGAAAAGATATATTTAATGATTATCTAATAAACGTTGAAAAGGTGAATAATATAGACCGACCCATGGAAAGAAAAAAAGAAGAATGTCCTAATTGTTTAGAAAGTAATATATACCATTTTGCAGATACAAGTGATTTAGTATGTGATAAATGTGGTATGATAATAGCAACTATTATTAGCGAAGAATTGACATATAGAGAAGAACAGGAAACATCTGAAAAAATAGTAAACTATTCGTATAAGAGAGAAAATCATTTCAATGAATGGCTTTCACAGTTTCAGGCACAAGAAACAACGCATATCCCTACGGAAGTTATAGAACAGTTAAGAAACGAACTAAAGAAGATAAAAATAAAAGTAGTGGAAGAAATCACACATGCACGTGTTAGGAGTTTGCTCAAAAAACTCAAATTAAATAAATATTATGAACACGTTCCATATATAACTAATATATTGAGTGGTATATCACCGCCAAAAATGCCACAGGAAGTTGAAGAAAAACTGCGTATAATGTTTAAAGATATACAAAAACCATTCGACGATAATTGTCCAAGTGAACGTAAAAATTTTTTGAGTTACTCATATGTTTTGTATAAATTTTGTGAACTCTTAAGTGAAGATTCATATCTTAAATATTTCCCGTTACTCAAATCAAAGGAAAAATTATATCAACAGGATGTTATATGGAAAAAAATATGCAATGACCTCAAATGGGAATATATTCCCACGATTTAAAATATAATCTTATAATAAAATGTCATCGTGTAACAAGCCGGTAAATAGACCAAAATCTCCTAAACAGAAAACCAATAAGAAAACATCGCGCAAAAACCCATTGCGTCAAGGTGTATCTTTCAATAGCATGAGTAACATGCTCAAGGCTTTTGCCATCAAGAAAAGAAATATGCCAGAAATTTTTCAAAATATAAACGATAAACTTAAACGATAATTAAAGAATTGTGATTAATTTAATGAATGGATGAGTATTATAAATTTTGTCTGAATGAGATCAGGTTTCATACAGAAAAAATCAATGAAATCATAGAGGAAGGTCTCGCGGACCCCAAAAAATATTATTTACAATCAACGAGTCAATGGAAAACTATATGTCAGATGATACCTTATATGTATTATCTAGCGAAACATAACGAATCTCTGGATCATGACCCCCTGAAGGAGGAAAATTTATCAGATATGCCTCCGAAAGACCAGTAAGTTTGAGGTAATTTTGTGCTTGTGTGACCATGACTTCATTCATGGTCTTAACTGATTTAAGTTCGAGTACAGTTTTTTTATTTAATATTATATCAGCACGAAGGTTTCCTATAGTATGCCCTTCAAATACTATAGGAACTATTCTTTCCGTTTCGTAGGGTATTCCGTGTTTGCGTAAAACGACTTCCATCGCGTTGTGATACACACGCTCACTATAACCGGGGCCAAGTATCTTGTATACAAAGTCGACATATTCACGTATCATTTACATATCTTCGTGTATTGTTTCTAAACCCTTTTTCTTACTCTTTTTTACATTTTCATTTTCCTTTTCATAATCTCTTATAAGATCTATATACTGATTATTATATTCTATAAGAGTTTTAGACATTTTCATCATGATTTTATTCATTTTATCAAAATGTCCAATTTCCATAGATATAGATATATGTTCAGCATACTTTTGAGAAATATCTTCTATAGCATCCATGATTTCGTTAGAAAAGTGTATACCTTCCTGTATATATTTTTTAACACTTTCCTTCATTTTATAATATGATACTATTATTTTTTAAAATGTCTGTCAATATAATCTACTAGTAAGAAAAAAATTTTTATTTGAAATCAAAGTCCCTCAAGGAGAATGTTGCTCTATAAAAAAACTTTTTTGTTCGAGGTAGTCGATTATATTGACAGACATTTTGCTTTTAATATATACATAAAACATAGAGTAAAATTTTTAAAATGTCTGTCAATATAATCTACTAGTAAGAAAAAAATTTTTATTTGAAATCAAAGTCCCTCAAGGAGAATGTTGCTCTATAAAAAAACTTTTTTGTTCGAGGTAGTCGATTATATTGACAGACAAAATAAAAAAATTACTTATATAAAATGTGGATGCTTTTATGTAGACCAATTATCATACCAACAAATGTTCCTGAACAAACCATGATTAGTACCGATAAGTGTCGAATCGTACTAGTGTCTCCTACAAATGATCCAAGTAGATACGTCATTGACATGCCAGATGAAACACCCGAAATTCTTATAAAACCGGATAAGGATTAAAAGGTAAATGTATATAAATGCCACCAACACCTTTCGTGAATAGTAGTATTCGTTCAACTATACCAAATACATGCGAAGGTCTTCAGCATATTCTCATTAAGGTTATATATGAAAATGAGCGTGGTCGTGGTCCGGTACAAAGTATAGAGGCATACGCATCACCCGTGTTTTCGTTTAATTATAACGCCACTTACCTTAATCGTAGTGATATGTTACCAACTCCTGAAGACGGTACTATTAGACCAATTTCAATGTTTAATTATAATACGGGTCTATGGAGTGATAGTCAAAATGTACACATTGATAAAGACCATTTGTTCCGACATGATAGTGTATGGTCACCAAATATGTATTATAGTTCTTTGAGGGACTTCTTAATGCATATACGTGAAGTATATAGTTATGACGGAGAAATAACAGGGACGGATTGGTTGTGTCGACCACCACTTAATCCCGAACCTGTGTATGATAGGGAAATAACACTACGTCGCGTTTCGAGAACCGTCATGGAACTTATCGATAAAAATTCAGTAAATATACCAGAAGGTGATTATTTACAACTATGCGACGAACTTAAAAGGATAAGGGATTTATAATACAGTGTAATGTCCGCTCTTAATACCCTTAAGAAATATCTAAAAGATAGAGGACAGGAAATAAACAATGAATGGTATGTAAAAATTGAAACTAGAAAATCGGGTAAATCTGCAGGTATGACTGATAATTATTACTTTTCACCGGAAGGTAAACGGTTTCGATCTATGATCGAAGTATATAGATTTTTAACTACGGGTGACAAGTTTGAACGTGATGAAAAGACAAAATGTTTGAAAATTGATAAAGAAAATACCGATGAAATAATGGATGATTTATGTGAACTTGTAAATGATATGTACATAAATGATAATATTAAAAACTTGCACGATACGAAATCGGGCATGTTTAAAAAAGTAAAAAAAGATTGTTCTAATTTTATTGATGGTAAATTACAAAAAACTAGAATACAAATTTTAAGTAAAAAGTATAGAATTACTTTTCCAAAAGATACACCTGAAGAGAATATAGCACACTACTCAAAAGCCAATGCCGCTAATTTGGTAAAAACATTTTTCAGAACTGCACCTACATGTTTAGGATGTGGCACAAAAAAATGTATTTTAACACACGCACATACGATCAAATCTAGACCAGAAATTTTAAAAATGGCTATATCAAATTCACGTACAGATGACGGGTACCATTCCGATTCAATTCTCAGTAATTTTATAGAATTGCATAAACAGTATCCCGTTGCAACACTTTGTTGGACGTGTCATCATATTCTTGGTTAAGAATCTAATCAACACAAAATTTACTTTTCAGCCACCAAACGACCCATTTTCCATCGCTTCCTAGGGCGATGCGTCTCGGATTTTTATTGGATAAACCCCAATGTCGAACAATGAGATCATTCGAGGTATGGTTTTTGAGTTCGTTAATATTTTTACCAGCATTTTTACGGGGTACCCACCCACCGAGGTGCGATCTCGTAAAAATCTCGAGTTCATTATATCTTTCTTCGTTTTCAAAAACTCTGTACCCATACACCGATTCGTCATTTTCAGAACAGTATTCGGAATCGGTGTCTTCGCGTGCATACGTACCGTTTTTTGTGTTACAGTTCCAAGGTATATCTGTTCGCGTAAACTCAGAATCGTAATGCTGTAAATATAATTCAAGACTCGGTACATTTGCAAAAACGACCGTTTCACCCGTGTCGTCGTAACCACACATACGACCAGGTAAACCCTGTACCTGAGCAGAATCGTTGAAAATTTTCACATTTCGTTCGTACAAAACACCGATATACTTTTTGTTAATCGTATCTGCGCACCTACACAGTTCCATTATAAAAATGCACGTGTGTTTTTTTGGCTCGATATTGAGGATGTCGTTTATATTTTCTTCATCTGTAATTCCGTTATGCTCCTTATAATCCACGTTATCACCATAAATTTCTTTGAAATTATTCATCATCACTCGACTGGCTTCCCCAGTAGGGGTACGTATAATATGATATTTTGGTTTATCGATACCATACCTGTTAATAATGAATTTTCCAAGTTTACGAATGTTTTCCTTGGCTAAATCTTGCTCATCCTTTTTGGGGTTGTTATTGAACCCACATAGCTCATCACATTGAAAAATACGGTTTTCGTTGAAAAAATCACGTATTCCCTTGTAACCTGGCCCCGGTTTGCCAAATACTACTTTTGACGATTCACCCCATTGTAATCGATCTTTCAACACACCGTCGGGTGTTGCAGAAAATTCAATGACTTTTATATTTTTTTCGTACATAGTTTCGCGTTTCGCGAACGATAATTCCTCGAACATAATATCCATGGTTTGTTTTTTACGAGCTGCAATGTGCATCTCGTCCATGATTATCATCGCATCTTTCTTAAAGGTCAATTCGAAAGAGACTCGATCTTTCAAATCGTTACGATGGTAAATTTGGGTTTCTAAAATATTAGGAAACCTATCCTTAACCTGCTTCTTCCATGACTTTGAACTCAAACCCGTTATGAGGTATATGTTTTCAAAAGGTATGCAATGTCTTTCTACGTATTGTTCGATAATAGAAATCATTGTTCCTGTTTTACCCGCTTGTGTGGGTAATATAGAAGTCACGAATAAAACCTTTTTATCGTCAAATATATCAATTATATTCTTTGCAAACTGTTTCTGACTATCGTAAATCACAGAAACACCTTTTAGGTGATTTATAATGATTTCTTTTTTAAGGATTTCACGTTGATACCCAAAAATAGCTTTTTCATTACCTAAAAGTGGGAAGTACTGGCGTTCTATGAGTGTAAGCATATTTTACGTTTATAAATATTTAGATCAAAGACTTTAATATAGTTTTAGATCTATTTAGATCTTTACTTAGGCTTTATATCACTTTTATTTTTTAATTATAATTGTAATTAAAGAATAAACTACTAAACTATATACAAAATGACTACCTATAACCAAGCCCCGTGTAATTTCAAGTTTAAGATTGCCGCGATCGAAAAAGTTGTCGATGGTGATACCATGGACGTACTCATAGATTTGGGTTTTGACGTCATGACGCGTCAACGCGTACGACTTCTCGGTATCGATACCCCAGAATCGCGAACGTCGGATCAAGTTGAAAAGGTCTATGGAAAACTCGCAAAGAAAAACCTCGCGGAATGGTGCATGAAAGCGGTTGCATCTGAAAAGGATGATATTGAGATCGAATTAAGATGTCCGGAAATGGATAGTCGCGGTAAGTTTGGGCGCGTTCTCGGTGAAATTTGGGTTTCAGAAGACGGGAATTGGACCAATGTGAATCAGTGGATGTGTGAAAACGGACACGCCGTCCCGTACCATGGTCAAAATAAGGATGATGTTCAGGCACAACACATGGCAAATAGGAAAATGTTAGCCGAAAAGGGTATCGTTACCGAACATGCTTAAATTTACTAAATAAACTTTTTTTACCTTGAGTTTTTCGAAGATTTATACCGTTACCACACCCTCTACCTAAAAAACGGAGTTGTTGTTTTCGAAATTCTTTATTAACATTTTCTCTAATTTCATTCATTGTTTTTTTACCTAATTGATTGACGAACTGCATTTTATTTAGACCATCACATATTTTGTTTTTCGTATCTATATAATTCATTAAATTTTTTCTGTTTTTAGCTGTGTTATTATTTACCATTTATTTAACATGATATTTTATTTAATAAGGATACTTCCTAATCCATAAATTACATATCCATTTTTCACCTGATTTAACAGGTTCACCACCATGTAAAGCTTTTTTAGTCATACACTCATAATTATTTAACGTGTTAAAAAATAAAGCGTCACCCTTTTCCAATTTATATTTTTTGTTTATGTTTGGAAAAATCGTTTCACCACCCTCATAATCATCATTCAAGGCGATTATAAAGGTATACATTCTCCTATTTTTATCTTCAAAGAACGTATCTTGATGTGGTTTGTAAAATCCACCTGGTTTATATTTAAGAACCTGTAAATCTTCACAGTTACTTAAAGGGCGATCTGTCATCGAAATACATTTACGTACGAGTTTATCAACGACTGGGTCTTCTGAAGGTTTTATCCACGCCGTTTTACTTTTACGTATACTTTCGTCTATATCCATAGACTTAGATACAGTAGATGTTCGTAATTTTTTAGAAGCAACTTTCTTGATATGTTCACATTCGTCATCTGAAATTATATTTTTTATAACTTTTGGTCTGTTATATACAGGTATGAAGTATAGAACAACGAGTATTATAGCGATAAACAATAACACTTTATTCATCTATTAAATACTGAGAATTTCTTTCGACTGATACAAGAAGACCATAATATGCCGGTAACATGAGTAACTTTGAGATAGACACTGTATATTTTTCATTAGAATTTCTAATATATACGAGCATACTAATAAGAGAAAAATACAATGACATGAAATAAAAGAATCTACTTATATAAAACATGTAATATGTACTTTTGATAACACTTATTACGATATTAAAATGTATTAATTCGTTTTCACTATATTGATTTTGTGATATAAATAATATAGACCACGATGTAAATAAAATGTCAAATAAGTCTATATACTTCTCCCATTCATATCTTATTAAAAGTAGACCTAAATGAATCAATATCAAATAATATTTGAATATTTCACTTGAATCTTCTTTCATATATACGGTTATTCCGTGGATAATTTTAGCTGGTATCGGTAAAAGTAAACCGGCACCCGCATAACTTTTACCAAATTTATATACTAAACCGTAAGTTAACACGTCCATTTATACTTCTATATCTGTACTCTTTAATGCCTTTAAAAAAATATAATGTGGTACAGAGGAATTATATCTATTTTGTATACGTGATATTACCTGATTTGAATATATCGCTAATTCATGTACTGTATATAAAATATCCCATGTACTACTTTTATCCAGTATCCATTGTCTAAGTAAATCACCGCATGTATCCGAAAACATTTCGTAAATATTTCTTATTTCTTCAGTTTTAGATTTATATTTATCACGTTTCTGGAGTTCTTTTTTAAAATCTTCGTCGGATATTTCATTCGTTAAATAGTTTACACGTAAATGCAAATTATCGTCATCGTAAATATCACCGTATCTATATATTAGTTCACGGTCTATGAATGACAGTTTATAACTTAAATCGAGTATATATTCGTTCGCGTCATTTTCTACAAGTTCATCATACGTTGGTCGACCACCACATGGTATATCACCATGTTCTCTTGATCTCTTTTTAAATTCAAAATAGTGTGGATTATGTACTCGACCAGTTTCAATACGTCCGGAACGCCAATCGAATGCTGTATGACAATCTGTACACCACATTTGCGCACAACCATCTATTTTGTATATCATGGTACCGCATTTTGGACACGGTTTTGTATCCTTATTAATGAGTTTCATTGTTTTTACAAGTTTTTCGTCACAAACGTGTCTAATACCAATTTCTTCGCTGCATTTATTACAAAAAGATTTTGTGCATAGACCACAAATCCATTCTTTATCTAAAAATCCTCTACAAATTTCGGATGGACATTTACGCGTAAATCTTTCAATACCTGTTTCTGTGAGATTTACTTCAAGTGTATTTACTTCCTGTACGATATTCTGTATATCACTTCGTAGTTTCGTCATAGATATATTATAAGTTTCCGTTGGGTGAGACATTACTTCGGCTTCGTCTCGCATGGACCGTAACATATAAAACGAATCTAAAAGTAAATAGTATTCTTGTCTAAGTTTTTCCATTTTTATTTTGTATTCGGCATGTGGCTGCGTTTCAGGCATACGCGCCATTTCACGTTCGTATAAAACTTGTTCGCGATGTTTTTTATATTCTACATTACGGAAACGCTTTGTACAAAACGAATCAACAAATTCTCTAGAAAATTCATTTTTACATTTCATACAATGTGGATCTTCTATGATTGACAACAAATACGTTTGATTACACGTCTTACAGGATTCATAGTTACAAAAGGGACACGTCACTTTTTTGTGATTTGTTTTATTATACGTATCACAACAAACTGTACATTTATCCATACCTAATATAAATACACTTTTTTTCTTTAATTATTTTATATCTTCAGTGGTCCATAGTAATTTAATAGAATTGCAGTTATAACAGTTAGTACATTGAGAGGGGCATCATAAGTGGGTATAACCGACTTTTCCGACCATCGTACTGTAAAAAATACCGAAATAAAAATACCGAACGTTCTTAAAATCGCTTCAAAGTGTGGGTTCATTTATTATTTACGCATATATTTTTCACGAACCCAATCGCGATCTTTTTTAAAAATTTTAGAAAGTTTTGGGTCCTTACGTTTAAACAAAATCATGAGTACATTGAGTCTTCTGAAGAGACCAAGTGGTGGTTCACCTGTGCGTATAACTTTGGCAAGTGCTCTATGTCTCGCGAGAACGGGTTTATCTTTAACATCTACGTACCCATGTTTTGAAAGGTACCCCGTGTTACTTATCGGAATTTTCATTTATTTAAACTTAGGATTTTTTTCGAGTTTCCCTTTGTGGAATAAGGCGTTCCATCGACGTAGTATACTTTAGTGTACCATGACTTTGAATTTGTGTCCCAAACTTCGCGTCTTTTTAATCCACACTTATACTTTACTCGATTCTCTATATCTTCTCTACTTCCAGTAACTTTTCCCGTCTTGTTACCTTTAACAACATTTTTTGCATCTTTCATACCATTAATAAAAGAGATATATCGAATAAGTCCTGTGTACATATTTTATTAATGATTTGTGTTTATTTTTTATATTACTTATTTTTTAATACCACGGCTGATGCAAAGTATGCACAACATAAAGAAAGTATGCACGATGAACATGAAGATATAGGTAAAAGTGCAGTAAATAAAGCAGCATTATTACCTGATTTAGTTGAAGCCACACCCTTTGCCACTTTTTCCGGTGGTGTATAATCAGCTGGTGGTGGATCTATTTTAAAGTGTTTATACGCAAGATTACAATCTTTTACATTCGCTTGTTTACCATTCAAAGATCTCGAACAATCATTTTGACCTGTACACGGGTAACAAATTGCTTTAATTTTTTCTTTATCAGCTTCACTTAACTGTTTTGGATTAAGTAACATTACCTTTTTAGTACCTAACATGTTATATTAATAACTATATTTTATTTCTGTTGGTACTTTGTTTGTTTATTTAATTGTGCAAGTCGTGTTTTTACCGTCATTTCGGATATACCTTCATTAATGTTCTTTTTGAGTCTACTTACGTTTTTAGCCGCACGTCCTTTCATAGTATTGTTAACGAGTTTCTTAAGGTTCGCCTTGGTATTTTTCTTTTGTTTATCTTTTTCTTTTGCTTTTATGTTTCTCTCTATATTTCCTTTAATTCTATTAAACGCTTTATTTGCTTCCATTCCCTGACTTCCCGAAAATATACCCTTTTTCCATTGTGTAAGATTTGCCCTATTTATATATTCTTTACGGTCCGCTTTAGTCATATTTGGATACGTTTTAGATATGTATTCAGCGAGTTGTTTCTTAACTTCTTGACGTTTCTTTCGATTTGCCGCCTCGTTATAGTTACCATTTAGTTTTTCGGATTCTATGGTTTTTTCTATACTCGGCGCAATATTCTTTATTTGGATACTATAATTTTTGAGTTGATTGAGTAGTTTATTTTTAACCTTTTGATTCATTTGTGTCGATTTAACTTTCTTAGTCAAAGATGCACGCATTTGCTGATTTTGTGCCGCTTTCTTTTTGTTTTCCGCTTCCTTTTTCTTCTTTTCTTCCTCTTCCTTTTTCTTTTTTGCAAGTGCTTCCGCCTTTTTCTTTTCGATCATTTCTTCTTTCGCCTTTCGATTCGCTTCTTCCTTTTCTCTTGCTTTTCTATTCGCCTCTTCTTTCGCTTTCCTCTGTTTTGCAAGTTCCTTTGCTTTTGAAATGGCATTTTTCTTTACAGTATTAAATGTTTCCCCCTTTTCAAATCTTTTAAGAAATTCAGCTTTGTTCGTATTTGTTAAATTTTTAGAGTTATTCAAAATCTTACTTAATAACTGCTGCTTCTTTTCACGTTCTTTCGCTTTTCTGTTCGCCTCTTCTTTCGCCTTTCGATTCGCTTCTTCTTTTTCTCTTGCTATTCGATTCGCTTCTTCTTTCGCTTTTCTCTGTTTTGCGAGTTCTTGTGCTTTTGAAATAGCATTTGATTTTATAGTGTTAAAGTTTCCACCATTTGTGAATCTTTTAAGAAAAGTTACTTTATTTACATTTGTTAGGTTTTTAGAGTTATTCAAGATCTTACTCAACAATTTCTGTTGTTTTTCGCGTTCCCGCGCTTTTCTATTCGCTTCTTCCTTAGCCTTTCTATTCGCTTCTTCTTTCGCCTTACGATTCGCTTCTTCCTTTTCTCTTGCTAATCGATTTGCTTCTTCTTTTGCTTTTCTTTGTTTTGTGAGTTCTTGTGCTTTTGAAATAGCATTTGATTTTATAGTGTTAAAGTTACCACCGTTTTCAAATCTTTTAAGAAAAGCTACTTTATCTGCATTTGTCATATTTTTAGAGTTATTTAAGATCTTGCTCAATAACTTTTGTTGTTTTTCGCGTAATTCTCTTGCTTTTTTCTCTTCCTCTTTTTTCTTCTTTTCTTCATTCGCTAAACGCTGTTCTTCTCTTTCTTTAGCTATACGATTCGCTTCTTCTTTTTCTCTTGCTAATCGATTTTCTTCTTCTTTATTTTTTCGAGCTTTGGCAAGTTCTTTTGCTTTTGAAATAGCATTTGATTTTATTGTATTAACATTTTCACCATTTTCAAATCTATTTAAGAATTCCTGTCTGTTTTCGTTCGTGAAATTTTTGGAATTTCTTAATATTTTAGTTAATCGAGCTCTCTTTACTTCTCGTTCTTTCTCTCTCTTTATTCTATTTGCTTCCTCTTTCGCCTTTCTTTCCTCTTCTTCCTTAGCCTTTCTTTGTTCTTCTTCGTATTCTTCCCTTGCTTTTCGATTCGCTTCTTCTTTATTCTTTCGCGCTTTGGCAAGATCTTGTGCTTTTGAAATAGCGTTTGATTTTATAGTATTGAAGTTACCACCGTTATTAAACTGTCTCATATACGTATTCTTATTCGCATTTGTAAAATTCTTAGAATTATTTAATATTTTAAGCAGTTTTTTCTTTTGTTGCGCTCTTTCTTTTGCTATACGATTTTCTTCTTCCTTTTTCAACCTGTTTTCTTCTTCTTTTTCTCTTGCTATTCGATTCGCTTCTTCTTTCGCTTTTCTCTGTTTTGCAAGTTCTTGTGCTTTTGAAATAGCACTTGATTTTACCGTATCAAAGTTTCCACCGTTATTAAATTGTTTTATAAATATATTCTTATTCGCATTTGTAAAGTTTTTAGAATTGTTCAAAATCTTGAGTAACATTTGTTTTTGTTTATCTCTTATGATTTTTTTCTCTTCTTCTTGTTTTCTAAGTCTATTTTGTTTTAAAGCCTGTGCTCTTTTAATAACATTTGCTTTTATAAGATTAAAGTTCTCACCATTATTAAATCTTTGTCGAAACGTGAGTATATCCGCATTATTTAAATCTTTAGAATTTCCCATAATTTTATTTAAAAGGCGTTTCTGTTCATTCCTAATTCGTTTCTTTTCCTCTTCTTCGCGCATTTCCTGTTCTTTTTTCATGTATTCCCTTTTGAGATTTCCAGCCTTTTTAATGACATTCCTTTTTATAACGTTAAAATTTTCTCCTTTATTAAAACGTTCACGAAACACATTTTTATCTGAATTATTGAGGTATTTAGAGTTACTCATAATTTTATTTAAAAGGCGTTTCTGTTCATTCCTAATTCGTTTCTTTTCCTCTTCTTCACGCATTTCCTGTTCTTTTTTCATATATTCCCTTTTAAGATTTTGTGCCTTTTTAATGACGTTCGTTTTTATAATATTAAAATTATCACCTTTATTGAATCTTTGGCGGAATGCATTTTTTTCAGAATTGTTAAAAAGTTTTGAATTATTCATTATTTTATTTAACAGCTTTCTTTGATCACTCTTTATTCTTTTTCTTTCTTCATTTTCTATCATTTCCTGTTCCTTTTTTCTATACTCTTTTTTAAGATTACTCGCTCGTTTGATAACATTTTCTTTTAGTATATTGAATTTTTCGCCATTATTAAATCTTTGGCGAAACACATTCTTTTCGGCATTATTAAGAAATTTAGAATTACTCATAATTTTGTTTAGTAGTTTCTTTTCTTGTTGTCTTTTTTCAAGTACCAACTCTTTTTCAGCTATATTTTTTTGTTCTTGAATTCTATTCTTTCTTTTCTTAGCAAGATTACGCGCCATTTGTATAGCGTCTTCTTTAAGAGTATTGAAATTATCACCAGCTTCTAATCTTCTCATAAACGCTCTTCTATCATCGTTTGTAAAGTTTTTAGAATTTTTCAATATTTTTATAAGTAATTTCTTTTGGTTTGCCTCTCTAAATGATAACTCCCCTTGTTTGCGCTCTTCATTTATTTTTTTAAATTCGTCTTCTACATTTTTACGTACCTTATTAAAATCTTTACTTTTTTCAAAATTTCTTAAAAATTTAGCTTTCCTTGAATTGTTCAAATTTTTAGAACTATTCAATAACGTAGAAAGTTGTTTTAGTTCTAGTTCGTATTTTTTGCGTTGAAACGATTTTTTATTAACCACATCAAGTACCTCTCTTTTCAAAGTTGTCATGTTTTCGCCCATTTCGAGACGGTTTACATATGAATTTTTATTATCTATATTTTTATTTTTCAGAAAATTAAGAAAATTTGTTTTTAATTCTTCCACTTTGACTTTTTTTGCATTTCGATCTTTTTGCATTGCGAGTGATTTTGCACCGTTCAAGTTACTGTTCGAATTAAATTTACTTATGATTTCGTTTTTATTTGCATTTGATAAATTCGTGAGTTCCGCTAAAATTTTTTGTAACTCGTTTCTGTTATACTCTATTTTCATTTTTCTACGTTGTTCGGCTTCTTCACTGGATATTTTAGTAGATATAATACCATTAATGTATTTCTGAACACTGTTAAAGTTTACACCTTTCTTAATTTTATTATACGCGTTCGTTTTTTGTGTGTTATTTATATATTTACTTACGTTTTCACGGTTTAAATACGAACGTAATAAAATTTCATTTTCTTTTAATTGTGCGTTTTTTACTACTACATTTTGAGGTGGACCAACTGGTCTAGACGGAGGTCCTTGAACCGGTCCGGATGGGGTGACTTCCGTTGGTTTAATTGTTTTTGAAGAAGGTACGTAAATTTTATTCAAAAAAGATGGTTTTTTTGTTTTTGAAAATGTTCTCTTTATCGGTTTTACGCCGTTACTAGTATTGTTACGACTACCTTGTAAGAAAGACGGCTTTTTGTTACCTTTATTAAAATTGACTCTACCCAAACCATTATTCACATTTCCTCTCAATCCATTATTCACATTTCCTCTCAATCCATTATTCACATTTCCTCTCAATCCATTATTCGCATTTCCTCTCAATCCATTATTCGCATTTCCTCTCAATCCATTATTCGCATTTCCTCTCAATCCATTGTTCGCGTTTCCTCTCAATCCATTGTTCGCGTTTCCTCTCAATCCATTGTTCGCGTTTCCTCTCAATCCATTGTTCGCGTTTTCTCTCAATCCATTGTTCGCGTTTTCTCTCAATCCATTGTTCGTGTTTACACCTGTATTATTGACATTAAAATTGTTAACTACACCCACGTTATTTTTATTTTTCAAAATAACAGCTTTTTGTGCAGCTCTCAATTTAATCGGTTCGTGTACATTCATGGAATGTAAACGCCTACCAATAATGTCCGTCAACTGACGCTTTGTAAGTTTTTTATCCGCGTAACGTAAAACACCTACCTTTTTAGCTATTTTACGCAACTCTACAACTTTCGATGTAGAATTAAAAAGTATAGAAAACTCTTTACGTGTTAATGGCGATTTTCTATCTGTTAAATACGAACCATCTTTACTAAGAATCAAAGGTGGTAATGGTAATTTACCGCCCTGGATAGATGCATATACGTCACATATTTGTTCTTTAGACAGTTTAAGTTCTGTACCTGTATTCTGTTTTATAAGTATTCTGAGATTGCTAATATCTAGCCCTGGATCACACGCATCCATATTGATATAACCCAACAAAAAAGTTATAGCGATATGCCTTTTACGTATAGTTGAAATTTGTCTTCGTATGACATGTTAAAATTAAACACATCAACTTGACCTATATCTATATCTACAATTGTACTATTTTTTATAAGGTTATCTTTTCTATTTTTAAGTGTTGAAGAAATGAGAGCTTCGGCAAACTGTTTGGGGTTTTTTATTTCTTCTACGAACTGAGATTGCATTTTCATACGTATACACAATATCTTATCAGGTTTTTTGTCTAAAAATGGTGCCGATGGTAAAGTTTCTGATGTACCACCATCTACATACACTAAACCGTTATACGTATACGACGAAAATATAAAGGGTATAGCTATGCTCATACATAGCGCATCGATAACTTTCATGTCTGGGTGAGTATATTTTGAAAAATATTCTGTTTTAGAAGAGTTTACACAAAATGCAGAAATATACAGTACTTTATCTATTTCCGCAAAAGTTGGATCCGACCCCAGCAGTTTAACAAATTCTTTTCTTATGGGTTTTAAATCAACTAAACCATATGAATTTATAAAACACTTTAAATTTAGTTTAACTAATTTACTAGAATCAAGTTCGAGTAGTTTATCTAATGTTTCGTCTATAGTAAAACCAAGTGCTAAAAATGCACATAATATTGCACCTGCTGAAGCACCTGAATATTCTTTTATATTTTGAACTTTAAATTCGATAGTTTTAAGGTACCCTAACATGGAAAATATACCCATGGCACCTGGGCCTACTATAAGATATTCCATCTCATTACTTAATAGTATTGAGGAAATTGCTTTCTCAAAAGAGCGAACACAACCGCAAAGACTACCGCGTGTGTCAATGCCGCTGGAACACTGGTCTGACCAGAAGTGAAGACACCCTTGGACCCTGGTGGAAGAGTCAAAAGCATACCTGGACTGAGTGCGAGAAAGAGAGATGTTGTGACGAGAAGATCGGTTTTGGTAAGAACTATACCCATAGCTTTTGCTACAAGTGCATATACGAGAAAGAAGACAAGGGCGTGAAACATAACAGCTGTTCTGCCAGTAAACCCGTCTTGGAAAGTGATTTTTGATCCATCTGTTCTGAGAACGATACCTGGACTGAGAGCTAAAAAAAGAGACGCGGGTATAGCAACTTTAGAGGATGAGATATCTGGTATCATGTTTGTATATATATTCATTACATATTAATCTAAGAACCATATCTAGAGTTATAAAAACAGAATTCAACAAAATCATTATAATCTGCAAAATTTAAAATAAGATGCGACGTAGCTGAATCGTATAGGTACTGTTGTAGTATCCCCCACATATATCGGAGATCATCCTGGTAATATAATTCCCAGTCGTTTATATGTAAAGGTTCATCAATGTGGATTTCTTCATCATAATCACTGTGTTCAGCGTCGTTTCCATTTGTAGCTTCGTACACGTACTGACTCCAAACCATTATTCCTGTTTCTTTTCTTTCAAACCAGTGAGTGCGAGTGAAGTAGATTCTTTTACTGGTAAGTTATCGAGTATAACCTTTAAGGCACTTTCAGCCTGGTTTTCGTTTCCGTTAAAAAAAGTGGTAAGACCTTCCTTGACTGAGGTTTTATTTAAACCTGTTTTTCTAGCACTTTTCCTGACAGAAATTTTACCCTTTTTAAGATTAATAACGTCGAGACCATTATCGGTCATGAGTTTTTTAACTTGCAACTTGAGTGATTTTTCCGCCTGGACTAAGACTTTAATATCTTCACGGGCTTCTGTAATTTGCTTGTTTAATTCAACCAACTTAGAGACGCTGTTCGAGAGTTCATCTGTAGGTGTAACCTGAGACATTTATATATAAACTATACCTGTATTCTTTAAATAATTATTTAGCACAATGGTCTACGCATGGTATCGGAAGCGATTGTAGAGTTGTTCCATACGAATGGTTCTTTTGGGTTTGGTGGATCGGCACGGATTTGTTGGTTCGCGTTTCTGAGAGCACCACTGACCGTTTCTGGGAAACCAATTTGGGATCGTGGTTCAAGGAAGTTTTGGCCCGCGAGTATATCGTCTGGGGCGAATTCGCCGAAATCTTCTTGTGAAGCAACTTCTCTTGGGAGAAGAGAAGAAGCAAGACCCGTACCCGCCTTCATTTCACAACCAACACCTGGTTCGGATGGACCGATAGCATCCGTTCCGTATGGCGAATACATCTGTTCTTCTATCGAGTAAGTGGATTTTTTGTTGTTTGCGAACATAAGGTATATCACGACCGCAATCGCGACGGCAATCAAGACCTGTCTTGGGGAGACTTTGTTCAACTTCATCTTTATATACTATCAACAAATTTTTTTATTCTGTATCTTCAATCATGTACTGGTCTGGATATGTTTCTTCAGGTTCAGGTTCAGGTTCAGGTTCAGGTTCAGGTTCGTGAATTTTTACCTGAACAATATTCCACGATGGACCAAATGCCTTTTTCGCAAACCAAAGACCGTGAAATTCCACGAGTATCGTACACGTTACACCCGGAACTATAGATTCGAACGTATCCAGTTCTTTCGCGTGATTAAATACACGTGTCGCTGTAATTTTGTCTACCGAAAGATTATCACCCCTGGTATAAGCACTTGAAACAGTCTTTTCAGAAAGTTCTTTACCAAACCACGTCTTGCTATTTTCAATGGCAGATTCAATATTCGTGGCATGCACCGATTCAATCTTAGACTGATTATGTTCTCCTGTAATTTCAAGGGAAACTTCACCTGATTCGTGGTCTACATCAACAACCTTTACCCCGTTCAGTTGAATGAAATGTAGTTTTTTCTCATCGTTAAAAGCTTTTGTGTGATACAATCCATCTTCACCTTTGTATAAAGTATCGTAAATCATTTGTATATTGGATTGGTTTCAATTCTTTAACCCAATAAATGGAATCATGGCTGATTTTTCGAGTATAGGTTTAGATACCCATTTATCACGCACTGGTTTAAAACCGTATAAGGTTTCTTCCATTTTTATATTTTTTGGTAATTCTATTGGTTGTGCGGGTCTAAATGCGTATTCGTTTTTAACATATGAAAACGATCTATTTGGTTTCCATGTAAGTGTATTTGTGTTAAAACGTTCGGATCCGTGTGAAGGTGCGAAACCTGGTATATTTATATTAGACACCGATGAATTTAAACCATGAACAATTTGTCTAGATAATTTATCCTTTGAAGGTGTTGTAGTAAACGACGTATATTTTCGAGGATTGACCCTTTTTGCCCTGTACATATTTACATTTTTTGTATATACAATTTTCTTAGCTGGTGTTCTGGGTGTTTTGTGTACGAGTTTTAATATTTTATCCATTGACTCAGATGAATCAATATTCTTTTTAGTTATAATACGTGCAAGTTTTAACATACGTTGTCTATCCTTTTCTCGTTTTTCTGGTCGAAGCCCGAGTTTATTCATGAGATATATATCGTCTACTAAAAATGTTTTTCCGGCAACATATATTTTCTTATTGATAACTGTCCTGTTTGTAGCTACATTACGATAGGAAACACCCTTTTTACGTGTTTCTATAACTTCATACCCAAATTCATTTGGTCGCATAAATGCGATATCCAAAATACCCCCTAAATTAAATGGTTCTATACGTTTTTTAGATGGGGAATACCAGCGTGTTTTCAGATCTAACGCAAATAATTCAACATCTATAAACACGTTTCTTTTTACAGGTCTGTTATTGGAACCACCTTTAGTTTTTTTGATTAAAGTGTATCTTCTCGTGACATATGGCCCTGCTTTGGAAAATTTTAATCCTATAAATTTTCCAATTTTACCTTTATTCGATTCTACACGTTTATGTATTCGTGTATTGAAACGTTTCGATATTTCACCAAGTCTATTCCATAACAAAAGTTTAATTGCTTGGAGTTTACCAAAATATTTTGCATCTGGTTTCATGCGTGGTGCAAATTTTGTGTCTATATCACTCGTAATAACTTTGTCCTCTCGATCCATATAGATATTAAATGCTTCACCACCACTTATTATAACGTCACCCATTGGTTTTAAAAATACCGTAATTTCACTGATTATTTCGTATATGATATCGCGTATCACATCGGTGACGATAACATACACCATCTTTTCAAATGATTTATCAGAATGGTGACGGTTTACTCTATTTCTAAATTTTTGTAGATTGTCCTGTTCATAATACTTTTTTAAAACTGGATCGTTAAAGAAAAAATTTTTATTCAAGAACCTGTTAATAACTGGTTTCGAATAAATATTTTCATCCATTATTATATTACGTATATAATAAATATGGAGTGTGAAGATACGTGTCGTTGTTATGCCGACAGGGACACACCTTACCCACATCGTGATCAACTTTGTGGTATACGAAAAAATGGATATATTATTCCATGTAAATCAGGGTGCTGCGCTGGTGGATGCCCTGGTCAGGATAAAAGTGTACACCCACGTCAACCATACGCATTTGGATACCTGTATACTGCGCGTCTAGACAATGTTTTTAAACTTTTATTTTTAGTAATTATTATTCTACTTATTTTCAGTACATATATATCATTTCAAAAATAGACTTAAAGATAGACAGCCTAAGTAATATATAAAATGTCACTTGAAACTGTCCTCGAAGAAATCACCGCTCTCAGAAACGATATCAAAACACTCTCTAAACTTGTTAGAAAAGTCAAGGCTAAACAGGACGACCCAAACGGCGAAAAGGCTGCTAAGCGCGCGGAAAACAACGGGTTCAATCGCAAACAAGTCATATCCGAAAAACTTCGTGCATTTTTGGAACTCCCAGCGGGTGAACTCGTCTCGAGAAGCACTGTCACGCGCGCTATTAACAAATACGTCAACGAAAAGGGTTTGAAGCATCCGGATAACGGTCGCGTTCTTGTTCTTGACGATAAATTGCGTGATTTGCTTGAACCACCGGCCGATACCCAAGTTACCTTTTTGAATTTACAAAAGTTCTTATCACCGCATTACAGTAAACCAGAAGAAAAGGCTTAAAAATAAATATACAATATAATTAAAACATGTTAATCGATCGAAATTCGATCGAATCCCTTGTTGGTACAAAAATATCTAAGATAGATTTGTACCAAAAAGCATTTAGACATAAATCAGCGTTAAAAGAAGATGAATCATTAGATGGATCCTTCGAAACTCTTGAATTTATTGGTGATTCTGTGTTAGGTTTCGTCATTACAAAATTTTTATTCGACAGATATGAAAATAAACAAGAAGGTTTTCTCACCAAAGCGCGTACAAAACTCGTGAGAGGTGAAACATTAGCAGGTATTGCAACCAAATTAGGATTGTATAATTGGGTTCAAATGGACGAAAAGGGTATGCGTAATGAATGGAATAAAAATCCTAAAATACTCGAAGACGTTTTTGAAGCTTTAGTTGGAGCTATATACATGGATCTTGGTTTATTACATGCTAAACAGTTTATACTGAGTATATACACGAATCCAGAAATGGTAAATATGAATTGTATCATGGTTGATGACAATTTCAAAGATCATCTCATGCGATATTGTCAAACAAATAATCTTTCTTTACCAGAATACAGGGTTTTTAATCACGAAAACGGCATTTTTTACATAGATGTTTTTGTAGATAATATGTTTTTAGGTCGTGGTCACGCCAAAAACAAAAAACAAGCTGAACAACAGGCAGCAAAACGATTCTTTTATCCACCACCACCTCCACCAGGTCCACCACCTATAATACCTTACTTAAACAATAGACCCTTTTAATAATTATAATAATGAGAAAGTATTTATATTTTGCAAGTGGATTTGTAAGTACACTTTTACTAATAAAATTGTTATTTATGAAACACCCACCACCGGATGATTATTCTGATTTACCGCCACTCGAAGACCCCGATGACTCTTCATCCGAAGAGTTCGTTACTGTAAAAAGAACACTTACATCCAGAGGTAACACGTATGATAAAAAAGAAACAATTTCAAGACCGAAGTTATCTCATATGAAAAAAGATGAACTCATTAACGAGTGTATACGACGTAACATTGCATGTATAGGAACCGTCCGTGTTTTACGTGAACGATTACGTAAAGCACGTAAAGAGGAAGAAGAAGCTTAAAAGTATTGCATATTATTTATGTAACATGCACCCAAATGTACAAAAATGGTTAGATTTTGAATACGCACCACAAAAATCACAAGAATGGTTAGATCTTAGAATGGGCATGCTCACTGCGTCGGATGCGGCGTCAGCAATTGGCGTAAATAAGTATGAAACACCACACCAACTTTTATTGAGAAAGTGTGGTAAAGGTCCAAAATTTGAAGGTAACGAAGCAACGCGACACGGTGAAAAATATGAAGATGAAGCGCGTATTTTGTATGAACAGCGTCATGGAGAAGTAGTACATGAACTTGGTTTGTGTCCACACCCAAAATATTCGTTCCTTGGTGGGAGTCCGGATGGTGTTTCCGAATCGGGTAAGTTAGTAGAAATAAAATGCCCCATGATGCGCGAAATCAAACCTGAAGTACCAGAACACTATATGCCTCAACTTCAATTGTGTATGGAAATTCTCGATCTCGAAGAGGCTGATTTTATTCAGTATAAACCAGCCGAGTTTAACTGGCCTAAACCCGAGGAGTTTGTTGTTGTGAACGTAAAACGTGATCGCGAATGGTTCGCAAAATATTTACCCGTCATGGAAGATTTTTGGCAAAAGGTATTGTATCACAGGGAATATGGTATAGAGGAACCGGTAAAGAAAACACGCAAGAAAAAGGAACTTGTTAGACCAGAGTGTCCCATATCAACCGATTCAGATGACGATTATATTGAAGAGGAATAAAGATTATTGATGTATATTATACAAGTGTATGAGCTTGAACCGTATTGCTCGAGTATCATATATAGTAGGAAAACGAACTATAAAATTAAGAACTAATAAATTTCGAACAGCATCCACGAGGTTTATACCTTATTGTGTTGATCTTGTAAACTCACACGATTTTAGTACACAACATATTGAATATTATTTAGACACTATAGCAAAAGCAGAAGCTATAACACTTGCAGTTCAAATTGCTACTATTGTATATAATATTAAAGGTAAAAAATTATAATTTTATTTTTATAATTTAAAATGTCTGTCAATATAATCTACTAGTAAGAAAAAAAATTTTATTTGAAATCAAAGTCCCTCAAGGAGAATGTTGCTCTATAAAAAAACTTTTTTGTTCGAGGTAGTCGATTATATTGACAGACATTTTTAAAAAAATCCTATATGTTTTAGGTATATATTAAAAGTAAAATGTCTGTCATAATAATCTACTAGTAAGAAAAAAATTTTTATTTGAAATCAAAGTCCCTCAAGGAGAATGTTGCTCTATAAAAAAACTTTTTTGTTCGAGGTAGTCGATTATATTGACAGACATTTTTTTTCGATCTATATAATATGGATACCATTTTCATATTGGAAAATGAAAAATTAGGTACTTGGTGGGTCGGTAAAAGTACACTAAAAATGAACACAACTGGATTTCCTATACATAGGTCACTTACACAGGACCAGTTAGAAGATATTTTAGATAAAAAGTATATTCAATATTTACATCCACGATTAAATTTATGTTTTATGAATAAAACGCGTTGCTTTTGTTATGGTATAGAAAGATGGTTATCACAATTAGATTACGAAATAAAAAGAAAACCAGACAAGTATAATGATTTGAAAAAACTTTTAACTGCTGGATGGAACGAAAACGAAACCATACCACACTCGACAATATATATTATAAATGTACAGGAAAACATGACACATGGGATATATGACGATTTAAAAAAGAATTGGGGTAACCCTAACGAAAAATCATCTAAATTGCGGAGTCCATATACACTCAAAACGTGTTTAAATTCTATATGTTTGACACGTAAAGAAAGATACGAAAAAAATAAACAAAATTCCGAATTTTTAAAGGAACAGGCACATAAGAAATTATTATATAGAATAAGTAAAGGGTGTATACCCAAGCATAAAACACTTGAAAAGTATAACCTAAGTAAACCAAAACAAATTGAAAAATAGACTAAAATGGAGGAACAATATACACGCGCTGTCTCGTTACTCAATGGTCAATTGTATCAACATCAAAAGGAAGGTGTATCATGGTTACTCTCCATGGAAAATTTATCAAAGGGGTCGAAAGGTGGTTTCTTATGTGATGAAATGGGTTTAGGTAAGTCAGTGCAGATTATTTCGACCATACTTGGAAATGTAAAGAGAAATACACTTATCGTTGTACCAAAGTCTATAGTCACACAGTGGAAAAAGGAAATTACTCATTTTGCACCTTCCCTAAACGTGTTTATATACGATGGTCCAGATCGAACACGAAACCCTAATAATTTACTCGAATCGGATGTAGTTATTACACCATATTCGTTATTAACGGAAGATACTATGATGTTACATAGAATCAAATGGGGGCGTATTGTGTTAGACGAAGGTCACGAAATTCGCAATCCGAGTTCGTCCAAGTTTAAATCTGCATGCCAACTCCACGCCGATATACGATGGATTTTATCAGGTACACCTGTGTTCAATTCAATGAAAGATTTCGTCACATTGTGTACATTTATTGGCGTTGATCGAAAACTTGTACAAGCTATGACATCTAAAGTCAAAAAATTGTATATACTAAGACGCACAAAAGATGATATTCCTACACTCGAAATACCCGAGTGTAAATTTGAAAATGTCGAACTCGAAATGTACCCCGAGGAACGTGAGTTATACAAACACGCGTTTATAGAATCACAAGAAACCATCAAGGATATTTTTAGGTCGTCTATAAATGTACACATGTACAACATGGAAATATTCGAGTGTTTATTACGTGCGCGCCAAACCATGATTTACCCTCAAATGTATATAGATGGTATAGCGAAGAAACACGGTGAAATTCCAGAATTTTGGGAAGGTCGATCCAAAAAAATGGAAACCTTGTTTAAACTTATTTCGGACCATCCCGATGAAAAGACACTTGTGTTTTGTCAATTTAAACAAGAAATGGATTATATATACGAAAACTTATCATGTTCTGTGTTTCGTATTGATGGTTCGGTTTCAAAAGAAGATAGAGAAACTCAACTGAAATTGTTTAATGAAGCACCACAAGATAGTGTTTTCCTTATTCAAGTAAAAGCTGGTGGTCAAGGTTTGAATATTCAATGCGCAAGCCGTGTTTATTTTACTGCACCGTGTTGGAACCCAGCAACAGAGTTACAGGCAATTGGGCGTGCACACAGATCGGGACAAAAACGAACTGTATACGTAAAGAAATTGGTTTATATAGATACACCTGGGTACCCTTCGGTTGAACAAGCTATGATAGCTTTACAAGGACATAAATCACTTTTAAGTGCCGAAGTTTTAAATGACGAAAGAATAACAACACAAATACCAACTGGAAACAAAACCAGTGATACTATTTCTATAACCGCGATTCGAAATATTTTCCGTGTATAATATATACAAAATGCAAACATTCGGATCAAGAGCTGAAGTGTTCCACGGAACGGCTTTAAAAACAACAGGGGGACTCAAAAAATCGGATCTCGTCCAAGACAAGTATGGTAGAATCGTCTCCAAAGCCGCTAGAAAAGCGGCGTTGGCGAGAATGAAAGAGGAAGGATCTAAACATTTGGTCAAGGTTTTCAAGCCTTCTAAAAAGGGGTTCAAGCTCCAACCAAAGGAAGGTACAAAAGAATATAAAAAGAAGGTAAAGAAAATGTTGTAATACCATATAAAACGATACAATGTCTAAAAAAGAAGACAAGAAAAATAACGTCCCTATAATTATTTCAATAATAATGAGTATGTTATGTATAGCATACATAGCGGTTAAATTAGACATTTCTCCGGTTCACTTTATGTAATTAAAAAAAATGTATAATAATAATAACAATGACTTTGTCTAAATGGAACGAATCCGTTCGATTAGCCAAGATTAAACATGGATTAAATCCTACATCATATATGGAACTCAAAGGTAAACTTTTAAAAGAAGCTCAGGCTATATATCAGCTTCTTATCCTCAACGATTCTAAACACCGATAAACTGGAACCCCTTAAGTCTCTGTGGCTCATATACCACGAGCGAGTTAAGTTTCCAAGATATACCAAATTTTTTGTTCAAAAAATAAACGCTATTCATCTCTACAACCGCTGTACCGGATTGACGCGCATATAACCCGTTTTTGATATCGTCATATAATGGTGTTTTATTCTCATCATATACATGTGATTTTACTTTACCTTCTATGTTAGAATCAACTTTGACTCTAAACTTTGGTTCACGATCAGGGGTTTCCTTAATGTTTGAGTTAAACATTGGTTTGAGTTCGTCGATACTCATTTTTTTACCGAAAATGTCTTCACTTTGTTCAGAAACCGCTTCTATAACTTTGTTTTCGAGCTGAGTTAAGATTTCGTAAAATTTTTTTACATTTCCCTCTTCGTCGTATCCTTTCATGGCGAAATCAATGTTGTATTTTGTCGGACCAACTTCTGGTGTAAACCCTGAAATGCCAAATGGCATGTACATGCGTGGAATTTGAAATTTCATGAGTCCGTCTTCGATCGTACATAGTGAAATTTTGCGACCATCATAGTTGGCAATTTTTAGTGTATCGAGAGCATTTGTAAATTTTGCCATGTATGTTTATAAATATGTTTATGGTGTAAACTTTAAGCTTGGTATTATAGTAATAAAATGAGCTGGATTCGTTTAAAAATGATACAGGTACACGTTTGGTACATGTTTACAAAATACAAACTGTTTAGGCAGAACACATAGTACACTCCGCCTCTAAACTAAACTGGATGGGTCGCGCCTTTGCTTTACTTCGGAGGTAATACATACCCGTTTTCAAGCCCGTTTTCCATGCATACATGTGCATGGACGAAAGTTTCGATAATGTGGGGCTTTCAACAAACAAGTTCATACTTTGACTTTGGTCTATGTATACACCTCTATCCGCCGCCATATCGATGATTGTTTTTTGACTCATTTCCCATACGGTCTTATACAGTTCTTTAAGATCGTCGGGGATATCGATAATGTTTTGGACGGAACCGTTCGCCTTAACCATAAGGTCTTTCATTTCCTTCGACCAGAGTCCGCGTTCTTTCAAATCACTGACTAAATGTTTGTTTACGACAACAAATTCACCTGCAAGTGTTCGTCTTAAATAGATATTGGTCGTGTATGGTTCAAAACACTCGTTATTCCCTAAAATCTGGGACGTCGAGGCGGTAGGCATGGGTGCAAGTAACAAACTGTTCCGCGTACCCTTTTTGACGAGTTCACGCATGGCATTCCAATCGTATCGACCGCTAAACTTCGGGTCGCGATCCCACATGTCAAATTGGAGAATACCTTGACTGAATGGTGATCCCTTAAACGTTTCGTACGTTCCGTACATTTCGGCAAGTTCACATGATGATTCGAGAGACGCGTGGTATATGGTTTCGAATATGTCGCGATTCAGTTTTCGTGATTCCTCTGAACCGAAACTCATACGGAGCATAATGAATACATCAGCAAGACCCTGAACACCTATACCAATGGGTCGGTGACGCATATTCGAACGTTTCCCATTTTCGGTCGGGTAAAAGTTTTTATCGATAACCTTATTCAGGTTTCGTGTAACCATTTTAGTGACGCGGTGTAACTCCTCGTGATTGAACTCTTTCTTTTCAACGTCAACGTATTTCGGTAACGCGATAGATGCAAGATTACATACGGCAGTTTCGTCTTTGTCCGTGTACTCTAAAATTTCAGTACACAAGTTAGAGGATTTAATCGTACCAATATGTTTATGGTTCGACTTTTCATTACACGCGTCCTTATAGAGCATGTATGGTGTTCCTGTTTCGCTTTGTGATTTAATGATCGCTTTCCAAACTTCTGATGCAGGTACAACTTTCTTTGCAAGTCCCTCGGCTTCGTATTTCTCGTACAAGTCTTCGAACTCTTTACCGTAAACATTGGATAATCCACGTGCGACGTCTGGACAAAACAGAGACCAATTACCACCGGATTCGACGCGTTTCATGAATAGATCGGGAATCCACATCGCTGAAAACAGGTCGCGACACCGCGCTTCTTCATCACCCTGGTTCAAACGAATCTCGAGAAAATCGAGAATATCGGCGTGCCATGGTTCCAAGTATACGGCAATGGACCCCTTTCGTCTCCCAGCCTGGTTAACGTACCTCGCGGTTGAGTTATATACCCTAAGCATGGGTATGATTCCGTCTGATGTTCCGTTCGTACCCCGAATGTGTGATTTATTAGCACGAACGTCGTGAATGTGTAAACCAATACCACCCGCCCATTTACTGATTTGTGCACATTCTTTTACGGTATCGTAAATTCCATCAATACTATCTTCTTTATTTGCGATAAGGAAGCAGCTCGACATTTGTGGCCTGGGTGTTCCTGCATTAAACAGAGTTGGTGTAGCGTGTATGAACAAACCTTTAGAAAGTGCTTCGTACGTTTCCAGGACGCGTTCGGTATCGTGACCATGGATACCAATGGAAACACGCATGTACATGTACTGAGGCGTTTCAATAATTTCACTGTCGATCTTTTGGAGGTACCCCTTTTCGAGCGTTTTAAGACCGAAATACCCGAAATCGTAATCGCGTTCGGGTTGAATATCGTCCTTGACTTTAGACGAAACCTCGAGAACTTCATGGGTTACAATACCTGCTTTGTGAAGTTTACGCATGGCAATGTGAAAATTGTTTGCGGCCCGTTTTTGAATGTTACTCGCCGTGATACGCGTTGCCAAAATTTCATAATCGGGGTCGGACGTGATCATTCCAATACATATCTCAGCAGACAGTGTATCTATTTCATGTGTATTTATACCATCATAAATAGACGAAAACACTTGTTGCGCAACTTTGGTAACATCGACGGAATTTGAGAGACCTTCTGTAAGTTTTGATATCCTGTTGGTGACGTTATCAAACTTAACATCTTCAACACGACCGGAACGTTTTGTGACTCTCATTATATAACTATTACGAATCTATTTTTTAACTTATTTGGAACATGTGTGTCTGAAATCAGCGCTTCTTATTGTCACAGGACCAGCTGTTTCAGCCAAACGATTGGGCTGGAGAAGTGATGAGTTTACATAAAATTTACCGTTTGGGTCACCAACTTTGGCGACTGGTGCATAAGAAGCAACAAAACACTCTGGTGGTTGACATATTGGACTTTCGTAGTTACATTGTTTGGTTGAATATACTTTGTCGAAATCGGCGAGGATTAACATTTATATTTACTGATACTTTTTTTCCAGGACTATATTAAATGTGTGACGCTCTTCACATAAATTCTCTTAAGCAGTGCCCAACACCTCTGAACAGTCTGTTCTTTTCTGAGTTTAACATGAATTTAATCCAGCGTAGTATTCGTCATGGTTTTAAGGATAAGACTGGTATATCTATTGATTATCAAAACCCAAATGATTTATATAGTATCATGCGCGTTGTTTTTATTAATAATTCCGGTGACCCAAATGCTAATGTACAGGAACAGGTTAAATACATGAACGATATTGTTATTAAAACAGCTATTGGTCAAGTTCAGACGGGTGTTTCTCAGTATATGGGGTATATTCACGATGTTGAATCACTTTCTGTACCAATAGATAGACCTACGAGTACTACAAATTACGGTAAAAAGTTTGGTATAAATAATAATATTGGGTTTTCTGGAGTTCCACCATCTTCTGGTTTCTTCCCACCATCTTCTGGTATTTTGTAAATGTGTGATTATTTGTTAAACCATTTCAATTATAATATCAAATGAACGTGATATTATAATGGAAAAAATATAAAAATTAATTGATGTGCTCGACACGAAATCGAGGTTAAAAATGGTCAATAAAAACGAGAATGTAAGAAACTTTTTTTGTGCTTCGGAATAATTTACGTGAAACTGGACCTCTAATCCCGTAACCTTTTCCTTTTACTTTCACGTATACTTTTACATTTTTACTAGCTGTTATAAACATGTTTTTCAAGTCAATAAAATTAAATCCGGAAACTCTATATACATCGCCAACTCTACCAAAAAACTTCTGGGCGAGTACAAAATTACTCTTTGATCCCTTATGTTCTATGGCAACTGCAAGATTATATTTATAAGGTCCTCTACCACTCTTAACTTTTTTAAATTTACCATAAGCAGTTCTCATTTTAGGCCCACCAGTAACAACACCCCTTTTAGGTCCCCCATAAACAACACCCCTTTTAGGTCCCCCATAAACAACACCCCTTTTAGGTCCCCCAGTTATAGGTTTTGGAACAGGAACAGGAACAGGAACAGGACTCCCAATTTTAACGTTTCTTTTATTGAGATAATTGATATATTTCCTTTCTTCATTTGTATAGTTTCGTGTATTAATTTCTCTACCATAGACACCCAATTCTCTTTTTAACGTATGACCTAAATATTTATAATGGGCCATAGCTATGGGTTCAAGTTTATCTTTTGTTGGAAATCTATCTATTCTTTTCTGGTCAATGGGTCTACCACTAGATAACATCTTATATTTATAGTTATCGGTTGCAACATTTTTCGTTATACGGTACATTTTTTCTCTTTCTTCCGCCTTTTCGACAACAGTGAGAACTTTATTATATAACGTTGCTGACGCCTTTTTTAGAGCTGGATTTAAATTATTCATTCTGTATCGAGTACAGTCCTTAGTTTTTTTACGATCCTCGCCGCAGAATAATATCGGTGTTTTATTTATTTCATTAACTACTTCCTTACCTAACATTTCAATATACCTTGCTATGTCTTTAGCGTCTTCGTTATTTAAAACTTGTTTGGATACAGCTTCAGAAACAAGTGGTTGTTTTAAAATTGCAATTGTGATGTCTATTAATTGTTCCATTACAGTACCTATAAGGGTAAATCCTGTATTTCTTTCGGATGTGTAATATTCACGGTACCCTTCCATACTTTTAATACGATTTTTTATCACAGAGAGTTCGTGGATTGCTTTTTTTATCTCTTTTTCTGTTGTATTTTGAATTTTCAAAATTCTGGATTTAGGTGGTTTTGGAGGTTCTGGGGGTTTTGGGCGTACTATTACTGGAGGCGAAGGTGGGGGTTTTGGAGGTTCTGGGGGTTTTGGGCGTACTATTACTGGAGGCGAAGGTGGAGGTTGAATTACGCGTACTGGGGGTGGTGGGGAAGATGTGTTAACAACTTTCCTTTGAACTATTTTTACAGGTGGGGGAGGTGGGGGTGGGACGCGCGTATTAACATCAACTTTCGCTTGTACTTTGTTTACGGATGGAGGGGGTGGAGGTGCACTTGCAAATACTTCTTCTTCGTTATCCATACTCATACTTTTAATCGTTTCTTCCTTTTTCGTCTGTACTTCTTTCACTTCTTTTTCCTCTTTCACTTCTTTTTCCTCTTTCACTTCTTTTTCCTCTTTCACTTCTTCCTTTTTAGAACCACCTGATTTTGATGCGACTACTATAGAGATTGTACATAAAATCACCACAACTACAACTATTGCAATTATCATGGTGTTGTCATTACCGGGTTTTGGAACATTTGGTACTGATGAATCCATATACTAAATAAATATATTTTAATATGTATCTTCATCTGAGTCTACATCACTCTCTGGATATTTTACGTCATCGTCATCTAAATTTTCGTCGTATATTGACACATTTTCCGAATCGTCTATCATAGGTGTTTCGTCTTCTGTGTTTTCATATTTTTCCGTGTTAGGTGGACCTTTCATGAATTTAATTATAACTATAAGTGCGATTATGGCTAAAGCTACGATCGCTATTATTGTATACGTATCCATTTCGGTATCTTCTGGCATTTTATATAAAGATTAGATTTTAAATATTATATTTTTTTTCAAAAAAATATATCTCGTGATAATATAAAACATGAGTCAGATAATGCTCGATGATAAAAAAGCAATGGATGATATTAATCCATTTGTAAATTTCATGCCTGGTACGAGTCGTCAACCACATGAGTTTGGTAAATATACGACACCAGAAGACGAACCAGAAGAAGAAATATATAAAAGTCCTGCGTGTAATGTAATTTCTAAAAATGTTGGTCGACCTGGTTATAGAGAAACTGAATGTAATTTATCTAGAGATCTTCTTCCAGGAAGAAATATAGATAAAGGTTTTACCATGATTAGCAAAAACGAAGAAACTTGTCAGAAAACAGAAAAAGAAATAATTGCAGCTTCTAGAAAGAATACACTTATACTAAACTTGATTAGTTTACTCTGTCTGATTCTATTAATTGTAATGTTCTAAATAATTTATCAAGTTTATTTTGGTTGGTAGATGATTGTACAACACTTGGAATTATATCCAAACATATATTTTTTACGAGGGTTTTTTGCCACCCACATTTTCTGTTTATATTTGGTGGAGTAAATGAAGGATCTAATATTTTTATTGAATTCATAATTCTTATGAGTGAATTTATGTTTTTATTTTCACATAATGCGTTATCTAAAGCAATTAAAGTCATTTTACGCACGGTTTCAATTGTTTTATCAATCATTGTATCGAGAAAACGTTCATAACGAACTGTCCCCTTACCTAAATTAAATTCACATTTTGATGTTGTGTCAAATGTATCCATTAATTCTTCGTACCCTACACCATTTTTATACTTAGAATAATATATCTCTATAATCATACGATTTTTATCCATGTGATATAGTTGGTGACATTGTTTAACAAATGCGGTCATGTATAAAGGTATATGTTAAAATCTTTAAACCATTCCAAATTTCTTGTCTGGCTTAAACTCAAGTTTCTTTTCTAGTTCCTTTTTCTGATTTTCTTTTTTAATTTCAACACCTTTACAGTCGTGTATTTCGAGAACGATACACCTAGAGCAAAACCCTAATTTGCAATATTTACAATCTATAGGTATACCTTTTCTTTTACATTTTAAACACGGCATACATAGTTAACCTAAGTTAACTTTAAACCATTTGTTTTTAAGTTAAAATGTATTCTACCATAGCGAATAATACATTTTCATATTTTCTAACTCTAGATGAGTTTAGAAAAAAGATAATAGAAGAACATCGCGATGTCGAACCTTCGTGGATAAAACTTACTACAATCACCATGATTTCACAGTTTAAAAAGTCTATCGACATTGATAAATTGAAAAGGTTTTTTGGTGAAGATACGATAAAGTTAACAAATACAACTAAAAAAACAAAAACTTTTAACTGGAGACGAAAGGAGACTACTTTTTATAATCAAATAACACTTGTATATGAAGATCACCATAGTACAAAATCAATAAAGATTTTTCCAAATGGGAGTGTTCAGGTTGCTGGGTGTGCCGATTTATTTGATTGTAAACGTGTCATTAGACAACTGTCTTATATTATGAGTAATATACTTGGTGATGAATATGTAATACCAGAAGACACGTTTCGCGTTGTTATGATAAATTCAAATTTTAGTTTGAACAAAAATATAAACCTGATACAAACCGCTCAAAAATTTGAAGATGTTTTTAAAGTATCTTTTGAACCAGATAGATACTCCGCAGTAAAAGTAAAATTTAAACCAGCTGAAGACATGAAGGAAATTACAACGAGTATATTCAGTACAGGAAAAATTATAATTACGGGTGCAGAAACTTTAAAGGAAATTGCATTCGCATATAATATTATAATATCACATATACTTGAACATAAACATATCATATTTACATCGGATATAGAACCAGGAAAAAGGGAAATATTTGATACAGCATCAGGGTATAACGTAAATGATATTGTAAAAATGGCAAAACAGAATGGTCACAAATCGTGGGTGGATACAATTAAAAATAGACAAATTAATTTCTAATGTAATATTAATATTAAAAATGTCTCAACGACTTGGTATGGCCGATGGTCGATGTTACACAGTAAATACATCTAATCAACTACTTAATAATTATATCATGAAACAAAATGGTATTACTTTCGAAGACAATTATTCTTTTCGTAAACTTCTCCAAGAAAAGGGTCCCGAACTTTTGAAACCTGTTCAAGATTTACAGGGTACGGAAAAATGCGCGTCGTGTGATAAAGCTCTTCTCAATACATCGGATATTTATTAATCCGTGTACGATAAATTTCAATTTTAATATTCTTTAAGTTCTGTAGAGAATGACACAGTGTGCCATATGTCTCAACGAGGTAAGGCAGACACGGTCAAATATACCAATACGGTGTGGCCACCTATTTCATTCACATTGTCTACAAAACTGGAAAAATAAAGGAAAACAGACATGTCCTATATGTAGAAAAATATTTGATGGTGGAAATTTTAGAGTTCAAATTACCGTACACAATTTACTCGAAGCTACATCGAATACGGTATCTGTGAGTGATGACTTTATTTTTGATTCACTTGATATAATATTTGATATCCAGGAACAATCTGATTTAAGCAGTCTTCTTAGTGACTTTGGGATGAGTGTGTCCGACTTTGATACCTCTGTTTCTAACACAGAATGAACTGCAATATTTTTTATAGTTTAAACCAGTATAGTTACGAGAAGCCTTTCTAGGATCTTGTATAACTTTACCCTTTGCATCTACTAATAAGGGTCCAGTAGCCCACCCTCTTTTATGACTAAACACATTTGCTTTAAATGTTAACAGTTTACCGGGTATAAGTTTACCCGCTTTTTTTACGCGAGACACAGGGACCTTAAAAAATTTCGCAATATTTTCATATGTGTTACCTTTCTTTATTTTATATTCGACAACACCGTGTTGTTTATAAAAATGAAAATCACCTTGTCTAAAATAGTTTCTTGCGTTACCAGGTGCAACAAACATCATGACTTTATAATGATTCGGTTTACATTTTTCTTCAGCTTTTGCTAAATAGACCTTTTTAGGGTTATCGGCAACAACTCTTTGTGGTAGTCCTTTACAGTGAGTATAGTTATGAGAAAGATTACGAATACCAGCACGCTCACCTGGTACACTTTTTTGTAAACGCATTTTTTCATAATCTCCCACTGCATATGCATAACAGTTATTGTTTCCTATACCTATTGTTCGACCCCATAATCTTTGAGTAAATTTCGGTTCAGAACCACTCAGAGGAAGAATTTGTTTCTTCATTACTAATACATAAGAAAAAAAAATATTAGTAATAAGTAAAAATGCTCAAGGATATTGTAAACGCTAGGAAAATGAACGACGTATTAACGGAAATTTTGATTTTCGTTCTTGCTATTCTCGTAAGTACATTCGTACTTCGTTTTGCATGGAATCAATCACTTGTAAAACACATTACAGTTCTTAAACCATTGAACACGTTTTTGGACGCTTTTATTCTCTCACTTTCTATCGCGGTTATACGAGGTGTTTAATTAAATTTCCTTGTACCCAACAATTTTTTCACCATTTGTGTGAACCATTTGTGGAAATGAATCAATTCCGTCGCACTCGCCTTTTTCGCAGTCGACGAATTTGTGTTTAATACCTTTCTTTTTAAGATAATTAAGTTGTTTTGTGGTCCATCCACACCAAGTTGTACCGTAAACAGTCCAAGTTCCTTTACTTGATTCGATTTTCTTCTTGGTTTCTGGTTCACCTGTGTTTATTAAAATAATAAAATTAATCAAGCCGAGAACTATGAATGGTAACATATTTATATTTATTTAATATATTTTATTTTCAAATCATCACATATTTTTGAAATCGTTTTATTTTTTGTTGGTATGTTTAATTTGTTTGCAATTTTAATGAGTTCACTTTTTTTATAGTTTGTACATTTACGCGTACCTATACGAAGATATCCCTTTTTAGACATGGAAATCTTTGGTGGTTGTGTTGGTACATCCCCACCGTGTTTTACTACTATAGGTTTCGGTTTCATGGGTGTACGCCCAATAATATTGGTTATATCAAACGAAGGTTTTTTATCTTTGTATGGTGAAAAGTATACGTCTTTAAATATATATTTAAACGAAGGTAATCTTCCGTGCCCAACTGGTGACGCACGAAGTCTATAATCATTTACTTTATATGTAACCTGACCCAAATAATCTGGTGGTAAAACCCGTTCTATGAATTGAATAGTTTCTGCACCAACGTATATTTTTTCGGTTTTTAAGAAGTGTCTAAGTGAATTGAGGAAGAAATGAACGTCATACATACTATTAGACTCACGATATATACCATATTTACTCTTAAAATTATTCGAATCGATTTCGGGGTTTGCTATACCTTTAATACATGAAAATCCATAATCGTTTATTAATGCTTCTATTCCTATATCATGAACTTTTAACGTGATATCATCAACTTTGTATCTACGAATACCAGATGCTTTTACATTTGTGTTTATTAAGACATTTTCTGTATGTAAATCATGGTGTCTAAATGATGGATACTTTTTGTGTATCCTGTACAAATTATATAACACATGTGTTACTATAGTTCTTATATGAATGGGTCGAAGCGTTTTTATGTTATTTTTTAAAAAACTTGTTAAACTTCCACTATTTGCATATTCGGTATATATTATAGAATATTTATCACATTTTTGAAATGCATACATTCTTGTACCACTTAATTTTTCTATACGTTTACCTATTCTATATTCATAATAGTTTGGATCGTTTGATACTTTTATAGCAACTGGTTTTTCGCACTCTTTATCTATACATCCTAAAAACACTTCACCCATTTGCCCTTTACCTATTTTACGTAAACCCTTTTTTGAACTTAAAGACCCATTTACACTAAAATTGATATTAGGTTTATAAAAAACCTCGTGTGGTTTACAACCCATACCTTCAATAGCTTTTATAACGTTTTTACCTAATAGATTTCTTTGTTTGTGTGTTTTTACATTTTTCTTGTTTTTTGAAAGTGATGCAATTTTTTTCAAGTCTTCAAAATGACGTTCACGTTCCATACTGATATATTATAATATTTTATTCGTCAATCTCTTCTTCGGTATATTCATCTCCAAGATCTTCCTCGGGTTTATCCCCTAGACCTTGGAATGCGAAAGACGGAAGTTTAGAAGACTGTTCACATAAAACCTGTGAAAGTCGGACACTTACACCGAACTTATTATCAATAAACCAAATTTGATTCACGTCGACGATGCACATACACCTTTGCCCCTTTTCAATTTGATCAACCGAAATGAGTTCACGTGCAGAGTTATATGCTTCTGCTAAGAATTCACCCGTTGGTTTTGTCATAATTTTGAGTTTCAAAGTATCCGGGTAATCGTCTTTACCCTGACGAACGAGTGGTTTATACAACGCTTCACGAATGACGTTAATATCGTACGCTTTACCGAGCCATTCTTTAGAATTATCAACGACTGTCTTGATGATAATTTCATCGAGTGCTTTCAACTTTTCGGATAACGCCATAGCTTCGTCATTATCTTTATCGAAAGATAAATCGAGTGAGTACGATGTTTTGTTCGTCGCCTCATCAGTAAAGGCACTCATACCATATGGGGATCTCATGAAAGGGAGTTGTAAATAGAGTTTCTTTTTACCGTCTTGTGCATTAATATACACAGTTTTACCACCGTTTTTGTTCTTTTTCATTTTAGAAAGAACTACAGAAGATGGTTCGAATTGCTCAGAAACTTGGATAATATTTGACATTGTATTTATATCATATATACAAACACAAACTTTAAGTTATTTTTTTTCTTTGTAAAATATATAAAATATACCAATGGGTCTTTTTAAAGATTGTGGATGTGGATGCGACGGAAAAAAACAGGAGCAGAAATTTTTAATTTCTGTAATGTCCGCTTTAGTTTTTTTCATTGTCGCCAATCCAGAAACATTTCGCGTCACGCGTAAAATATTTGGGTCGTGGATATCTGGACCAACTGGGTGTCCATCTATTAACGGTCTCGTACTCCATACACTTGTTTTTATGTTAGTAGTATGGGGTATGATGAATATAAAGCGTGAAAATTACGCGCCATTTGAACCAGCTACCGATGAACCCGAAGTCGTGGGTCCAGCACCAGGTCCAGCACCAGGTCCAACACCAGGACCAGCACCACCAAAAATGGTTGACATGCCTTCACCATTACCAGGTATGTCTGAGGATCAATATTCTATGTTTGATACCGGAATGCGATTGAAATCCATGGATGTTGTAAAATCGGATGGTGATGCTATAACGTGTGGATGTTCCGACGGTAGAAATGTCGTCATTACACCTTAAAATTCTTCGTCAAACTCAATTTCGGTCGAATCTTCGTCCATTTTTCCGTAATCACCAACGCGTTTTTCAAAAAAGTTGGTCTTACCATCTAATGATATATTCTCCATAAAATCAAAGGGATTTTTAGTGTTCCAGATTTTATCGTGACCCACTTGTTTTAGTAATCTATCCGCGACATATTCTATATATTCCGACATTTTATCAGAATTCATACCAATAAGACTACACGGTAATGCATCTAAAATGAATTCTTTTTCAATGGACACCGCATCGCGTACGATTTCTTCAATCGTAGATATCGAAGGTTTATTTTTCAACATGTTAAATAGTTCGACGGCGAATTCTTGGTGTAATCCTTCATCACGACTTATAAGTTCGTTACTAAAACATAAACCCGGAAGTAACCCTCTCTTTTTTAGCCAGAAAATAGCACAAAAACTTCCCGAAAAGAAAATACCTTCGACACACGCAAATGCCAAAAGACGTTCTGCAAATGGACGGGATTTATCAAACCATTTCATAGCCCACTTTGCTTTCTTTTCTATACACGGAATTGTCTGAATTGCTTCAAACAATGTTTTCTTTTCCGAAGAACTTCTTATATATTTGTCTATAAGCTTGCTATATGTTTCACCATGAACCATTTCATTATGTGCCTGATACGCATAAAACGAGCGAGCTTCGGTAAGTTGAATTTCATCCGCAAAATTATTGTTAATGTTTTCAAAAACTATACCATCCGAACCAGCAAAAAAAGCCAATATATATTTTATAAAATGTTTTTCATTATCACTCAAACTATTCCAATCATCCATATCTTTCGAAAAATCGATTTCTTCAGCCGTCCAATTTGACATTTGTGCTTTTTTATACAAAGACCACAAGTTTTCGTGTTCAATTGGAAATACAGTAAACCTGTTAAGTGTTGGCAGAAGCATTTGTTCTGACTCTTCGATAAATTCCTGGAATTCAAAAAAGTCTCCTACCAGGACGTTATTTACGAATATTTGAGGAAACGTAGACGCTTGTGTACCACAACGTTCTTTTAATTCGGTTTTATCAACTTTTATTTGTTTGTATTCTAAATTATAGTCCTTACATAAGTTAACTGCGTGTTCGCAATACTTACATCCATCCTTGGATAAAATTTCAACTCCCATCTGTGCTAATATCTGTAAATATTTTTGTGGCAAAACTTTAGATATGATTAATTTTTCTGAAATACAGCCTGGAGATTTAGTCCGGGTTCTTGTAAACATAGAAGATGATATAGAAGATGAAATGTACGCTAAAGTAAAAGAAAATAACGAAGATTATCTCGTTGTTTCTTACTATTCCGAAACCTCTATGACATATAAAGGTGCGCGAATATACGAGTTTGAAGAAACTAAAGACGAACTTGTTCAAATTGAAAATCTTTGTGAACATCACCAGTCTTCAGATGTTTTCGTTAATGTTAAAGATACTTTATATGCTATGGTAGATGAAATAGAATCTGATGAAGATAGTGAAATAATAGACGAATCAGATGATGATGGAAGTGATTTAGAAGGTTTTATCGTCCCAGACGGTCAAGTTGATGGTATTGTTATACCACCTTCTACACATACTACTATAGATAAAGAATGGAATGAATGGGAACCAAGAAGTCCGGGTTCTAAACGGTTTAAAGACATGGTAAATGCTATAGAAACACACGCAAAAATACAAGCAGACGAATTAAATTTTTAAACCTAAGTGCGATGTTTTTAATTTTAAAATTTAATATTCAGTTATAAGATGGAAGAACTGGCTGCTATATGGTCCGACGTGGACAAATTATTAAATAAACCAACACTTAAAAAGCCGGTTAATACAACATATTTATGTAAAGATTGTAACGGTACAAAAGTTTTTTCGCGGGAAGGTATACCCACGTGTTCAGAATGTGGTATAGTGGATATTATGTATATAGATGAAAGTCCCGAATGGACAAGTGGTATTTCTGATGACGGTAAAATAAACGATCCATCGAGGTGTGGTAATCCAAACGCAAACCCAGAACTTTTTTCACAAGAATGGGGTAAAGGTACGATTATATCGACACAACAATCGTCTACGTATGAAAATAAACGCATGGCTAAAATCAATTTTCATCAATCGATGAATCATAAAGATCGTGCGTTATTTCACGCGTATAAGGATATTGATGAAGCGTGTCATACTTTGCCGGATTCTGTGTTAAAAGATGCAAAAATGATGTATAGAAAATTTAACTTAGAAAAATTAACGAGGGGTGCAGTTCGTTCGGGTATTAAAGGAAATTGCGTTTTATATGCATGCCGTTTATCAAAAATTCCAAGAACAACGAAAGAAATTGCAGATATGTTTCATATTCAAAGTAAAGATATTAGTAGAACTACACAATTGTTTACAGAAACGCTTCTCGGTAAAACAGAAAAAAATTATGTAACGAGACCTTTTGATGTTATGCAAAGATTACTCAATTCATTTAGTATTACACGTGAACAAAGATATGCGTGTAATCAAATGTGTACAAAACTAGAAAAATGTTCTGAGTTAATGAGTAAAACACCGAACAGTGTAGCTTCAACTATCATATATATCGTTCTCAAGGGTATATTTACTAAAACGGATGTTTGTGAAAAGTGTGGTGTTTCTGTACCTACAGTAAACAAAATTGAAACGATAATTAAAAAGCACTTAGAGGAATAATTCGATGAAAATGTATTATGATCAAATTGTTTTTAAGTACACCATGTTACGGTGGTCTTTGCTTAGAAAAATACATGATAGGTATCATTAGACTTCAACTCCTACTCATGAAAGAAGGTATTCAACTCATGATCGATACGACCGAAAATGAAAGTCTTGTACACCGCGCACGTAATGTAGCTATAGGTCGGTTTATGCAAAAAACGGATGCGGAGTATTTTATGTTCATAGATGCTGATATTGATTTTGACCCAAGCTCTGTTGTTCGTCTTTTAAAATCCGGGCATGACGTATCTGTAGCGATTTATCCTAAAAAGGTGGTCATGTGGGATCAAGCTAAAGATGCAATTAAAGCCGGTGATAAACGCGACTTATCTATGCTTTCGTCAAGTTTGGTTGCAAATATTGGTGCCACACATCGCCAAGTTGAGAATGGGTTTGTAGAAGTACTCGATGGTCCAACGGGGTTTATGGTGATATCTAGAAAAGCACTCGAAAAAATGCATGAACATTACAAGGATTTAGATTGTAAAAACGATCACCAAAATAGAGATTTTGATGATTATTGTGCTCTCTTTGATTGTATGATTGATCCAGATAATAGACGCTATCTTTCTGAAGATTATGCTTTTTGTAGAAGATGGCAACAGATAGGTGGTAAAATATACGCCGATTGTCAAACAACTTTAGGGCATGTCGGTAATTTACCATTTAGTGGTTGTTTAAATGAAAGGCTTAAGGCTTAGAATCGTATATACGTAAACATGAAAATAGCCACTATACTCGTAACACGCAGTAATTCGTGTCATGTAAAAACGCTTCATACTATTCTTCGATTTAACTTAAAATGCATGCAAAGATCCAATACAGAAAATGAAGTCGTATTTGTAAATGATGACCCGTTTGAAAAATCCGAAATAATTTACAAATATTTAAAATCACACGATCGAATTTTCTTTGTTGATTTTGCTATTAGTGTAGACGATGATTCACTTGAAAAGGTTTTTGATAAACATGAAGGTATCGGATGCTTTGTTTTTCCGGGTGTAACGGAGGGTATAGATTGGGAAATGTTTAAACAGAAAGTCGAAAATGGTTCAACCGAACCGGTCGAACAACTGGGATTGCATTTTGATACTGAAGTTAGTACGAAGGTTTCACAAGATGTATATATAGTAAAAGAAACATCGGCGAAGGCGTGGGTTATGATGAATAAAAACGTCATGAAAAATCTTAAGGATAAGAAAAATGGTGCATTTAAAATTCACCCGAGATTGAAAACAATGTTTGCTAAATTTCAAGAAGCTGGTATAAAAATTCATGCGTATACAGCAGCTAAGTTAGTGATGACATATAGTCATGAATGTATAAGTAATATATTAAACGCTGCTGGTGTTAAAACAAATTAAAGAATAGAGTAAATATATAGAACATAATGTCTCGTGTATTTGTAAGGCCAAGTGATCCACTTTACAAATATGCGATTTCCTTTATGGAAACTCATTGGGGGACAAAGGGTATTTTTCCGGGGTGTCAACCTATATCCATCGAACGTAAACATTTTGATATATTATCGAAAAATGACTATGTTGTTTGTGAAAAAACGGATGGTACGAGATACATGATGTTGACTTTTATGTACGAGTCGAAAAAGGTATGTATATTTCTGAATCGTGCACTCGAAATGTTCACGTGTCCACTCAATTTTAGAAAACCTATATATGATGGCACCATTCTCGAGGGTGAACTTTATGAAAATGATTTCATGGTTTATGATTGTTTAGTGACGTGTGGTGAAGTTGTCGGTAACCAAAATTTCTTGGAGCGATTAGAACACTGTGAAAAAACCGTTAAAAAGATGATGGTTTTGAAAACGGACCCCATCTTTCTAAAAGTGAAAAAGTTCCATTTACACCAGGATTTCAAAGAATTTATGGATGTATACTTACCGACCGTCAAACAAGAAATGGACGGTCTTATTTTTACACCTATAAATGAACCCGTTCGTATAGGGACGCATGAAACTATGTTTAAATGGAAACCGTGTAATAAAAACACGATTGATTTTAAAGTGAAGAAAGCACCTACTACAGAAACACCTGGGTGTATACCTGGACCACCTGTTTGGAGACTCTATATCCAAGAAAAGGGTAAACTTATACACGAGTCTCAGATACCTATTGATCGTATGCGAGATTATACATGGTTAAGAGAGAATGATATAGTAGAGTGTATGTATGTAACATGGGAAACTGGTCCTTTATGGTGGAAACCCTTAAAAAAGAGAACTGATAAAACATTTCCCAATAGTCGCAGAACTTTTTACAGAACTCTGGTTAATATCAAAGAGAACATTCAGATGAAGGAGTTTTTAGATTGTAGACCAGGACGTAATGATTATCTTCTTTAGGTAATTCGGTAATTTTACCTAATGTATCATCGTCTTGAATAAACCACTCGTTACCGAGTTTACACATAGACATGTAATGCCCACCCCATTGAATACCTTGATGAATTATAGATCCCTGTAACTCGTATCCTAAATTTAAATGTGTATCAATTTTCACCCGACTTTTTTTGTCGAATGAAATGAGTAATATCTTTGGTTTTTTAGAAATTACCCGCCGTGTTGTAGCTACATGATGTTTTTTACCGTTATCATCTACATATCCTTCCACTACATTCCATTTGTATCCTTCTTCAATCATTTGATTTACACTTTTTATTTCCTTGTCCATGTTTAAAAAATGAATACAAAAAGGTGTTTTTAAAACATTCTTACTCGCTGGTGATATTGTAATTTGTGACACTTCACCATATAATAGTTCTTTAATTATAGGATAATCTTTCTCAAGTATATCTATAATACATAATAAAGCGTCCTGAGCGTCGTGAGGTTCACCAATCGTGAATCTTGGGAACGTTTTTACGAATTCGTTTAATAAGGGTGTGAGTGTAAATACTTTTACTTCACGTGTAGAAAAGTATACGTGTATGATATGTTCATATATTTTTGTAAATGTACATTCACCTTCATATTTATTTTTCAAAATATGTACTGATACATCATGTATATGTAGAAGTGTTTGTATAGCTGAATTAAAATAGCACGTATTTCCAAGATTTGCGAAACCGTGCATCTAAAAAAAGTGTATAAAAAAGGCTTAAGAAGAAGACGCGTTATATAAGTGTAAGTAATCAAACATGAACGTTCATAAAATATGCGATGTTATTGAATCTGTTTTTGAACAAAACAAAAATGAGGAACATATCGAAATGGAGTTTCGTCTTGGTAAATATAATGGCGAGTTTTTTGATACTAATGTAGGGTTTGAAACATTTAGGAATACAATGGAAGGGTTAAAAAAGTATCAAAAATGGGAACGTATCCAAGCATCAAAGACGGAAGTTTTTTATCGGGAAAAGGATAATCTTCGTATAACTATCGATGAATCGACCGGCGACGAAACCATTGTACGTAAAGAACGTGTTCATACTGAAGATTTTAAACAAATTGAAGGAACACCCCTCGATATTAGATTTTGTATATCTAAAGAACTTCCAGTGGAACATGATTATGATAGCGAGATGGATTGTAAAAAGACTAAATCGAGAATATCGTTTATTCGTAAAAATCTGTCCATTGATTTAACGGAGGTTTCGGGGAATGTACAAGACATGGATTCAGAAGAATCATGTACATATCAAATTGAATTTGAAATCATAAAACCACAAAATGTGGAAGATAAAGATGCATTATTTAACATGATTCATAAGATAAAAGATGTATTTATTATGTTAGATAAATATATAGTATAATGATTATTTGGATACTTTTATTTGTAATAGCATTATTCTTATTAAGTGACGTGGATATTACAGGTGAAAAAGTTACAGTACTCGGTTATTCAACACAATATTTTTACATGTCACGCGGTGAATCCAAGAATATTTTTGAAAAGATGCGTAAAGATGGATTACCGGATGAATCTCTCAAAGAGTTTATAATGATGGAGGATAGGTTTTTAAATCTTGAGCGTTTATCCGTGTGTACACAAACATCACGCAAAATGGAGGCTTTTGGTCTTTCTAAACAAATTAAAGAACAGTTCTTGGGATACGATTTTTCATACCATACAAAACACCTCAAACAGATTTCTGAGCCATATAAACTTATAAATCGAAGCATAGTATGTTCGTAAGATACAACAGTATACGTCTATGTGAACCGGATTGCATATAAATCATATTATCATAAATATACATCATTAAATTAACGTCATCGGGATCGCGATGTGTTTCTAGATACTCCATAGGATTTTCAGTGTTTATAAATTCATCTGTACAATAATATTGTATTTCCATTTTTCCCATACCTTCTTTATTATTTTCTCTTTCATATCTTATATAATCTGCTAAAGTATAAAATATACTATCTACAATGCTTGACAAAACATGATTATTCCATCGTTTATTGTAATCTACAATAAATCCATGTTTGTTTTGTCGAACACGGTTTAATACGAGTTCACGTGGATCATTCATTTATTTATTCTTGCTCTTATTCTTTAAAGCTAATGGTGGCTTTTGCTGAAGTTCACGTTTTATCTTAATATAATTTTTTACCTTTGTGCTATTGAGAGGTGGTGTTTTTGGTAAATTTGATACGTATTTTACTACATTGTTTACTATATTTTTTCCGAATTTACCATATAAGTTTTTCGCTTCTTTTTCTATAAGTTTCTTTTTAAGATTTTTTTCTTGATTGTACATCCAGTTTTTAACCATCGCCTTTTTTATTTCGTCCGCAACGGTTTTTTTAATAATACCGTTACGAGTTCGTATGTTAAGAGATTTGTTTTTTTCAGCTTTATTTAATTCTTTTTTTACTTCTCTCACGTTTTTATTTAAATCCATAACTGATCCATATTTAGACATCCATCTTTTACCATATAACTTGATAATATCATTTTTAATACTCGAATCGTTAAGACGCCTCTTCTTGTTTTTAACGCTACGATTTCTTTTCAAAAGTACCTGTTCCATTTCATTTGCGAGTGAATTTGGTGTGTTTGGCGTTTTTGGTTTATTTTGAAGTTTATCACATAACGTTTTAACTGTATCTTGTTCATTAACTGCTACACCTTTAGAAAGTGCAAGTGCAACGAGCTGTTCTTTTTTCATACTTCGACACAATTTTCCATTTATTTTATGGTTAGATGTACCTTTTTCTATTGCGTCAAGAGCTTCGCATATTGTTTGTTTTGTATTTTTCTGTCTTACCCCTACAACACCAAGTTTTTTGGCTACATCAAGTAAAACTGGTTTTGTTAACCTATCGCATTTACGACCTCCTATTTTCATTGTACCATTTTTATCATAAGAAATGGATACGTTTTTCTTTTTCGTTACTCCTCTTTTCTTTGGTACTTTAAAACAGCAATCTGAACCCTGTGGATTTTTGCGTATTTCGTAACCTTCTTTACACGGTGGTCGACGTGGTTTTGGGCATGTTGATGCTTTTACACGTTTTGCAACGGGAAGTTTTGGTGCATTTACATTGCGATTAACTAATCCCATTGTGTATCCCATTGTATGAAGTTGTTTTACCATTTCAACACCCAATGTGTAGGTGTTTTCGAGATCGGTTGGATCTTTTTCACCTTGTAATTGTACTATTCCCGAACCGAGTGCCCCTGATTTAGACGATAATACAAACTTGTGTCCTTTATATGTAATGTATAAAAATGGTGATAACTCACCTTCATAAGATATATATTCAGCTTTTAAGGGGTTTTCACTGGCAATTCTTTGTAATTGAAAATTAACATTTGTATTGAAGAACCCAGCTATATTATTATACTCGATATCGTTATACAAAAATACATTTTTTTCGGTATACGCATCGATTATATATTTACGCAAAGCTTCTGGTTGTCGTTTAAGATTTTTAGACCCCAAAAACCCACCTGAAAATCTAATTTTACCGTTTGCATAAATGACAAACGTAAAATTTTTGCGTTCTAATCCATTCATCATATATCCACTCAGTTGAACAGAAAAAAAGTTTTTCGATAAATCACCTTTTAAGCCAAAATTACTCGTATGTATAGCACCTGTTTGAAATCTTCCGAAATATCCTTTAATTTCATTAAGATCGATTGTCAACCCTGGTGCTATTTGTGAATGACCTTTTGGTTTTTGTTTTAAAATGTACTGTAAATTTACGCGCTTTTCTTTTTCTTCGTAATTTTTATTTACGAGGACATTATACATACCAGGATTAAATTTACCCAATTTGAGACCACTTGTATTTGGTTCGGATCGTTGAATGTTTACATTTGAATTTTTGACAAATTGTCTGGGATCCATTTCTTAAAGTACTCTGATATTTTAAATATCATTACTGAATGCCATTTCTTCATTGACTATATCAACACCAAAAATAAAAGCTTGCTTTGGGTACACGCGTCCTCTATATGTAAGTGTTTCTTCACGAACCTCAATATCTCTCTGACTGAACGGACCAACGTAAAAGTCCTGTGTAAATCGCGGTTTACCAAGATTATTTGCTGTACAGTGTGAGTTGAACAATGCAACAAATTCTTTTTGGGGACAGTAAAGTTCCCGTCCATACTTTACACCTGTTGACTGAAGAAAGTTTTCGAGTGTACTCGCTATAGTTGCAACTTGTCTCTGAACTGTTTTGAAGTATTCTGGAACAACGTTCCAAATATCTTTATCCGCGTATTTCTGTGCGTATTCCAAATAAGCGCGAACACATTTTTGTAATATAATTGGTAATTCTTCGTCGAGTTTTGTCTCGAGCATCGGATCTGCATCTTTGACTTGTTTACCAAAGTTCCATGTAAGAATACGACGCAATACACTTCCCGAATTATCTTTCCAATTTGGAACTTCGTTACCACCAAGCACACCCGGTGTTTTCCATTCAAATGACTTTGCCTTTTCGTGTTTTACAGCAATTGAAACGTCTTCACCAGAAACAATCGATTGAAACTCGGCTTGTTCGAGTTGTAAATCTCCCTTTACTTCGGGTGCAATAAACATAAACGCATTATAAATGGATGATAATCCAAATTTCTTTTCGACGTTATTTGAAAGTGTGCGTACATCATCGGCATTATAAAATTTACGAAACACTTTTGTAATAAGCGTCGATTTACCTGATCGCGCAATACCTTTTAGAAATGGTATAACCTGCCAAGCATCCATATCGTTTACGTCAAAACATAACCGACCACCCATAACATACATCCATTTACACACATCTTCACTGAATTTTTGGTAATCAAGTACTGACTGGAAAAGGGGTGTTGGTATTTCATACCAATCGTCCAAATGGTTATAATCCGTAAAATCTTTATCGAAATACTTGCAACTTATAACAGTCTGATCCAGATTTTTGAATTCACGAGACTCGTACGTGTAAAATGCAGATTCGTAAAGACCTGTTTTTGCAGACCATTCCTTACCTATAAAAATACCATTTTTAAACGACCAAACGTGACGATTTTTAATGATTTCTGGAAATTGCATATCTTTACAATTAGTTAAGTGACGAATAACATCATTATATGCAGAACCTCTACTTGATAATGCTTTCCAGAGTTCATATCTTGTTTCTTTTTGTGCCACACCATAAACGTATTCTTGGATAGTTTCAACCTGTTTCCACGCTCTTGTATCCTGATTAGATTCAGTTTTGATCTGTGTAGAACAGTATCCCTTGTACCTTTTGATATTATTTTCGTATAGGTTTTGTAAACACGCGAGAATAGCCTGTTGATACGGTGCTAACTCTTCAACTTTATCCAATGTCGAACATCTAAAAATAGATGGATCAGACTCAGGGTTTATGGGGACGTACGTTGGGTTATTGATTCGTTCGTGAATACGTGCAGCACGAAAAATAATTTGCCACGCGTCATCAACTTGATCTATCAAACGGTTAATTCGCATAGATATTTTCATATCTTCGTCGTCTTCGAGATCCAATAGTTTCAAGACTTCTGCGCGGTGGTAAAGTTGTCCTAATTGCATTTTTAGGCGTTTGTGGTTTCCAGAAACGAGTTCAACATCAAAGCGCGCAGGAAGTCCAGTTTCTGGGTCGAGGTCCTGAGGGTTTATGAAATTTTTGTATCCGAGTTGGAACGAAATCATACTATTGTTTGTGGTATTGATGTCCCACATATCTTCCAATTGGGATAGAAGGTGCATAAATTCTTCAGGGTTAAGGGATTGAATTTGGTTCGTCCACATTATAGCATTCGATTCTCGTGGGTTAGCGTCAGAATTAATATAATGTGTTTCGTCCATTTTCTTCTAATACATGGATTTATTTTTCTAAGCTAATTTTTTGCATTTGAGCCAGCATTTTAATAAGAATTTTATTTTGGACTTCTATATTTCTCGAAATATTTACCAGAGCAGAGCACACAGTATCACCATCTTCGGTCGCGAGTATAGAACTTAAGAGATTACCCATACCCATATCCATCATGTACCCATCCTCATCTTCAAGCATTTCCAAATCGATGTCTTCGTCATCTTCATTATCCGTAAGTTCAAGTTCATCGACTATAGATTCCTGTTCTTCCTCTTCTTCGTGTACTTCTTCTGATTCGTCGGTATTTTCAAGAAGGGTTTCTTCTTGGTCAGTCATTTCTATATACCAGGAAAAATAGTACTGAGTTTTTTCGCGGGTCTCATCTGAAAAAAAAAATCTTGGTATATAGTACAAAAACAAACACTATGGCCGGAGGTCTCATGCAACTCGTCGCTTATGGCGCCCAAGATGTCTACTTGACTGGTAACCCAAAAGTCACTTTCTTCCAGGCGGTTTACAAACGCCACACCAACTTTGCGATGGAAAACATCGAACAAACTGTTAACGGTACCGCCGCTTCCGGTGGTCGCGTTTCCGTCACGATCGCCAGAAACGGTGATTTGATCGGTGACATGTACGTTGAATTGGCGGCGACCGCCACCGTCACCGCGTCGGGCTTGGATGCGTGGGCCGCGGAACGTTCGATCAAGGACGTTGAATTGTCCATCGGTGGTCAAAGAATCGACAAGCACTACCAAAAGTGGTGGAGATTGTACGCTGAATTGTACTTGGACGAATCCAAGAAGCTCAGCTACGGTAAAATGACATCGGCGTCCAAGGCGGGCACTGTCTTCTTGCCATTGATCTTCTTCTTCAACAGAAACCCAGGATTGGCCTTGCCATTGATTGCCTTGCAATACCACGAAGTCCGATTGGACTTTGACTTGGCGTCCGATTTTTCTGACAACTTTACCTCCTTCAAGGTTTGGGGTAACTACATCTACCTCGACACTGAAGAGCGCAGACGATTCGCGCAAAAGGGTCACGAATACTTGATTGAACAAGTCCAACACACTGGTTCGGACACTTTGGGCGCACAGGATGCGGCCAAGCAAATCAGATTGTCCTACAACCACCCAGTCAAGGAATTGGTTTGGTGCACTGACATCGGTTCCAACTTGTGGAACTTCACTAGCACCCCAGTTACTATCAGTTCCAACGTTGCCACTGTTGCGTCCGCGAACTGCTTTGTCTCGCCATCCGCGATCGGTGCACCATTGTTGGCTGCCTCCGAAGGTGCGGCTCAGTGGGATGAAAACTTCGTTGGTCCATTGACTTCCTTCAAGTTGATCTTGAACGGTCAAGACAGATTCAAGGAACAAAGTGGTAAGTACTTCAACCAAGTCCAATCGTTCAACCACCACTCCGGTTCCCCAATGCCAGGTATCTACTCGTACTCCTTTGCGCTTAAGCCAGAAGAGCACCAACCAACGGGTACCTGCAACTTCTCCAGAATCGACAACGCGCAAGTTTCGGTTACCTGCAACAGAGCGGAAAGTTCCCTTCACATGTTCGCGACCAACTACAACGTTCTCAGAATTCAATCTGGTATGGGCGGTCTTGCATTCTCCAACTAAGTTAGTTATCTAGTCTAGTAAAAAATAAATAAAAATTAGATTTTAAAATTTAGACCAAATTTTAAAATCTAATTTATAGTATAAAAAAACAACATGGGGTTTGGTTCATTAGCAAAAATGGCTGCAAAAGGTGTAGCTAAAAAAGCAAAATCCGAACTGAAAGATTCTAGAAAACAATTAGTTTCTATAGCAAAAAATAGAGGTCAACAGGCTATAAATGGAATGAAACAAAATGCAATTACGTATGGAACTGTTAAATTAAATCAAGCACAGGCGCGTGTTTCTAATAGAATGGGTGCTATAAAAACAGGTTTGGTACAAAACGGGCAACCTATTATGCAAGGTCCAAACGGTGGTAACTTCAGACTTGGTCCAAATGGACAAAGATTACCCGTATTATAATTTAACTCCCAAAACTCGGCGTAGTTTTTGCATGATTTTAGGATCCGGAATAGCTTTACCCGATTCGTATGAAGAGATGATATCTGTTGATACGTTTATGAGACCCGCGAGATCTTTTTGTGTATACTGTTTTGCGACGCGTGCTTTTTGAATTGTTAATGCTGTTTCTTTACTGACTTTTTTGTGTGTACCTAACTCGGTTTCATCGAGTTTTTGTTCTTTTGTTTTACCCGAATACTGACTTCGTTTAGGTAATTTTATTTCCTGACCCATGAACTTAACATACTTTTCCTTTTCCTTTTCCTTATTAACTTTACCGCGAATAATAATGGGATCCCAGTCTTGGTAATGGTTCATTTTAATTCAAAAAGACTTAAAATTTTAAGTAGTGATACAAATATAATGGAGACTATTTACGAAATACTAATAGCATTTTCCGCATTTGGTGTTTTGTATATGAATTTTGATAGAATTATGTATTGGTGTATTTCAAAATCAGACGACGAAACATAAAGATTTTATCGTATATACTAATAATGATAGAAGTCTACACAGACGGAAGCTGTCTCGGTAACCCGGGACCTGGTGGTTGGGCCTATCTTATAGAAAACGTGATAGGTCGGGGAGGTTCCAAGATAACCACAAACAATATAATGGAAATGACTGCGGTTATAAAAGCACTCGAGAAGTGTATTGAGATGGGATACGATACTGTAACTATATATACCGATAGTAACTATGTAAAATTGGGGTTACTCGAATGGTCTAAGAATTGGGAACGGAATGGGTGGAAAACAAGTAAAGGTGAAGATGTTAAGAATAAGGATTTATGGGTACACATGTTATACCTGTTGCGTAAAATTGAAAACGTTGAAATGAAATGGGTCAAGGCACACAACGGAAACGAGAAGAACGAACGTGTCGATACATTGGCGCGCGAGTACGCATACTTATTTTCTAAGAAAGAGTAATGAGTACACCAGAACAACACCATTGGTGTCCAAACCAGGAACAACTTCTTAAACGTTGGGCCGAAAAGGCTGCTGGGTACCGGTGGTTACATAATCACGCCCGCGTTTTATATAAACGTCAACACGATTGGTTATCGTACCCGTCTATAATTATATCGAGCATTACGGGTGTTGGCGGCTTTGCGGTTTTGAGTCCCGATACGAATAGTATGTCTGATGACCAAAAACAAAAGATTATTATTTTTCAATACTTTTTTGCGTTCATGAACGTTATTGCGGGTATACTTACATCTATATCTAAGTTTAATAACTCGGCACGACTCATGGAAATGCACTCGGCTATGTCCGTACAATACTCGAAACTGTATAGGAACATAGATATGGAATTATCTTTGGAAACGCAACACCGCGAGGACGTTTTGGAATTCGTGAACAAAACCCGTGTCGAGTACGATCGATTACTCGACGAGGCACCCGATATACCTTCCGAGAGTATTAATGAGTTTAACGAAACGTTCCCTGATAAAGAAAACAAACCCGACGTGTGTAACGGTTTGAGTGTTATTAATTGTGAAGAAGATACGACTAGTCACAAAAACATGGTGCTCAGAAACTGGTTACTCAAAAAGCGACCGGGAACACCGACAACACCGAGACCTTCGGTCGAATTGAAATCGTATAATTCGGAAGAACAAGTTTAAAATATTATATAATTGTAAAGTAATATGGGTATAATATACATGTTAACATCACCAGATAATAAGAAGTATATAGGACAAACTATACAGGGGTTTACGAAGAGGATGTACGGACATAAACATGGAAAATCATATTGCAGAGTATTAAGAAATGCGATCAATCATTTTGGTTTTGATACTTTTAAAAAGGAGATAATTTGGGAAGGTGATAACTGTAGTCTTTGTGATATGGAAAAATATTATATCAATGAATACGATACATTATATCCAAATGGTTACAACCTATCTTCTGGAGGTGGGAGAGGAGAACATAGATGTAAAGATACTATACAGTTAATGGTGAATAATCAGAGAGAAATGGCTAAACAAAGAAACAAAGGGCTTCTTGGATTTATAATAGAAAATCGTTCAAAAAAAGATGGACATATAACTTCTTGGAGTTTTGGAACATATAAACTTAGATGGGGTGGATTTAAAACAAAAGAAGATGTGTTAAATTTTCAGAAAAAATATACAGAAAATCCAGATAATATTAAGAAAACATATTTACAAAAAAGATCAAAAAATGGTAGTGGGTGTGTGTATTATAGACAAGATAGAAAAAAGTGGTGTTTGTCTAAAAATAATAAATATATGGGTTCGTATGAAACAAAAGAAGAAGCCGAAAAGGCAAGAATTCTATTACTATAAACCAATTTTTACATATGGGACACATATGTAAAAAGTGATATTCCCGCCGGGTATCGATCCCGGGATATAGTCTTAACTCCGAACTTATGAACTAAATCATAACTTGACATACTTTAAAAAGTATAAGGACTATGTGATGACCATTTCACTACGGGAACCTATATAGTATACACACTTATTCTTTAAGTTACACACGCTTAAAAAATACATCCATATATACTATATGAAGTGCTGGTCTTGTGCACACACCCCAGAGTATAAACGCGATCAAATTCGGCGGAACGTTCTCGAAGGTACGTACTCTAAGAAACCAAACCTTGGGTTTAAATGTCGCGATAATGCGCGTCTTCGGTTACGGTTTAAGGAGGCTATAGAGTACGCTCACGATACGTGTTCGGAAAAATCGACGGACGCGTGTTTCAACGCATGGGACGAGGTTGACGAACTCGAAGACTCGATGATGCGGTACGGTATAAATTTGTATGACGATAGTAACATGCGGTACGGATCACTTCTTCGACGCGCGTTTAAGGTTCGTTGGAACATACGTAACGTCGAGGACCATCACGTCATACCAGCACAGTTCAAAAGCCACCCGGTCGTTGAAAAGGTAAACTACGATATTCACGCGAGCGAAAACATAATCATGATGCCTCGCGAGATCGGTAATTTACGAACGAACAGACACACGCACAGAGGCGGACACAAAGCGTATAATAGGTACGTGGGCGAAGTACTCGATTCCATGGAAACTATGGAATTACCCGAACCAGAATTTAGAAAGTTTGTTGACTTTTTAAAAATTGGGTGTCGTTATCGTCCTCAAGATATACCTTGGAACTAGTGTAAATTACCATCCATACTCGAGAACATCTGTAGTTGCCGTGGGGTACCGTTTCGAGAAAAACTCGCGGTTCCCCCAATTACTGTGTCCAATGGTACTGTTATGGGTACGATCAATGTGTAAACAGTGTCTGAGATCCTTATAGTAAACACGCGCACCACGCGCGATTATATCTTCGTGTTTCATGTCGACGTGATTATCTATGGGAAAAAAGTGTTTATAATACTTTTTCATGTTATCGACGTGTATGAGGTAACACTTGGTACTCGAAATCCACTTAACGCGTTCGAGTCCGCTCTTTTCAGCACTTTCCTTATCCGGGTATCGCGATAAACAGTGGAAGAAACACATTTCGAAATCGTCACCCTTTTTGTTTATAACGTCCTGAATTTCCCGGTAAACGCGTGTATCTTTTATGACGACGTTATCTTCGAAAATAACCGCATACTTGAGGTTTTGGTCGAAACACCTTCGGTAAAACTCCATGTGACCCATGTAACACCCAATAGCACCTAAATTGAAATAGGTAATATCCGGTCGCGTTTTGTTCGCGTTATAGTGAAGTTTTAACGCCTCGCGGTAATAGTTCGGTTCGATGATTTTTTGGTACTTTTTGGCATTTTCGAGTTTCCTGGTATCCGTACCGTATATGATTTCTAG